ACCCCGACCCGGCGCCGTAACCCAGGAACTGGGCGTTATTGAGCGTCGGGTTGACGTACGCGGTTATCACGCCGGCACTGCAGGCCGTACCGGTCCCGCACTCCAGGACTCCGGACTGGGAACTGGACCCGAGCGGCAGGTCGGCCGATACGATCGCCCTCGGTGCCAGAGCCCCGGAGGTACCGTTCGGAGTGGCGAGGAACTGGTTGGAGGGGAGCGAGGCACCAGCGATCGTCAAGGTTCCACCAAGTGCAACCGACGAGGGTGCGACGAGCCAAGACGGGACCGATACCCCGATCGTCGAGTTGGCCAGGTTCGAGTTGGGCAGGCCCGAGATCCACGAGTTGGCGATGGTACCGCCCGCCGTGGACTCGACGATCGCATTACCGGAGCCGCCGGCCTGGCTCACCGGAAGCCCGGTACCGAGGAGCGATCCGGTCGTCCCAACCCACTGCGGGACGAACAGGTTGGAGGAGAAGCCTGGTCCCGACACGTTGCCACTTCCCCCGCCACCTCCGCCGGCTGGTATCCCGGTCACTAGATTGTTACCGGCGTCGAGGCCGAGGTACCGCGTGGGCGTTCCCGGCAGTGTGGAGCCGATGAGACCGAACGTCAAGAGATTGGCGCACGAGAGGTACTGCGACGTCAGGGCTGACCCGCTCGGGACGACCGGGATGAGGACGTCCGTCGCGCAGGGGAGACTGACGGACTTGTACCCGGCGACGCTGAGTTGCTGGGAGACTGGATCAGAGTGGGCCATGGGGATCCACCCGAGCGCGAGGACAGCCGCGGCGATCGAGAGTCGCAACAACCTGTTCATTTGGGTAGGAAGTCCTACAGCTTCTCGAGCTCGGCGGGATGCACAAACTCGACTATCACGTCGCGATTGAACACGCTCATCAACACCGAGACGCGCATCAGCTTGTCCATTCCCACGACAGTGCCAGTCATGTCGTAGAATGGATTAGTCCGACCGCGCACTCGCACCAAGGTGCCGGCGGGGAGCGGATCCTCGGCGGTCCTGGACCAGGCTAGGATCTCATCGACCTTCTCGTCGCGTACGAAGAGTGGCTTCGGATTTAATCGATTCCGATCGGTCAGCAATCGAACGACACCGGGCGTGCTGTTAATACTATGCCACGGCTGTTCCGGTTCGATACTCACGAATATGTAGCACGGGAACAGTGGGGTCTCAACCGTCTGCGTCAGATTGGACTTACTGGGACGCTCGAAGAGCGGACAGAAAGATTCGTAATCTTGACGTTTGAGGTTCTCAACGGCCTTGCGCTCGCAGGTACCATAAGTCAATACGACCGACCAACCCATCTGGTAGCTACCGCTTTCCCATGTGGCTCAAAACCCTGGGATCCCCGCAGAACGCTACCGGGCAGTATAAAGCAGAGGCTCCACTCCTGCAAGAGGCATTTTTTTTTTCCAGGTTGATGCATTTTTCGCTTGCAGTTTTCTGCAAACCTGCTAAATTCGTAGCGTTGAAGAGGAAGATGAAATGGACATAGATCTCTGGAACTCGACGATCCGATTCAGCCCAAAGCAGGTCGAGACCCTTCAAACCTACATCCTGGAGCACCTGGCAAAGTGCCCGGACGGGAGCCAGTCTGTCTCATACCTAGTAAGCTGCATCAGGATGGACACGAGGCTGCGCTTTCCGACCATGATGGTCGACGCCGAATCCTGCTTCGAAGCCCTCGGATTCACACTCAAGCGGGTTTACTCGAAGAAGCATCCGAGTTGCATCCGCCGCACCGACGTGACGCTATAAAAGGGGGTTTGAGATGTTCGACAACGCAGCAGACGTCAAGACCTACACTCTGGCCGGGCACGCGACCCTGACACTCACGAGCCAGCGCACCGGCGCGCGGTACACCTACAAGGTCAGCCGAGCCAAGGACGGACCGCGAGAGCAGTACAAGGATCTGTGGTTCGTCGGGCTCCTGACCGGCCCGGACAACGAATCGGACTACAGCTACGTGGGAGTGATCAACGGGACGTTCAAACTCACCGGCAAGTCCCGCTACAAGGAAGACTCGGTGCCGGTCCGGGCGTTCCGCTACTTCTGGCAGCACGTCGACGCGGGGCGAATGCCCCCCGAGGTCGAGGTCAGGCACGCCGGCACCTGCGGGCGGTGCGGTCGCAAGCTGACCGTCGACGAGTCGATCGACCGGGGCTTCGGCCCCGAGTGCATCGGCAAGATGGGAATATGAAAATGTCCGACAAGGTAGGGACACACTGGGACAGGAGAATCCAAATGAACTTCAATGGTGACCTGAACGCAGAGGACGCACTGCGACTCCTGAAGACCCTCCGCCTCGCCAGGAAGAACCTCGGCGAGAACGAGCACGTCCTAGTCACCGGAGTCGTAGTCGCCGACGTGCGCGTGGAGCTGACGCTCGGCGATTTCATCGACAAGGTTCTACATCCATACGAGGAGCACGAGTGATGGCCGACCTACCATACCTCATCTGGTCCAACTACCACCAGGCGTGGTTCCGCCCCAAGGCAGCAGGCTACACCGATCGCATATCTACGGCCGGCATCTTCACCGATCGGAAGGTGGACCCCGAGCGGGAGCGCAAGATCTACCAGGGACAGGCCTACCCGGAGATCCTGCGGCGGCGCGGTGAGCTAATCAGGGAACTCGGGAACCTCACCTCGATGGAGGAGGCCCTGTTCGGCGGTACCGAAGCAATACGGATCGCCAGGGTATCAGACCGGAGCATCGACGATCTAGAGCTGTCGGTACGATCCATCAACTGCCTGCGCATTGCCGGCATCACCACGATTGGAGACCTCGCGTCCAAGTCGAGGGAGGAGCTGCTCTCACTGAGGCACTTCGGCCGGCGCTCGCTCCGCGAGGTCGTCGAGGTCCTCGACAATGTAGGTCTCGAACTGCGGAGGGTGCCGTGACCTGGCTCGGCGCGCTCGCGCCGTGGGCAATCCTGCTCGCGGCGATCCTCTGCTGGGCAGTCAGCTAAGTAGATTTTTGCGATTTTCTGCAAAAAGGGCTTGCGAACGCCTGCTCAGAAGCGCATATTGTAAAGCGAGATAACAGGAGGTTCCAATGATCCAAATTGACAGCATCGGCCCCACCAAAATCTTCATCGGCGCAACCAGGCGCAACCGACGACCATATGCAGTCCAATATCGTGCGAGCTTCTGGTATTTCCGATCGTTAGACGACGCACGTACCTTTGCTCAAAAATTCGCCTAGAGGGAGAGGACCATGAGCCAGATCAACCACATCGCGATAACCAAGGAGGGCGAGCGCTGGCTCGCTCGATTCAAGTGGTCCCACGAGACCAAGGAGGTCGTGAAGAAGGCCGGCTGGTTCTTCTCACCAACCGAGAAACTGTGGTACACGCGGGATCCAGTCGCCGCCGCTCGGCTGGACCCCAGCGCCATGCAGCAGGCTCAGGAGCAGGTGGCGAGGGTCAACGCGAGCATCGAAGCCAGCAGGGCGACGAGCGCAGCCATCCGGGTGCCGGCGCCCGAGGGGCTTGCGTACAAACCATTCCAGCTCGCCGGGATCGAGTGGATCGTCGATCACAACGACGCCTTGCTCGGAGACGAGATGGGATTAGGAAAAACAATAGAGGTCGGCGGATTAATCAACGCCGATCGGACGATCCGTCGCGTTCTGGTCATCTGCCCCGCATCGCTCAAGATCAACTGGGCACGCGAGCTGACGAAGTGGCTCGTCGTCCCGATGACGATCGGTATCGTCGAGGGCGACCAGTTCCCAGATGATGACATCGTCATCATCAACTACGACATCCTCCACCGACATCGCGAGGCGATCGATCAAGTCAATTGGGACCTGCTAGCGGTCGACGAGTGCCACCTCGCCAAGGGTGAGCCGGCGGTGGTCCGGCGCGTCCGGGCACTATACGGCGGCCGGCGCAAGCCAACCAAGGCTGAGGTGGAGCGGGGCATCCGCCCACCGATGGAGACCCCCGTCAAGGCACGGCGCCGAGTGTACATGACCGGCACTCCGATCGTCAACCGACCAAAGGAACTGTGGACGCTGGTTCACGAGGTCGACCCGGGCGATCTGGGGAAGTCGTTCTTCAAATTCGCCATGCGCTACTGCGGCGCGACGCACAACGGCTACGGCTGGGACTTCTCGGGTGCCTCCAACCTGGAGGAGCTGCAGACCAAGTTGCGCTCCAAGTTCATGATCCGGCGCCTGAAGGCCGACGTCCTGACCGAGCTGCCGCCCAAGCAACGCCAGATCATCGTCATTCCGACCAACGGGGCCTCGAGCACAGTCCAGCGCGAGTGGTCCGCCTTCCAGCGTCACAAGCAGATGATCGATCGGGCCGAGGAGGCCGCCAAGGAGGCGAAGAGGGTCGGCGACCGAGAGGCCTACGTCGCGGCGATGCGCGAGCTGCACGGACACCTGAAGGTGGGCTTCGCGGAGATAGCAGCCCTCAGGCACGCCACCGCCGTTGCCAAGATACCGCACGTCATCAGCCACGTGACGGAGTGCCTAGAAAACGTCGACAAGGTGGTCGTCTTCATCTATCATCACGACGTGGCCCACGCGCTGCGCGAAGCGTTCCCGACCGCAGCCGTGGTCACCGGCGAGACCCCGGCGGCGGCGAGGACGGACGAGGTCGACCGGTTCCAGCACGACCCGTTCTGCCGTCTATTCATCGGGTCGATCCGAGCGGCGGGTGTGGGATTGACACTGACGGCATCACAGCTCGCGATCTTCGCCGAGGAGGACCTGGTCCCGGGCAACATGAGCCAGTGCGAGGACCGACTCCACCGGATTGGTCAGGTCGGCAGTGTCCTAGTCCAGCACTTGGTGTTCGTCAACAGCGTAGACTCCTGGATGGCCAACATGACCATCGACAAGCAGGAGACGATCACGACGGCAATGGACGCGAGGACGCCGACGATCGAGGCACCACAACCCGATCCGCTACTAGCAGCGATCGACGCGACGTCGGAGGCGCTTCGGGCGCTGGAGGAGAGGAGGAAGGAGGTCGTCGAGCAGATCAACGATCTAGTCGAGGACGAGGTACCATTCTAATGAACAACTCGCCCGCACATCTGATCGTCTACAAGGGGGACGGAAAGCACGGCTGCCGCGACTGCAACTACATCACTCCGTACAGGAAGTGGAAGACCAAGAAGCAAGACGTCGCGAGGCACTGGAACTACATGCACTATGACGAACATCATCTTTCAGATGAGGAAGAGGAGACGGAATGAACCAACTGCGCGAAGTCTTCATCACCGCGCTGTACGTCTTCATAGCCTTGGGACTGGCAGTTACGGTGGAATTGACACTGAAGGCACTAGGCGCTAACTGATTCCCACTCGATAACGTCCTCCGAGGTACTAGAGGACGAAAACTCTAATCGACCCACACGCCTCCCGGCCTCCTCGGATCCAGCCGGGACTGATACTCGGCCTCGGCATCGGGGCTCATCTCAAAGTCGGTGTTCTCCAACAACCAAGTCACGTAACTGTACTCGACGTCGAGGATGTCAGCGATCTTCATCCCCTTGTGCTTGCCGAACGGGATCTCATCCTCCAGACCGAACACGCGGTGGTGCTCGTTTAGGTAGACCTTCGGTCGGTCGGCGTCGCGAGCCAATCGTGCCGCGCGCAGGCGAGCGATCTTGGGGTCCAGCGGTGGGGGCGAGATCAAGCGAGTCGGGCCCCAATTCTTCCCGCGAGACATGCGACCCACTCGGTGGGACATACTAGACCCCCTCAATCAGCCCAGCGCTGGAAGATGCGTGCCATCCAGCTTGACAAAAGGCTTGGGAGCTACCCATATGGCGGCCCCTGCTCTCATCGGGCTGGACGAGCCTTGTAGACGATTTCCATCTAGCCACTGCACCCCTCGTCGTACGAGCAGTTCGAGCACGAGCGGCAGGTCCCGCTCCGTCGCAGTAGCGAGCCGCACCGAGGGCACGGATCCCCGGTCGGTTGCCAGACCTTAGCCTCGGAATAGGCCACCAGTAGATCATCGGGACGAACTGCCTGCCACTCCCGGTCCGCCATCTCGGACGCCTCAGCTATGCGCTCGATGGACTCCTCGATCGAAGCTGGTGCGTTGGCCAGATCGTCGCGGGCCAGATAGGATATCCCCAGTTCGCGCCCGATGTAGTCGGCGATCGAGCTGGCGAACCTGATGCGATCATGGCCCTCGACGTAGCCGGCCGGTTCGAACTTGAGCCCGACGAGCTGGTCCACATACTCGGACACTGGGACGCCGCGCTGGAGCCCCACCGATATCGAGATGGCGAGGCAGTTGGCCAGGGCGCGGAGCGTACTTCCCTCGCCCGCTATCTCCAGGAATACCTCGCCGGGACGGCCGTCGGGATACTCGGATACGCGCAGGAACACGCTCTGCCTGTCCTGTCCTATCTTGATCTTCTGGGTCCAGCCGTGCTCGCGTCTCCACGGGAGGTACTCGCGGGCGCCGCGGTGCAGGGAGTGCCCCGACACTCCGTCGCTCGGGGCCACACGCTCGGGGGAGGGACCGGCAATCCTGCCCCCAGGCGGGTCCGGTCTTGCCCCCGCCTGTTTCTCCTCACGCTCTTCTTCGAATTCATCCGGATCCAAATCCGCAAGTACGTCTAATTCCGGTCGAATCGCTTGCAATACATTGCCAGCACTGAGCGGCTGGGACAGCTTGCTGCCGTCCCGGTAGATCGAGATCGTCTTGACGCCCAGGCTCGCGGCGAGGCGGAACACCCGATCTACATCGTCGATGGTCGCGTCGCGGGGCAGGTTGACCGTCTTACTCGCCGCGCCGGATAGGAAGGGCTGCACCGTGGCGACCATCCTGACGTGGTCATCCGCGCTGATGTCGCCGGCGCAGGCGAAGACCGACATATGAGGTTTAGAAACACCGAACGGCGGACCCCAACCCAGTCCCTTCTCGATATTATCCACAATAACTTTGCTTATCCCGTCGGTATAGCCAAGCCTGCCGAGTGCCTCGGGTACCGCCTGGTTGACGATCCGCATAGAACCGCCACCAGCCAGCTTCTTCTCCTTGACCAGCGCGAAGTCCGGCTCGACCCCGGTGGTGTCGCAGTCCATCACGAACGAGATGGTGCCGGTCGGTGCGAGGTTGGTCACCTGGGCGTTGCGGAAGGACGGGGCATGAATCACACTAACCCAGGCCGACATGCACCTATCCCGGATATTCTGAGTACCGTCGGATCGGAGACCATTCGCGTGCTTGCACAGCACCCGCCTCATGCACTCCTCGTTCGCCTCCCACCGCGGGAATGTACCAACCTCCTGAGCCATCTCTGCGCTGGTCCGGTAGGCGACGCCCGTCATCAGAGCGGTCAGACCCGCGGCCAGGGCGCGGCCCTCGTCGGAGGCGTAGGGAATGGCCAACCGCATCAGCAGGCCACCGAGGTCGGCATAGCCGAGCCCCAATGTGCGGTACAAGTGGGAGTTGCGGGCGATGGCCTCGGATGGGAACGACGCCATGTGGACCGAGATCTCCAACACGACGGTCCACAAGCGGACGACGTGCTCGAACTTTGTCAGGGCGTCGTCATCGAGAGGCAGGAACCTCGTCAGGCGGAGGGAGGCTAGATTACACGCGGTGTCGTCGAGGAAGAGATATTCCGCGCATGGGTTGCTCGCATTGATGCGACCGTCGGTGGGACACGTATGCCACTCGTTGATCGTATCATCGAACTGGACGCCCGGGTCCCCGCTAGCCCACGCGGCGTGGCACAGTCGAAGCCACAGGTCGCGAGCCATAATACTCCTTACTACGTCTCCTGTAGTACGAGCCGTAAGCCAATGACTCTCATCTGCATCGACACGTCGGAGGAACTCATTCGAAACGCGCACCGAGTTGTTAGAGTTCTGACCCGATACGGTCTCGATGGCCTCACCCTCGAACGAGTTCGCCTCATAAACGGGCCAGTTATCCTCGCCAACCCTCGCTCGTTCGATCAGCGACTGGGGTATGCAACCAAATTCATCACCCAGTACATCATCGTATCTAGGAACACGCCGAGCTTGTAACCTCGGCACGCCTACCAGCCGATCGTGAATGACTCGACTCCCGACTGCGATGCACGCGGCCTTGTACTCCTCGGAAGCCTTCCAATCTATGAAGTCCTCGATCTCGGGGTGGTCCGCATCGAGCACGACCATCTTGGCGGCGCGTCGGGTCGTGCCACCGCTCTTGATCGAGCCAGCTGAGCGGTCGCCGACGCGCAGGAACGACATCAGACCGCTGCTGACTCCACCTCCCGACAGCAGCTCACCCTTCCCCCTGATCTTGCTGAAGTTAGACCCAGTGCCGGAGCCGTGCTTGAACAGCCGCGCCTCTCTCGTCCACAGATCCATCATGCCTCCCGGGTTGACCAGGTCGTCCTCGACGGTCTGGATGAAGCAGGCGTGGGGCTGGGGACGCTCGTAGCTATTGTGGATTCGGCGCACGGGAAAGTGACCAAGACGGGCGTCAACGTCGTCGACGTACCACTGACCGGAGTCCGGCCCCTCGATGCCGTAGGCCCAGTGCAAGCCGGTGTTGAACCACTGCGGTGAGTTGGGAGCCGCGTACTGAAAGGCCAGGCTAGCGTAGACCTCGTCGTAGAAGACGCGGGCGTCCTCCTCGACCGTGATCATCCCCTCGCGCCAGCCCCAGTAGGTCCAGCACCCGGCCATGCGGTGGAACACCTGTCTCGCCGAGGTCTCCGGACCAGTCATCGCAGCCGACGCGCGAAGCGGAGTGGACGCCCAGAGCCAGTCTGGCATCCCATTCTCCCGATGCCTGGCCATCGCCTCGCCGTCTGCCGGCACGCCAGCCTTGCGGAAGTATTTCTGGGCTAGGATGTTCGCCGCGTTCTGCGACCACTGCTCGGGCACCTCGACACCGCGCTGTTCGAAAATCACACTCCCGTCGGTAGCGGCGATCACGGTGTCGACGGTCTTCCACCTGATCCACGCTGTAACGCCGAAGTCGAACGGCTGGTCGGCAGTCAACACCCGAGTGAACTTCATATGTTTCTACTCCCCTTCAAGATGTTCCGGTCTCGAGGCGCGCGACGTTGTCCTGATAGCGAGACTCGTACTGATCCCTAGTCTCCGGATTGAGATGCTGGGCATCCACGCTGTCGCTGTAGAACTTCCAGGCGGTCTCCCGGATGTCCTTATCCGGGTGCTCGAATCCGATCACCTCCATGGCCAGCATCACGTGGTGAGCCGTGTGGAGGGGCAGCCTCTCGTACTCCCGATCGATGTGCTCGAACAGCGGGAGCGTCGTCAAGTTGCTGTGCATGAACCCCGTCATGGGGTCGGCATTGTTCAGGACCTTAGTCCTGATCCAGGTCGTGATGGCCTTTATCTTCAGGGTAGTCAGGCTATCCGGGGATCTTATCGCCCCGAGCATCACCGTCTGCTTCTTCCACGACAGGTCGTGTGTCCAGTCCTGCAGAACTGAGGCCATCTCTTCCCTCGTACAGATTCGCTAGGATCTTACCAGCGTGGGCGCGGCGTCCCGGATCGTTGTAGAGCAGGTTGCGTCCGCTGGGGTGAGGCAGCAAGTAGAAGGTCGCATCATCCTCCTCGTCGCACACCCAAGAATAATGGGGGTCGATGCCGAACGCCTTGGCAACCTCCTGGCCGAGCAGGATCACGTGGCGGCCAGCGAGAGACGGCCTGAGCTCCTCAGCGCGGGATCGAGCGGCCGTCGCGTCCCACGGACCGGAGACCAGATTAACGCGCTCGAAGCGACGGACGTAGTCGCGCATTGTAACGGTAGGAAGCACCTCGGCAAGCATCGAGTACAGCCGGTGACCGGCGCACCCCTCGGGAAGCGGGTACAAGGCGTACCAGGGGTCCAGCGACAGCGGATTGTTCATCCCGACGATGAGAGGCCTCGGATCACTCACTAATCTGTACGCCCTCACCAAGAGGACACGATCTCCTGCGGAATCGAGGGACGACGCGGGGTCCCCGAACATCCTCGAACTCCAAGAGGAGTGCACTCCTCACAGCGGAGCACATGATGGAAGGCATCCGCACCATCCAATCCGTGTCGAATGCTCGCTTACCATGCTCAACCCGATTCAGGCACGAAGGTGAGATACCAAGCAGTGCCGCTAGATCTCCCTGACTAAGTCTCAGACCCTCTCGAGCTTCTCTGAGAACTCTGCCAATGGAGTTACTCGAGTGAATTCTCATTCCCAAATTACCTCAGTAAGTCCTACAAATCGTTCGCATAAAATATTGCAGTTCTTGCGAGAAATTGCAAGGGCTCCTCACTCGAGATGGTCATTCGGGCTCCACGGGAACGTGATCCACGTATCCTGAGGCACGGGGATGATGAAGGGATGGACGACAAAACTGCACAAAGCCTCGCCAATTGGCTTTGTGTACAACGCTGCAAATCGCGCATTGGGGAAGTACGAACGCAGATGCTCGAGTGTAGCACCCGTATCGCACACGTCATCAACAACGAGAAGGTCGCGACCGGGACGATAGGTCGAGGATCGCCTGGGATCGACGACGTCGACGATCGGGGCACCGAGGGCATACGACAGTATCGTAGCCGGCACCAGTCCCCCACGCAGGACCGCGACGATGGCCGATGGCTTCGGATTCCTCAGCAGGCGCGCCAATCTACCACACGCATCGTCGATCTGCTCCCAAGTCAATACGATCCGGTTCACGGCAGACTCGCGTACAGGTGCGTCTGCAGGGTCAGTCGCACTCGATGGCGCAGTGCCAATTCGGCTGCGTACTCGTGGTTCACCCGATTTGCCTCAAGATCAAGCAGTCCGGGCGTCCAGAATGAAATGCGCTCGTCCGTCTCACTTCGACCCTCGAGCGACCCATCAACCCCCAGCTTGACTGGTGGCTTGAGGTAGGTGTTCATTGGTGACACGTAGACTGGCCGATCGGGATGCTGATCTCGCCAATACAGTACCAAGAATGGGATGTCATTGTAAAGTAGATCAGTCTTGGACACGACGCACTTCATGCAGTCAACACGTTCGAGCATCGACAGTGAGATGTGCAACGGCAATCCACGAGCATTGAGCTTCGGACTGCACACCACGTACGCACCCACATCGCGCGGGACATCAACATCGATCGTCCCAGTCGTCTCAATCTGCACTCGGATACCACTCAATGATAAGTAATCAATAAACCGCACTAGATTGGGCTGGAGCAGCGGTTCACCGCCCGTAATGACGAACAAGTCCGGTAGTTCGTCAATTGACCCACCGTGCATCTCATTAAATCGTCGCACGGATCCTCGAGCCGCTCCGACGATACCAGGGAAGGACATCACATCACCACTGTCGAACCACGTGTCGCAGAACTTGCACTGGAGGTGACAGTGGGACAAGCGCACGAATACGCAAGGATGTCCCGAAAAGGGGCCCTCACCCTGCAATGTATAGAAGATCGAAGTAACCTTCAACGTGTAGGGAGTCTGACCCACAAAATCCTTAGCCGTAGTAATTTGATTTAGACCAAACATCGAATCTCCTCCATCACAATTCATACCCCTCCGGGAGCGGGGCGACGGCCTCGCCAGGCAACATCTTGCGAGCCTGGCGCCAGCCGAGGAGATTACCGTGCTCCGACCGATGTACCCACTCACCATACTGCGTTCCCGCATCAACCTCTTCGCGCTTCATAGCATAAGATCGCCATTCGTCCGGTGTGGCCTGGTGCTCGCACGGACTAGCGTGAAGCGGACGAGATGTGACCAGCTTATCGTAGATCAAGAGAGCACGATCGACCGTCATCCGCTTACCGGTCTCCAGATCGTTGTAAGACAGATGGGCGCAGCGTGCGGCGGATAGACGCTTCGCGACCTCGATCACGGTCAGCCCCTTCCCAGGTCTATCGTCGATAGTCCAGACATCCGGTCCCATCGAGTTCTGAAACACCTCATCGTCATCCACGAACGGCAGGTGCCACTCGCCCGGCTCCAGGAGTTTTGGCGTCGAGTCTTTGTACACCTCGAAGCACCGCTGAGCCAGTACCTGGATCGTCGGGTCGGCTCCCTCGTCGAGGCGCAGGCCGAAGAAGTTCAGCCAGCAGTCGCGAGTCGCAGTCATCAGCGAGTGCATTCGAATGTACGGATCTATCGGTCGGTTCGCAGTCTCCTTGGCCTCACCAGCCTTCGCCGCAATGCCCGCCCATCCCGCCGCCGTGAAGGCAGCCCTCCTCCAGCGCTCCTGAGCCTCGACCAGTTCGTCACCGACCAACTCCTCCCCACCACCCATCCCCTTAGATCGGCGGCGAAACTTCGCCGGCATCGCCGGATCGAGAACTACCTCGTCGATCAGCTTCTCGGGTGGTACGGCGCGCGAGGAGCGATCGGAGAGGCTAAACGCCCGATGTCGGTTGCGTTCCCCAATGATCATCTTGGGGAAGATGACATACATCGACATCAGGCGCGTCTCGGAACCGTGAGGGGTGATCGAGTCGAGGACGACCTTGGCAGACGTACGATGGCTCATCAATCTACTCCTTCTCTATCCTGGCAGATGCACTGCACTTCCTAGTCTCTTCGACCTCGACCTCAATCAACTCGACACCCGTACCGACCAGGCACCGCGGACCAACGACTTCCAACAGGTGCCGAGCCATGTTCTCAGCGGTGGGATTGAAAGGGACGCTCACCACCCCTCCGGGATACAACTTGATCAGATCCCAGGACGAGGGATCACTCACCCAAATCAAGAACTTGTGGTCCCAGTTGTCCTCGAGCCACTGGCACAGGAGGCTCTTCATCACACCAAAGTCAATGATTCGACCGATGCTGTCCTGCTCTGGAGCAGAGCAGCTGAAGTGGGCCCTGGCATTGTGGCCGTGGGGGTGAGCACACTTGTTCTCGTGCCCAAATACCCGATGTCCATAAGAAAAATCGTGGAAACGACTGGCGGTCACGACAATCATTAGGGGTCACCTAAAATTCTGAGTCCTGGTCGTACGGAGGGCCGACACACCACGAATCGCAAACCGACGTCGCCACTCGAGGAGCTCATCCTCGCTCAGTTCGTGCTCAGTCATAATTCGAATGCGAGCCTCAAGATCACCCTGCTCCTCGACAGCAGCAATCTTCTCGAGTATCTCCGCCTTTTGGCGCGGGTAGTACCTAGCAAGAGCCATGCCTAATTATACGACCTTGCGACTTCGCGTGAGCAATCCCGGCGCGCATCGCCTGATCCGACCGCGCGACGTCAATCCGGGATCCGCTGGCATACTTCACGACGTTCCACACCTCGTCGAAACCGCCGTGTGACAGCCCGGCCCGCGGGTCGACGACCCAGATGGACTTGCTGCGGGAGTAGGCGCGCTCCCTCAGGCTCTCGAACAGATCATCGATGCCCTCGGCCGCCAGCCAGGCGGTGGGCTCGTCCCACGCCTCCAGGTCGTACCAGACCCCCGAGTGTCGCTGCACGAGGGATCCCAGGCCGAGCGCGCAGGCGCACCGTATGCGCTGACCTTCGCCAGGACTCCAGGCGTCGAAGTCGCGGCGGACACCGTCCTCCTCGACGACGGCCTGGACGCCCAGCCGGACGGTGCCGGACTTGGTCTCGGTCTCACCGCTAAACCTAATACGCCAGCCCACCAGGCCCAGGCTGCGCGCCTCACTCATCGTCGCGACCTCCAGCTCGGCCAGCACCCGCGCCAGGCAGAACACGCGGACGCGACGGAAGCCCTGCCTCCAGAAGTCCAGGCGGTCGATCCGCATGGACAGCGCTGCCTCGTCCGCTCGCTTGGATTTGAGCTGACCGTCGAGAACGATGCGACGATCCGCAATCGTCCGAAGCTGCTCCTCGTGGGGATTGACCTGGTCGAGTATCAGCTGGATCCTGTTGTCGACGATACTTACATCAGACTTCTTGTTAGCCACGGCCAGTACCAGCCGGTGCCGGTCGCGGTTCTTGTCGACGAGGGCGCGCAGGTCGTTCGCCTGGACGTCCAGGCGCTCGTGCGTCGCAGCCAGGGAAGACTGGATCGTACACAGAAGATCGAACTTCTCACCCCGCTCACCAGTCATCTCATTAATACACGTCTCGGCATGCCTCTCGGATATCTCCTGGCCGCAGGTGGGGCACTCCCCCGTATCGCCGAAGAACTTGATGTCTCCGTCCAGGCCGGCGATCTCTGACTGGAGCACCGCAACCTCTGCCGACTGCTTCGACGCCAGGTCGCGCAGATCGTCGCGCAACCTACTAACTTCCTCCTCCCTATCGACGTCAACCTGGGTAGCTACCAGCTCGCGACGCAGCTTCCGGTACTCGGCGTCGAGCGAACGACGTCGCTCTCGGAGTTCGACGAGCTGCCGATCGCGGTCCTCCTCGTAGGCCGAGACGGATGCCGATAGACTCTCCTCGCTTGGTAGCTCGGCCAGGGCACCGTCCAGCCTGGCCAGTTCGCGCTGCAACTTCTGCATCTCGACGCCGGCGGCATTCCACCTCGACGTCGCTAAGTCCGCCGCGCGCATCCAGAACCCGAGGCCCAGCACCTCGTCGAGCAGGTCACCGCGCTCGGGGACGGGGAGATCGATGAACAGTGGCTTAGCTTGACCGAAGATCACCGACGCCAGACGGCGGTCGCGGGTCATGCCCATCAGCTCGTCCACAGCGCGCTGATCGGACTGCTCGCCGTCGACGTATACGCGCTCAGGTGGATATGAGCGCACGACGGTCCGGACTTCGCCGTCAATCAGCCAGGTCGTCTCCACGATGGTCTTCTTACAACCGGTAGTCACCAACTCGGACGCGCGCTTGCCGCGCACGGACCGCCCACTCAGACTGAACTCGACCGCATCCCAGATTGTTGACTTACCAGCACCGTTCGCGCCGAGGCGCGGCTTCTTCCGGTTCTCGCCGAAGATCATCCGCAGGCCGGGTCCCCGCCTCAGGTCTACGCTGGCCGAGGCGAACGACTTGAAGTTAGTCATGCTAACAGACTGGAGGGAGATGTGTCTCACGGTCCGATTCTCACCTGTCGCGAAACCAGATCTTCAAGTTAGTTTCCCATTCTTGATGATGCCTGTAAACTGCGTGGTGCCCACTCAATCCCAATTCTAACGCCTTGACGTCAAAGTCATCTCGTCGAACCTGAAAGGGCTCGACACTGGCCACGAGTCCCTTCCCCGTGCGCTCAGCCATCTGAATGAGTGCTCTCGCACAACCGTCTTCGATCTGGGCGATCTCCACGCCGTCTATCTCGAGCTTCGACATCACCCGCCCAGGATGCGCGGATCCACGATCCGCTTGTTCTCGTCGAAACTGATGCGATACGGCAGGCCGATGCCACCAATCGTCCTGCTCTCCCAGTATTCCTTCTCACCGGGGGTCGGCAGCCTGGTCGTCTCCTTGGGGAACCTGACGTCGACGAAGCCAGCTCCGAGCACCCACGTTCCGTAGTACACGTCCCAATCCTCGGCGTAGATGACGCACGGGTGCGGGGCATCCTCGGAGAGGTCACCCATCAGGTGAGCGGCCGCAGTCGCCATCAGATACCTCGGTGGGTCGACGTTGCGGACAATCTCAAGTCTCTCGTTCCGAATGATGAAGGGCAGACCTTCGGGGGGCTCGTACTCGGAAATGGCACCGGCGTAGTCGCCGGTCTCGATCGACCTCCTGGTGGGATAGAACTCCTCGCGGTGGGTCAGTCGGCGCAGGCGCTCGGCAGCGGCCTCGCGAGACTGGTATCCGCGCTCAACCACTCTCCAGGCGGTGGCCGGGTCGTCCTTGAAGGACTCTGACAGCCTGGCCCACGACCCAGGATCGACGTTGGGATGTGGTGTGGTCTTCAGGTGGGTCAGCTCGATCTGATAGAGTTTCATACTCATCCCCTCACCTCCCTCAACAATCCCATACCCACGTCCAGCAGCTCGCCGGACACCTCCTCCTCTCTCGCGAATGCGCGGAGGAGCTCCTCGGGCTCCATCTCCTCGCTAGGCTGACCTGACTGGGCCGGCAGGTCGTACGACCCCTCGATCGACGCGACCTCGACGCGGCGCTCGCGGGCGAACTCCTCGACCGCGGCTTCCAGCGAGCCCCAGTCGACCTCGCCCGGGGGCAGCACGGCACGGAACTTCACCTGGTCGCCCGGCCTGGTCTCGGCGAGCCACAAGTCGTCCATCGAATTGATCTCGACCACACGCTTGCCGATAGGATTTAGTGGAATCTCCTCGACCACGTCGTACGTGTCCTCGTCGAGGAGCAGGAATCGACACGGATAGTGGTCACCGAACTTGACCGGGTGGGGCGCACCCACCATCGTCCAGTTGCGCACCCGCTGCTGAGTGTGGACGTCGCCGCTGTAGATCTTGAGCGAGCCGGGCAGTACGGGCAGGTCCGTTCCAGACAGCTCGAAGCCATTCTCGGCGAGGGCGCCCCGCGGCGTGGCGTGGAGGAATGCGGCCGCGTAGTCCCGCCACACTATGTCGGCCCATTCGACCCTCGGGTTGGGCGAGAACGGAAGCAAGATCAGATCACCGTGGGTAGTCGGTCTCGTCACGTACTCGATGCCCGGAATCTGAGACAGGAATTCCCAGAACGCCGGGCCGGCCACCGTCGTGTCGTGATTCCCGCGGATGATACTGATCCGATCCGGTCTATTCGCATACTGCATAATCTCCAACCAGCATCGCACGAGTCGATTGAGCATCTCGGCCGAGAACCGGTCGCGCTTGTCGGTCATGTCCCCCAGGCAGTACACGCGTGAGATGGGGCGACGCCGGCAAGTGTGAGTGATCTCGTCGAATACCTGCCAGCGGTACTCGTTGGCTTTCTGATCGTCCAGATGGAGGTCGGTGCAGAGGAGGTACATAAATTGTCAGCCACTGCATCGCTTGTTCCAGGGCTTAAAGCCAAGCAAGGCCTGAGGGTCGAGCGTATCCCACACGCCGTCGAAGCAGATCGCTCGGTCGTCGATAGTCAGGTTAGCCGCCGGCTTCTGCTCGGGGAATTTGATCAACGGCATAAACTCTGTATCAACCCAAGCTACAGTCGGGTATCCGCGGAGCTTCTCGTCATAAACCCCAGTACAGAACTCGGCGACGGCCCACATCCGCATCCATTCGCGCATGGCCGGGACGGCACCGGGTTCCTTGGTCCGGCTGGAGTAGACCTGAACGTCCCACCACTCCGACGCCCTGAGGAGCCAGCGCAGCGCACCGGGTACAGGCGGATCGGGGATCGCGGTCGCTCCCTGCCATCCACTGGAGTACGAATGAATCACGCCGTCGAAGTCGACGCAGAGGATCGGCTTGCTCACATCTCGGTTCCCTGGCGCACCCACGGCTGAAGACGGCGCGAATCCATCGGGCTCGTGATGAAATCCCCGTCCTCGTCGTAGTGTCCGATGATGACGTCGTAGCGGATGCCATAGTGCTCCAAATGAGTCACGTCGAGTACCATCTCGGCGTCGTCGATTAAGTCCAACACGACGTAGACGGGCTCGCTCCCTCTCCCTTCGAGGGCGCTCTCGATCCGGATGCCCCGCTTGAGAACCACGAGGTCACCCACCACGAAACCGTACTCACGGAGGAACACGGCGCAGGCGTCGCGGAGGCGTGTCTCCTCGACGTCCGGGTCGATGTACGGTCGAGGCTTGCGTCTCGACCTGCTGCCCAGAAGATCCTCAAGCGGATTATTCGACATCAACTCGCCCTCCTCCTCATCAATCTCGTCCTCACCCTAGTAACCTCGTCGAACAGGTAGACCCAGGCCTCCCATCGGTACAGCTCGATCACCGGATCACCCTCGAATATACCGGCGCCCCAATCGGTAATCGCCAAGGTCGGATATCGATTTTGTTGAGCCACCAGCAGCGGTCGCTTGCCGTACTTCGCAGCCTCGCGGCGGGCGTGGCGCCAGAAGCTGATCAGAACACCGGTCTGGCACACGAACCCACGGGCAATGTTGAGGTCCTTGTAGTGCTTTACCTCTGTGAAGTTGGCCTCCACGAACGGGTAGCCCAGCGGATCGATCGCGCAAATGTCGCCTGATTGCCTGACGTTCACCCTGCCGGACTTCAGCTGGACGGTCGCTCGACCGCCGCTCATCGCACTGCGCCAGAACAAGTCGGTGCTCGCACCATTTGACACCCACAGGGACAGGCGCTTGCACACCCCTCGCTCGCGCTCCCCGCCCTTCGGGCTTCCTCCGCCGGCCTTCATTTCGAGAGTTTCTCAACAAGTTCGTCCGCCGCTTCCAACCACTCCTTGTGCATGTCGGGATAGTTACCCTCGTCCCCAACGTTCTGCCAATCCTGGCTGGTGCGCATCTCGAACATTTCGTACAAAGATCTCGCCAACTTGTCACGATTCGTGGAGAGGACTTTGGTCTGCGGATTGTCCCTGAGCCTCTTCCTAGCATCCCTGATGACTGGCCAGATGTGTCGCTCGAAGGTCGCGTTCGTCGCCCCATTCGACACGTAAACCGAGTATCCCCTCCAGAGATACTTGACCAGGTCGAGGTACTCGCGGTGCCAGTCGGTCACTCGCGCCTCTTGACGAGGCGCGACACCTTGAACTTCTCCTCCAATTCGTGCCACAACTGGATCGTGTAGCGCTTCACCCTGAGATCCAAATCCCCCTCCTCGACCATCTTTATACTGCGCTCGAGCCCGGCATCGAGACGAGAGGTCTCGTCGAGCATGTAGAATGTACCTCCAACCACCGACTTCACAAACTCCAAGTTGGCCCGGATGTCGTCTATTCCGTAATCGTAGAGGATGTGGACTGGAGCCGTGTGGTATGGCTCCCAGATGGAGCTCTTGTACACCTCGATCTTGGTGTGGACCCCGACGGTCCTCTTGTGCTTCTTCCCACCCACCGAGATCTCGCGTGGGGTCTTCACCGGGGAGTGACAGCGCAGACGCAGCGACGCGTAGAAGCCAACTGCCTCGCCACCGGGCGATTTGTACTTCTCCTCGAACGGACCAGCGTCGATGTTCTGCCGCACTTGATTCGAACAAACCATGAGGAATCCACGGTTCGCCAGTACACGACAGGTCTTCCGACACTCCTCGGAGAACTCCTTCGCCCTCCTTGTCCCATACTTGTCGTCCCCCTCCATCTCCATCTTTGTGGACAAGGCAGCGAGGCTGTCGGCGAAGACTCCGTTGATGCCGTTGGCTCTGGGATTCCAATTCCGGATCGGCTCGAACAGCTCGGGAACTGTGTCGGGTCGACTGTAGTCAGCGTTCTCAACGTGAAATCCAAACAGCGCGGCAAACTGATTGTTCAGTCGTCCCTCGGGATCGCGGAACATGATCTCGCCGTGCTGGCGCTCCACACCGCCAGCGATCTCGCACAGCAAGACTGTCTTGCCACATCCACTCGGACCGAAGATCTCAACCATGATTCCGGGCGGGATCCCGCCCTCGGGGTAGATGCCACCAGAGATGGCCAGGTCGAGGAGCGTGGAGCCGGTGGTGATCACCTTCCCAGTGGAATACCCGAGCTTGTCTCTGGGATCGGCCTCGATGGCCTCTCGAGTCCGTCCCCTGGACAGCCTAGTTGCCACCTGATCGGACAGGGTCTCGGCAGGAGCGGAGGAGCGCCGCACCATCATATCAAGCCTGCGTCAGTCTGCGCGTGCCGTCCAGCTTGATTGAGAGGTCGGGTGATACCTTGCATAACCCGAATTCGCTTACTACCGCGCAGCAGCGGCTTCGCGAGCGTCCATGCACTCATTCCACACCTGGCACCTCTCGCACTCGTCCTTCGCATCGGTGTCCACCCCAAACCGATAACCCGAGGGGCACTTGTCAGCCTCGCCATTCTGGTTCTTATTCGATTCCACCGACTGCGTCGGCGAGGATAGGGAGCGCCGCCGGATGACAGTGGAGGGGGTTGCCTCACCAGGACTCTCACCTGGGCTAGGTTCCGCAGCTTGGCGAGGGCGCGTGATGGTCGATCTAGTAGTGGATTCAATAGTACTTGATTGACGCGGTGAGGTGGTGGTCGTTTCAGATTTTGGCCGAGTTAGTGATACACTAGAACCACCACTTCCGGTCTTTGGTTGATCGGTAGGCTGATCCGCACCCTCCTCATCCCCACCGTCGGTCTCAAAGAACAAGCGCTCTACCTCTCGGTAATCCTTAATGTCAAGCACCTCGTCGAGAGAGGTAAGCTCTCGCACCACTGCCTCGTCGTAGGCGTAGTCGCGCTCCTCGAAGTCGATGCGGCTGGTCTTGGCGAACGAAGTCCTCTCAAACTTCTCCTCACTAAACCTGATCCGCAGTGTCAACCCGGCCTCGAGATCGGGAAACTCACCGAAATCTTCGTTCTCCTCGAGCTCGTTATTTAGGGCCTCCTGGAAGAGGAACTGAGCAATGTCCCAGAAGTACGGCTTCTCGTCGTACTTCTTACTGTCCCCCTTGGGCACCACGTAGTACAAGTTGCGGTCCGACGGCCGCATTGCCTTAATTTGCTCGTCCTGCCACTTCGCACCCTCACTTAACTGCTTGGCACGATACTCACAGATCGGACACTTCTTACCAACACTGCTCGGACAAATGACAGAGGCATTCTGCACACCGATTGATCGGTGGAGCTTGTAGGGACGCCGATACCACAGCGATCCCTGGATCGCGATCTCGCGCTCGACGTCCCGATCGGGATGGTGAGCATCGGTTACGAAGTACGGCAAGAAGTCGAGTGCAATTCGACCACCAGGTTCCTCCTTAAACATGTTGATGCCTCGAGGTAGCAACAAGTGCCCATAGTTGGCGGCCTTGGACCGCTGTTGCGTAGAGTTGTAGGACACCTTACCTCGGAAGCTGCCCCGACGAGACTTATTCATTTACCTTCTCTCCTTCTGCCGTTTAATATACAATTGAACTCCAGCAATCCACCCTGCTCCTGCGAGCTTGCAGACGTAGTACACGTAGAGTGGACCCACCACAGGTACAATGATCCACAACCAGTGCACACTCAACTCCTGCGTCTCACCATCGGCTCTCGTCGGCGTTGCTCGTCCAAGTCCACGTGCTCCGGACCAACCGGCACGTTGAATGATCTTCCAATGGCCCCAACAGACCCTATCCTAACACGAGCCTGCACTGCTTGGTCTCGACGAGAGCGCTCGGCGGCGAGATCCCTCGGCACGGCGGGGCCGGCAAAGTACGACTGACCGTGGAGCTGCACCAACCTTTCCAGAGAACTCTTGCGGTGATCAAAAGCACGGATGGTACCATTGGCAACGTCGTTCTCATACTTCGCATCGATATACTCCCGGACGGCGAGCTGATACTGCTCGTGCACCTGGACGGCGGCCTTCACCGAGTCCTCCGTGACAGCACCGCGGACGCCCGGGGCGACGCCGTACTCGGCGGGGCGAGACCGGACCGCCCTCTCGACGGTCGCCCTGACGAAGTCGACGTTCTCCTTCGCCAGGTCCATCTGCCTGTGTGCCTCGGCAGCGACCTTACAGTACTCGCGCATCCGCTTCGGCTGGTCGAGCCACTCACAATCCAACGCCTGCTCATCAATCTCAATATCGTCCTCGTAGTTCACTTCTCAAATTCCGTCTGAGCCAGGAAGCGCCTCACGACCTCCAGATCCGTAGCCTGAGTAAGAGAGTCCTCCAACTTCATCAGACCGTTAACGGCGCGAATGAGCTCCAGGACGCCGGCCAGGGTGGCCTGCCCGAGGCCGACCGCCTTCCGCTCGTGATCCGCCTGCCACTGAAGCATCTTGACCACGGAGGCTCGTGCCTCCGCGACGCACTCCGCATCCTCGCCGTCCAGCTCGCGAAGGGCCGACCATAACCACACTAAGGTCGGCGCGTGCCTGTCCTTGGCCCTCAGCGTGAATATCTCCTCGTCGGGGTCGGCCTTGGCGTAGCAGTCGTACTTCCCGGGATTGTTCTTCGTGCCCATCTCTCATAGCCTTCCACTGTAGTATTCTTTCCACATCTCGTCCCAGTATTCGCGCTCTTCTACCCAGCACGGCGGGCACAGATTGGCGTAGTTCGGATCGTTCGCGTCGCCCTCTGTACCCTCGTAGTGGTAAGCACATCCGCGGGGGCCGCGCGACACGCCAGCCGCAGATCCACAGCGCTCACACCCGCGTCTCTCTTCAATGGCGATCTCGGCTTGGCGAGAGCGGATCGCATCGGGATCGTCGAGGATGCTGGGACGAGGCATCAGTCGAAGCCTTGCTGAAGAACGACGAGGCCGCGACGGACGTGGATCCCGCGGTGGGTCTCTACTCTAAACGCGCGGTCGGGCGCCGCGAGCACGGCATCGGCGATCTCCTTGTCGTGCCGAGCCTTGGCACGGATCAGCTTAATCATCGCGGAGATGGGCTTTTGGCCCCAATCGGCGATCGCCGATCCCTGGACCCCAGGAAGGTCAATACTCGTCATACGATCGCTCACGTTAAGACCTCAAGATCGTGTAGCACGCGTGGACCAGTCCGGCCCTTCCCGAGCTGAAGAACGGCTCGATCATCTGGTCCAGGATGACCATCGCGTGGTCGTTCTCCTCGCGCAGCAGAGCTGCCGAGCAGTACCCTACCACGCCCCGTCGTATCGACTCCACGTCTTCCTCCTCGACCTGGGCCAGGATCTGCGCAATGGCCCTCCAGCCGGTCCTGCGCATCAGCTCTCGTGCGAGACCATCCACCTTCTCCTTAACTGCCTCGGCAGACTTGACGATCGCATCCCTATCATCAGGAGCGGCGGCAAGGACCTTCTCAAGCAGGTTTATGGCAGCGCGCGGCTTGCCCTCGGTCTTCTCGTAGACCATCGCGAGAAGCGGACGGGACAGGCGCTCGCCCTCTCCCCTGGCGACCCGGTTGAGTAAGGCAACCATGTGCTGCTCGGAGAGCGGGGTCACCTTGTGAGTCGAGCACCGACTCCTGATCGTCTCCAGTAGGACCTCGGGAGCGGTCGTACACAGAACGAAGTAAGCGTGGGGCGGCGGATCCTCCAGTAACTTGAGCAGGGCCTCCTGGGACAGTTTGGGGAGGCCGTGGACCTCGTCGAGCAGCCAGACCCTCCTGGCCCCGTGAAGACCGACGTAGCCGGCACCGTCCATGATCTCCCGGATCGTGTCGATGCCCCGGAAGCTGGCATTATTCAACTCTCGGTAGTCACCAGTCTGCGTCAGGACGTCCTCACGGCGGATGCCGATGGCCTGCGCGACGATCCGACCCAAGGTCGTCTTGCCACAGCCCGGCGGGCCGGTCAGCAGGAACGCGTGGGGAGGCTGCTCCTTGGCCGTCAGGACCGTCAGTACCTTGACAACGTCGTCGTTGCCAGCGACCTCGTCGAAACTAGCTGGTCGGACGCGCTCGTAGAGGTTCATTGCTCTTCAATCTCCTCAACGCCACAAACAATCTGCACGCATCTATCATCTATCGCGTAAGACTCCCGAATGACGACACTCGATCCAAATTCCTCCGTGGACTTCCACACGCGCCTGGCCATATCGGACACCGCAGTAACGAACTCTCTCTCGGTCTTGTAAGGACCGATCATTCGACGGGCACGTAATTACCGGTACGAGCTACCTCCGCGCGCTCGAACTTACCGACCCGGACCTTGTCTAACGATCCAAATAGGTGATCGTCGGGATGTCGCTGGCCTCCCCAGGACTCCAGCGCATCCTTGATGAACCTCCTCAGCTCGATAGCCGACACGGAATCCTCGCACTCGAACGTCAAGACAGTTCGCAGCTCTTTCATTCCACCACCCTCATATTTGCCCAGCTCCCGTCCACCTCGCTCACCTTCGCCTCATCACGCAGCGGCACGATGATCCACGGCCAGATCCGCGGCAGCTCCTCCGCATCGATGCGCCTGACCATCTCCACCAGCGCCGGAACCCGGTCGAGCGGTGTGTCGATGAGCAACGAGTCGTGTACCTGACTGACTACCTTGGACGGCCAACTCCGGATGCGTTGCACGACCAGGATCAATGTCTTCAGCAGCAGGTGGAACGCGGGCCCTTGGACGGGATAGTTCACCGCCTCGTTCCTCCCCATGACGCCGCTGCACTCGAACCCGGTCTTCATCCGAAAGCTACCCCTCCGTTGATACCTGGCGTACCAATCCTTCCGCCACCTAGAATATACGGGGAAGCGCTCGTTCCACAGCCAGTCCTCGACCTTCCTCACGTGTTCGGTGAAGTCCACCAAGCCGGAGACGTCGTGCCGACGCAGGTGCCGAGCTATCGGTACCCCATCGAGCAAGGCTCCGTCGTAGTCCGTCCAGTCGCCGATGCGGGGCAGCTTGCACCAACCGCAGGCGATGCCGGGGGCGCACGACTCGTAGTAGTCACCGTAGAACTCCGGGAATATGAACGCATTCTTACCGGCCTGACGCAGCACGGGCGAGAACCCATCCAGCTTCTTCAGGTCGCTGACCGCACCGTCGAGAAAGAACAACTTCTTGGCTGCATCAGAGTGCATATCCGACGCAGGATCATGGAGATATTCCAGCATCGTCGGGTCCTTGTGGTAGCAAGCCGCCACGCATACCTCGATGCCGCTCTTGTCGATCTCCAGTATCACGTTGCCGGGCGACGGCACGATCGCACGCCGGCAGATGTCCATCTGCTCCTTGTCGCGTACTGGAACGTTCTGAAGGTTTGGCTTGAGGCTGGACGACCGGTAGGTCACCACCGTGTGCAGGCAGAACGTGGGGTAGAGATACCCGGCGATCTGATACCTGAGAAACCCCCCGAGGACGTCACTCATCTTCTTGAGGCTACGCAACCGGAGCAGGTGGTTGATCCCGTCCACCCCGGTCTGCCTGAGAGACTCCTCATCCACGCTGTCCTGGCCGCTCGCAGTCTGCTTGAACGGCTTGACCCCCAGGTCGGCGTAGAGGACGGCCTGGAGCTGGGGCCCACTGCCGAAGCTCGCGGCGCTGCCAAAGCGAGCCAACCAGGCCCGGCCCAGCTCGCTCAATCTCAGGCGTCGTTCATACCGGCTGCTCTGCTCGTCCAACCAGGCGAGCTTCTCACGACAATATTCAGTATCAATTCTAATACCAGCACGCTCGACCTCGGCGAGTGCCAGCGCACCGTCGTGAAACAGTTGGTAGGCGTCGAGGAGGCTATCCATCCTTCTCAGGCGTCACGTCGATCGATTTGATACTAATCGAGCCGAGCCCCGTCTCCCCGTCTAGATACCACATGGTCATCCGAGGGGAGCGACGCTCCACCTTGTCCTCCTCCGATGGCTTCTCCACCTCGATGTGATAACCTAGATTGAGCAGATTGATCAGCCCCTTCATGGTGAGCTTCAACACCGATAATCTCCCTCTGCCTCATCGCCAGTCGGAAGGCCACGAGCGAGTCGATCCCACAGTAGATCAGGCACTCCTCCTCGCCATAGCGCTCAATGAACTCCCAGATTCGATTGGGCGCGGTCGGGTCCTTCTCGTCGACGGATTCCAGGTACGGGGCGATCAGACCGTCCCAGCTCCGGATCCCAAAGTTCAAGAATGCCTGGTGCTTAAGACCGCAGATCCCAACCCGGTTGTCGACGACGTGCGCCGCGAGCATCGAGTCCCACGCCCAGTTGATCTCCTCGACCTCGAAGTGCTCGATCGTCCACTCGTTCTCAAACTTCATGTGGTGCGAGATCTTGCCCACCCGGTGCCTGACCATCAGCTTCGACCAGGCTCCTCGGATCGGCCCCGACTCGGGCATCATGAACGCATAAGCCTTGTCGGCCGAGGTCGCAAACGAGACGCACACGATCTTGTGGAGGGAGGCTCGCAGCCCGGTCGTCTCATAGTCGTACGACAGTAACTGAGCATCGTGGGCGTGGTAGATCGCACGCAGGATGTCGACCTCGACGCGAAGCACCTCGACCTCACTCCTGAGGTCCTCCGGAGGAGGGACGGGAGTATCGAGGAGCTTGAGCGCTCGGCGGACATCCTGGCGCCACACGGTGTCGACCTCGGGGCGCTTCTCCTCTCGCAGGACGTAGGACGGGTGGTGCGTGGGGCACACCCAGGCCCCCCACTCCGGGACGGGGATGGTCATCCCGCGCCACTTGCCAATGGAGGGCGCCTTCTTCTTGCCGGAGGACGCCCCGAGCGCCTCGGGGCACAGCGGCCCCAGCACGCTGGTGACGGCCGATCCACCCATCAACAGGATGACTCGGGGAGTGTACCGCTCGACGGCGGGGGACACCACCTTCGATCGGCAGCAGGCAACCTCGTGGCCGGTCGGCGCGCGGTTGGACGGTGGTCGGCAATTCACGCTGTTGAGCGAGACGCAATCGCGATCCAGGTCGAGTCCGAAGTCGTCGAGCGCCATCCGCAGTAGTCGACCAGCGCGGCCGACCCAGGGCCTGCCCCTCTCGTCCTCAGTCTCACCGGGTCCCTCGCCAACGACCATGACGGAGCGACGGTTCTCGCCGTGGGGCGGCATCCTCGGCGTCAATACATCCCGGTAGAGGCCACAGCTGACGCACGACAGCGTGCGCCCGCGCTCGGGCACGTCGAGAACCGGAGTCAGGTCGAAGAGTGGTCGAACGGACATCGATACTAAATCAGCGGGTTAACCAGACGAGCGCCACAAAGACAAGCAAAGATACCCAGACTAATCAGTGTCGGAATTAAAGACGACAGACGAAGCAGATCACCCTTCTCTCGATCACTCCACTCACAGTATTCGCACTGCACCAAACCCTGCTCCGCGCAGTGTACTGGACCTACGCAATGGAAGTACATTCATCCTACCTCCGATCCGATTTCATTTCATTACCTTCAACGCGACGACGTGGTCCCAATCCGTCCCACTGAACTTCACTCTATTCTCACCCAATACGCATCGTGTCCCGGACTCGAGGGCGGCGGATAAGAATTTTGGGTGGATCACGAACTCGATCCCGTCGACCGCTCCCTCGCATCTAGCCACCTCGGAGAACTTGCCACCATCGTACTGCGCCGATATCGTAATCTGGTTGGGCCTCATGGAGATCCGAATCTCCTCGTCGATCGAGTGTTCGCGCCGAGAGAAGATCTGAGCCCGCTCGATCACCTGAGCCAGTGCGGTGGTCAACTGGATCTCATGCCCCTCAACGTCGTACATCGACGCCAAGTTCGGAAATTCACCGGACCGCGACCTGGCGCACAACGTGGTCCCAGACTCGGTCTCAAATCGAGCCCATTCACCTCCGTCTGACAGTGCCACGCGCTTGACCGGATAGTCCACCAGCACTTCGATCTGCGTAATTGGAAGCATCAATCGAGGGAGGTCCCAAGCACCGGTGGTGCTGTCACCGTGGTGGACTCGACTGATTCGGTACGAATCGCTGGCCTGCATCCATCCACCCTCGACCAGGACGCAGGTCAGTGCAGGTCGGCTCATGTCGCGGGCACAACTCGAACTGACCCATTTCAATTGATCGACGAAGGTCTTGGGTAACTCGACCATCTGCCCCGTCATGTCGACCGAGTCGATGGGTAGTGTCACTGGCAGTATGTTGAACGATGCCGTACTCCGACCGGCGCGCAGGTGGATCTTGTCGTTGTCAACAGTCAGATTGACAACTTCGGCAGACAGCTTGTTGAGGAGACGATACAGATGCTGACCATCAACTGCCCCCTCGAGGTCAAGGCCGCCAGGAAGGGGATGCAGTATTGCGACGGCGTCGTTGAACGCCACCACCTTCCCGCCGGCGAACGCGATCTTGTTTGACTGGTCGAAGAGTTCCTTCTGAGCCATCGCCGGCAGTACGAGCTTGATTGCCGACAATAGTACTTCTCTCTGTATCTCCATTGATCGCACATTCCAATCTGGTTACCAGGTTGTCGGACATCTTAGCGAAACTGACGAGTGACCTGTTTGCCGGGTGACTGTCCGACACAGAAGTAAAGACGTCGAGCACGTGAGATCCGCCCGCCACGTTGTAGATCCGAATTGCTCGACCGAGTTGACGCCAATGCTCGACAAACCGATCAACCATCAGCAGATTAAAAGCATACCTAGCCCGCCAACTCGACGACAAGTTGTTCGAAACCTCAGATTCCTGCACTTCGACAGCAGCTTCGATACCCAATCCATTGACCCATACCGAATCTTGCCTCTTACGAGAAGTCATCTTCGATCGCAGGACCCGACCCTCTAGAGTCCGACTAATCCCAAATCCAAGATCCGCAGTCAGTTTGTACAGTACCTCTTGAGTACGCTGGGGAAGGAAGTAGAAATTTGAACTCGACGATGACCTGCCCTTCGGCAACTCGACCCTCCTCGACTGATTACTTATCGAGACGGGGATGAGGTCGTCGTATGAGATCTCGGATCTACTCAAGTTTGGGATCAGGACCGAACCGTACGCAGCCGCAGCAATGGTCTTCGTACTGTCGACGGAGTACCAAGGGTACCTCAAGACGATCGAAGTGTCAGTCAAGCCGAGTCCGTGGACTCGACAGCGGGGGGATCCGTCGCCCGTCAACAAGTGAGACTTCCACACGTCATCGAGACCGTGTATCCTACTGTTCGTATCCATCTTGGCAATGGCACCAATCCCGACGAATTCGCACTCGTCGAGATACTTCGTCAAGTACGATACGTCATCGCCGACGTGGTGCACGGGGATGGTGTCCACACCGAGACGCCGCAACTCGAGCCAGTTCTCATAACTGCCCTTGTCGGACCCGATGACGTCAAAATTCCACACACCACCGCGGAACAGGTGTCTGTGTCCACTCACGAATTCGGCATAGTTCTCAAGCGTCACTCTGCGCTCGACCTCGTCACTGGATACGGTCTGGACCAGACCTAGAGGGATACCCAATTCTTCAGCCGCTCTCTTCTTGCTCCCGTGGACCTTCAACGCCTCGAGCACTCGACGACGCAGTTCCAATCGATGCGGGTTCGAATTGGATCGAGCCCACACCGAGTAGGCACCACTGTCGAGCATGAAGATGAATCTCTTCGTCATGCTTGCATTATACGAGCAGTGTCCCTGATGAATGTATCTTCCCACAAGGCCGGACAAGTGGGATACCGCTCCATCACAGCGACCGCATCCACTGCACTGCCGGGTTCGTACAGACAGCGAGCTGGCAGCAACTCGGGGTACGACAACGCGCGGGGGGCAATGGGAACCGTACCCACCGATAGCGCGTCAATTACCTGGTAGCCGTAGGTCTCCTCCCTCGACGAGACCAGCAGGAAGTCAGCGTCCCGCAGGAACGAGTAATAGTCGGACCAAGTCCGTCCACCCGTCTCGTGGAACCTGACGATCCGACTGCCCGTCATCTCCTCGATCTCCTGCTCGACCTCCAGATTCACCTTCTGCAGGCCGGGTCGGGCAACGCTGACGATACGACTCGGTCGGTACGCACGTACGATGGAAGGGTGAAGATCCCCCAGTTCGCTAATTCGAGGGAGTGGGAAGGAGACGACGTGGCAGTTGGACCAACCCAACTTCCGGCGGTGGTACTCAGTCGCGACGAATACCCCTTCGAACAGCTCACTGTGCCCGCCCTCGACGCTCCACTTACTGGATCGACAGTCGGCAAAGTAGTCGTGCTTGTTCCTCGACGTCCCGTGGCAGATGGTAAAGCAACGACTGGGGCGCTTGTGGTACAGGACGGAGGCGAACAGCCCGGGGAAGCTGAGGTCGCACAGCAACAGCACGTTTTCATCTTCGAGTGTCAGATCGAGGTACGTCCTGATCTGACAGAGCTCGTAGTCTAATGCCAAGTCGACGGGAGAGAATCCACCCAATGGTGGAAGCAGGGCTTCAGTGTCGGGCTTGAGGAAGATGACCTCGTCAAAGTGATTGGCATACTCTCGCATCCGCTGCGGATACCACTCTTGATACCTAAGTCTGGCGGGATACTGAGGTACGACTATTAGTCTTCCCATTTTATGTTCTCCTGATCATTGGCCGTTTCTTACGTAATCATATTTCACCGGGGCGCAACCAGGAGCAGTAGCCCTCGAACAGGAAGAACCTGTGATCGGACTCCCAAAGGCTGCTCTTCTCGGGATAGCAATCGTTCAACGCCGCTCGCTTCGCCGCTGGGTTCGCCACCTCGAATACGTACGGAGCCAACATCCTCGTCGTGTACATGATCAAACGCCTGATCTTACCGTCGCGGAACATATGCTGGGCCACCTGACCGACCCGCTGATGCAGCGGGTGCCAATCCGACGCAGGATCGGGTGCCAAGACGGTACTATATGGCCCAGCCGCCTCCATATTCGCGTATCCTGCGTACAGATATCGAAAACCAAACCTCGCCTGTGATCTCTCTATACCGGGATCACCAACACCCGACAAGTAGATCACCGATATGTCATCAACTCGGTGCTTTAGATGCAGGGCGGACCAGCATCCGATTATCTCATCGTCGGGGTGGGGTGCCCAGATGGAGATGGAAGACATCAAATACCAATCGACGTCGGAAGCTGCACCCCCAATTCGAAGGCCAGCATTCTAGTAAACTCAATATCAAGCAAACCTAACGCAGCTCTTTTCCTTAGAATAGACTCTAGTCGTTCTCGCATACGAACTAGACTATGAAACCTATTAACTCTATAAGCAATAATACGGGCTTTCTTAATCCGATTACATCGAACACAAAGAGGCTGAATGTTCTCAATAATATTCAATCCCCCGAGACTGACCGGAACTATATGATCCTTCTCAAGTTTAACCTCCGGTTCTTGTTTTCGACAGCAATGACATCTAAAATCGTAGTATCGCTTTAATCCCTCCCATTCAATATTCGTAAATGAACCAACTAAACAACGGTGTACTTTACTACTCTTCTTCTTTAATAACATCCCAGACCGCCAACCCAATGGAATCTCTTCATTAATATAAATCCGTTTATTCTCAATCCCATTAGTCACCCACTTGCGATCAGACAAATGACCAATATTACCATAATTTGGATGTCTGCTTCCGGATATACAAGGGCGTCGAATACCTCGCTGCGATGTCGACGACTTCTCAATCGCTTGTCTAAGTTTCTCACTATCTTTCAACCAAGCCAATCGAGAAATTCGATGTGCTAATGTCTGCTTGTACCCTTTTCTCATCCTGGTGACCTCAAATATGGGCAGATATCTTTACTAAATCATAGAATTCTTGTTTGCACGAACCATGATTCATATGATCCCCGAATAGAGAGACCACAAACAGTTTGTCGACGTAGAGCATCACACCTACCCCCTCAGTTTTATCATATTTTCGACACAAATACTCAGTTAATTCACCAGCAAGATTACGCAATCTCTGAATATCATTAACCCACCCCTCAACCTTATGTTCCTCAACATACCCAACTACCACTTCATCAAAGTCACTCAAATCGTTATCGGCAATGATCGACACATAAACAGGAAAGCCCCATTTCGTATATTTCCTTAAAATCAATGGAGAATGATGCTTGTCCACCAAACGAGTAAAAGTCTCAGTCATACTGCTCTCCTAGGAAATCGTCTTTAAGGCTCGTCCATCCCAGCGAGGAGCCTGGAGGCTATAGCGATAGCCCAAAATACTTTTGTCAAGCTGGACGGCACGCGCAGGCGGCTACTCGGCGTACTCAGTCGGATCCGCAACCTCCGCATCGAGGAAGGCCCTCTTGCGAGCTCGACACGTAGGACAGACCCCACAGTGCTTCTCACCCCCTTTGTAGCAACTCCACGTCCACCGATACGACACGCCCAGTAGGGACCCTCGCTCGACAACCTCGGCCTTCGACATCGCGACGAAGGGTGCCACCAATCTAACCTTATGCGACGTTGCGATGGCAATCGCGCACGACATCGCACCCACGAACTCGGCAGTGCAGTCCGGATACGCCCCGCCGGCTGCATCCTCAGCGTGGGCCCCCCAGTAGATCAAACAGTCTCGGTCGTAATCAGGATTGAGTGGCTTTCCAATGCCGCCATCACCAGGGTCGATAAACCTTTGAGATAGGTCGTGATGCCGACCCGCAATGTAAGAAGCCACCGTCGACAGCATGAGACCATTGCGAAATGGGACGTAGGTGGGTGATACGCCGATGATCTCGCTATAGTCGACGTCGGGCACCTCAATCGTCGGATCGGTCAGCATCGTCCGTCCCATCGGCATCGAGATGAGATCGTACTCGCAGTCGTATATCTCAGCCAGGGCAGCGGCAGCCTCGATCTCGCGGCGGTGACGCTGTCCGTAGTCGATCGTAACGCATCGCACCTCGTCCACCTTCTCAACGGCGAGGCCCAGTGCGGTGGCACTGTCGATCCCTCCGCTCAGCAACACGTAGATGATAGGATCACTCATTTCTGCCTCGTCCTCTCAAATTCGTAACCGGGAACGTGCCGCTGGAACACCTGGTCGCCCAGCTCGACGAGGCCCTTCTGCCATTCTTCTGCCATGTACCAGTAGCTCCACGCTCCCCCGCCGACCCCGCAGCCCGGGCACTGTCTCGTCTTCCTCTGCTGCATCTCAATATACCGCGACATCGACAAGGAGCCGCCCTCGCGCAGGTCGAACACGGTGTAGCGCTCGTCCAGTCCACCCCGGTAGGAGCACGCGCGGAGGACACCGTCCTCCTCCACGTGGATCAGCAAAGGGAGGCTGCAGTGCCACGGATCTCGATCGACCTCGCGCTCTCCCATCTCCTCGAAGTACGACGGTGGAACCTGCATCTTCCACCGACCCGACGAAACCTGGCTGGCGAGTCGGGACATCGCACTCCTAAACCTGCCGCGCTCGTTCTCTGGAATCAACCAGTCGCGCATCGAGTCGACCGAACCGTAGAAGTCGTGCTTCCCATCGGGACTCGCCTCAACCAGACTGCATCCGACCCAGATGTCTCGCTCCGTGCAGTAGTCCAGGAGTGGCTCCAGCTTATCGTAGTTGTGCCGGTGGATCGTCACGGTCGCCTGGACGTCTGGCACACCGTGGGTGTGACAGTAGTCGAGCCAGTACAGCACCTCACTGCTCTTCCGATCAACGTGACGATCGCCAGTCTTCATACCCGCCGGGACGTCCACTCCACCGGAGATGTTGTACAGACCCGCCTCGATGCAAGGGTCCAGGTACCGCTTCGCATAGCCGGGTGGGAAGGTCGAGTAGATTGCGTAGCGGCCCCAGAACGGCCTCAGCGCCTCGACTAATCCCACCGGATCCGGGTAGGTGAACAGCTCGTTCCCGAGTATCAGGTGGAAGACGATGCCGTGGGACTCGAGTATGCGCAAGGCATCGGCCCACCCCTTCGGTGTGAGCAGTGATCCTGCACCGCGGACGTCCTTGCTGAGACAGTACGAACAGGCACGCGGACAGGCACGCGAGATGAAGATGCAACTGTACCGAGGTGTCACACTGCCCTGCACGACAGTCCTCCATCAACCACGACATTCGAACCAGTCACGTACGGACAGCTCAATAGCATCTCGACCGCAGAGATTATCATCCCAGTCGAGGCCTCGAAGCCCAGCGGCACTCGATCGATCAGATGCTGCGGGGTGGGCTCGGGGACTAGATTCGTATCGAAGAATCCAGGAGAGATGCAATTCACTCGGACGTGGGGAGCCCACTTAATCGCCAGGCTCTTAGTCAGCGAGATGAGAGCAGCCTTACTTGATCCATAGACGGGTGTGTCAGGATCGGCGATCATACCGGAGACCGAGGCCACGTTTATGACGCTGCTCTCACCGGACACAAAGCACTCCCTGAGATTCATCGACAAGTGATACGGCGCCCAGAAGTTAACGTTGAAGATCTGATCCGCATTCGCATCGTCGCCATCTCCGAGGTGCAGCACACCAGCGCAGTTCACCAGGCAGCGGATGGGTCTCGACAGATGTGGCGGTGAGCACGACACCAGCTCCGCAACTACCGACAGGAGGCCCATCTGATTGGACAAGTCGGTCACGATGTCGGGCCCGTGGTGGGACACCCCAATGACTTGAGAAGTCTGATATCGACAGGTGAGGTACTGATAGATCTCCCTGCCAAGACCAGAAGACGCCCCCGTCACAACGAAACGCTCGTCAGTCTTCATCAGTCACATCCCGACAGGTGTAACCAATTACCTTCACGTCTGGCATCGGAGAGTCCTGCTCCTGAAGCTCGTCAATCCTGGACTGACACGCCTCAAAACTTGGGAACGACTCGGAATGTTCAACGTTCTTGCACTCACCTGCAGAATATAGGCTGCAGACGAAAACAATCAAGGTCACTATCATCAGGAAACCCCCATTAACGCAGGGACATGAACTCGGCTCGGACGTCACCATCACTGAGGAAGACACCGCGCAGGCTGCTCGTCGTCACGACACTGTCGACCTGCTGTACCCCGCGCATCCGAACACACAAGTGCTCGCCGTGGGCGACGACCCCCGATCCTTGACAACCAGGGATGTGCATCAACGCCTCGGCAACGTCGTTGACCATCTGCTCCTGTAGAACGGGCCTACCAGCCAGCAGCTTGACGAGCCGATAGATCTTACTCAACCCAACAACGCGTCCACCGGGTGCGGACCCGGGGAGATAGGCCGCGACGACCGAGTACCGAACCGGTAGTAGGTGATGAGGACAGACCCCGTACACCTCCATACCTCGTGCGACGACGAGCTGATCGTGACTACACGGGAACGAACTGCTCAGGATGTCCTCAATCTTCTGAGACACCTCGTCGAGGCCGCCGAAGATCTCCTTGTAAGACTCGACGACCCGATCGGGGGTGCCAAGGAAGTTCGGATCACTCAAGTCGCAGCCTAGACCCACCAGGATGTCGACTACGCCGGTGCGAACTCGATCCCAATCCATTCAACCTCCCTCCCCTTATTCCAGCCTTGACCTCGCAACCTCCCGGCCTCGTGGTTGGTGACTCCGCTCGGTACCGGATCAGACGAAATCAAGGCTGGAATAAGGGGAAAGACGGCTCCTAGGAAATGAAGCCGTCATCCCTACGATTCTATGCAGCGACCTTGGTCAACTTCAGGGTACCGTCCTCGTCCTCTCTCAGGGAGAACTTGCCCGACCTAGCGCGGAACTTGGCGTGCGCTTTGACCTGACCCTTGTTCATACCCAGATCATCCGCAATCTTCTCGATCTTCCCACCCTTTAGAAGGGCGTTGTCGAGCCTCTGCGCAGACGAGCCTTCGTATCGATTTGGGAGCGACGAGCCGGAACGCCGGGCCGTGGTCGGGGCTGCCTCGCCCTTATCCTCACCTCCGTCTTCACCACCACTGCGTAGCAGATCCACCACCTCTCGAGTGGAACCCTTCACGGCATCCCCCTCCTTCAACAAGTTCGCTGCCGCAAGGACTTGCTCCTGCAGCTCGGGTACCCCAAGTTTGACGTCGATCGGTGGGTCGGGATCCAATATCTTGTTGAGATCCTTGGCCGCGTCAACGAGTGTGCCCCTGGTGACCTTCAACACCTCTACCTCCTTCCAATGAGAAAAATCTCGAACGTGAACATTATACAACATCTGCCGCTCAAAGTCAACATCTAATTTCCAGATACAGCGCGAAGTCGCGAATTGCTCTCGCGAAAGCTCTCCACGAAGGGACGGCCTGCAGCTAGGTGCTGCAGCACGGTGACCACGCGCGTCGGGTTGAAATCACCCTCACGGGCCACGATCGTGTTGATCCGCATGATACCCAAGGTCTTCTCGCGGCCCTGAGGATCCTGGTTCAATCCGAACGACGCAGTAACGTGTCCGCGCTTCCTCTTATCCTCGGTAAAATTGCCCATCCCGAGCAGCTCCGACCGGTAGCTGGCGGCATCGGTCTGGGTCCCGGTAACCACCAGCGCGTGCCGCTCCTGGCTAATCCCGCGGAGCCCCATCCAGATTGCGTTCTGCCGATGCCGGTACTCCCGGTCGGGCGCGGACATGATGTCGGCGTAGTCTGCTGCAATTATGTCCGGGACGAAGTCCTCCCGCTCCCACTCGTCCAAGCACGAGCGCATCTCGTCGGTCGTCAGCGTCCCGTTCGGGTACGTCGCCAGCCGGAAGCGGCGTCTATACCGCTCGAAGAACGCCCGGACGATGCGGGCCGCGCGGTCGCCGGTCAGTGGCTCCCTCGACGGTACGGACTCGAGCCACACGACGGGCCAGCGCTCGTCGCACGACGCGCTGTCGCACGGCGAGTAGCTCGGATTCAACTGGGCCAACTTGACCAGCTTGGACAACTGCTGCAACTCGTTCGGATTCTCCTTGAACTCCTCGTAGCGTGACTCGTCGTAGATGCCGCAGTCGCAGTTGCGGTCCGACCGGCGACACAGGTCGAACTGATTGTGAGCGCAGTCGCCCACTGGACGCCAGTGGGCCTCGCAGTACTCGGGGTCGTCGGAGCACCTGGCCAAGTGCACCGCCATGCGGCGCAGGTACTGACTCTCGGTCAGATCCCCCGCCTGGAAGAAGGCGACGTTGCACTTCTGACGCAGTCCCCGGAACGCCATGTCGGTCAGCCAGAACGTCTTACCGCGCTTCTCGGGCCCCTCAAGCGAGACGAAACCTCCCCTGATCAGGTGGCGATTGAGCATCTCCCCCAGCGCACCGGGGTACCTCAGTATCGGCGCACTAGCCTGCTCGAACGCGGCCCGGACCGCCGCGTAGCCAGCCTCGGTGCCGAGGTCGAGACCGCGGGTGGTTGCCCAGCTGCGGGGTCGGAACTCGGAGGCCAGTGCCTCGGCCTCCTCCAGTTGCCCGCGCTCGATCAGATCTCCCACGCGCTCGTTGTGCTGAGCCAGCTCGCGCTCGCGGAGGAACTTCACCGTCTGATCGTACAGGTACGCCGAGTTGAACTGATCACCGCGCTCGTAGTCGTCTGAGACCGCGCTCAGGATCCCCTCGATCAGCTCGGCCTCGGCCTTGGGAATGGACTCATCTCGGATCGCCGACAGGTAGATCTGCTCGATGTCGCGATCTGGAGCGCGCTGGTACCGCTCGTAGTGAGACAGGCACCAGCGCGCGATTCGACGAAACTCTGGAGCCTCTATCAGCTCGTCGGACCAGAACGGCGAGACGCGCTGGAGGAAGTCGGCACTGACTATCAGGCCGGTGATGATTCGACGCTCGAGGTTCATCTTCCAGTCAGCGGATCGGCGCCGAGTGGATGCAATGAGGCCTCCTCGCGCCTGAACTGCTGGAAGGCGGGACTACTAGTGCTCAACACGCGCATCGTCATCTGCCAATCCTTCTCGCTCAGCCAATTGATGTACCGTCGCAGGAGATCTATCGGACCGGCTGCCTCCGGTACGCGCGCGGCACGTATGCTACCATAGAGCTCACCCAACCGGGTCATCAAGTCGACTTCACTCACGCTCCCGAGGCTCAGTCTCTTAGCGCGGACCAATATGTCCGACTTGAACGCCTCGGATACAATCTTACTACCGTTGAACAGATTGGTCAGGACTTCGTCAACCGTAGTCGTAGGCTCCTGACGTGTACGGTCGAGCATGATCGCCTCCAGGCGACTAAACTTTGAGTAGAGAGATGGGCCACCCTCCACCCATGGCACGAGACCCTCGTGCCAGTGAGCCTCGTACCACCGAACCACGTCGAGAATCCGGAGGAGCGGGTGGGGAGGTCCCAACTCGCTCCTCAGCTTCTCCAGGTACTTTACGCAACTAGCCGAGTGCTCGGGTGGAGTGGATCGATTGAAACGAGCAAGTCTAGCCTGAGCGAGGGACTCGCACACGGCAGCCAGTATCCTCGAGCGGTCGCGTACGAAGTCGGCAGTGCGGGGGAATTCCTCGCGTCGGCGGACCTGATGATTCGGAAACGACGTGATCGTGCGCACGAGGAGCCCCAGTCAGTCGCGATCGAACACTCCCTTACCGTACTTGGCCTGTAGCGCAGGGCTACCCCTAACGCCACCGTCGAGCAGCGGGAACAAGACGTTCGGATTGGCCAGGTCCCGATACGCCTGGGCGTCGCTGGCGTCCTTGTAGTCCCAATGCCTGTCCCAGATTGAGGGGTCCGGGAAGCAGAACATCTCGTCCACAGTCTGCTGTCTCTCGCGGTGCTTGCGCGCCTTCCGAATGATCATGCGCAGCGTGTTACGGAGGTGACCGATGTCCATGTCGCCGACGGCAATCTTGGTGCCGTCGCGCTGGATCCAGTACTCCTCCGGCGCAGCCCTCCTCCTCATTTCTTTTCCTCCCTTAAATTGGTCTAGTCACGACCTGACGTCCCGATCCTTGTCCAATCCTGGCAGCATCGACTCCGGTGCCCACGATCGAACGAGGCATTCCAGGTCGTCGGTCCCTTGGTACTTGCTGATATACACCCTCTCGGTCTCTCCGGTCTCCAGGAAGACGATCTGGGCGACGCGCCGGCCGGCCACTAGGGGGATCCAATAGTCACTCCGGTTGTGGATCTCCATCGTCCAGCGGTTGAAGTAGCCCACGTCGCCCATCCCGGCGCACTGGCAGACGTTAACCAGACTGCGCCCGATCGACGAACGAGCCTTCATCATCGTGGTACTGCCGCGGCGCGCGCCGATGAACTCCCGGGTGTGACACAGCAGGTTGGCCCTGGGTCCGAGCATGACGATCCGATCGTCGTCGCGGATGTTGGACCAGTCGGCGCCCGGACACAGGTCCTTAAGATCGCGAACCGCGCAGGCCATCTTGGGACCGACCCAGACGCGCCTAACGTCGGACTCGCTGTAGATGTTGTAGATCCTACTCACGTCTGTTGACGCCTCGTAGTAGTGCTCTCCCAACCTGACATCGTAGCTCGCGCTACCGAGGTCGGCCGGGTCGAACGGGTCGATGACGATCTCACCGGCCGCGCGCCTGGTCAGTATCTCGATGTCGGACAGTACCATCTCAGTCACCCGCTCTCAACGCGAGGGTGGCACCACCCGCCTGATGCACCCGACGGCTGGGGAACCCCGTCGGCCCCAGGTCGCTAACGATCTCCCCGATCGGGAAGCCCTCGGCGCACCGGTAGGGACCACTCACTGGATCGACCCTCACGACGTATCCCCGACGGGCCCAGTAGTCCTGGATCGTCCTGCAGAGTCGACGATTGAACTGGTCCCTAATCATCTCACTACCTCACCCGAAAATCAGGCTACCGCAGCCCACTTCCCAGTAGAATATACCGGTGGCCGGCCCAGAAAATCCGACTACCGAAGAAAAAATTGTCGAATTTCGCAAACTGAGGACGCGCGCGTGCGCGTGATACAATCAAAAGCCTAGGCTTAGCTTACTTAGAAAGCTAAGAAAAGTAGCACACACTTCCGCCCGAAGGCGGAAGAGGGTGTCTTTACTAACTATTTGAAAATAGTAGCAAATCTGCTCCCAGGTGCACCGTTGCCGAATTTAATCCGGTCGGTTGAGGCGGTCACGCTGTACCTCATTTATGCACCCCCTCCTGGCTGTTCCAAGGATTTGGCAGGTTGGACCTGTCGCAGTGATCCCCGGACGTACGCCATGACGCTTGTCCCCCGGTCGTCGCGAGCAGAACGACTTCCGGCCCGCTCTCGGGTGAGGAGAGCGATCATTTGTGTGCCTGGTGCCACGCGTTACGTTCCCCCAACGATTCGTTCGCACGATCGTATCTGAACACGCCAGAGTGGCTATCGATTTGGAGCCACCTACCGAGCCTAACTTTGAATGGGGTCCTTGGGGCTTGCAACTTCCGGAGGGGGAAGCTATATTTGCCCAGGATCATTCGCCGTTCGGTCCGGTAAATCGATCCAGAATGGCGTGGAGGCTCACACCTTCGCGCCATTCGCATGTATAGGATAAGCATAAAACGAAGTGGGTTGCAATAGCCCACCAGCGCATCTAGAGTTCTTCATCTTGCCTGCTCCAGGTTCAGTCTCCGGGTCTCGGCATCCTGACCGGGGGCGGCATGGGGGAAGTACTGCTGAGGATGATGTCGGCGGTGGCGACCCGGACGCGAGACCATCCTCAGCGTCGAGGGGTCAGCACGAGACGTAGACGCCGGATGGTCCGCAACATCCTGCTGGTGTGCAGACTCCCACTCAGCCATGAGGCTCGCGGTTACAGGATCGGTCAGCCGACTGCTCCACTGCGTGATGTACGGAGGCGACGGAGGTAGCGTTTCCGCGCGGTGCCGCTGCTGCAGCGCCGGCCATAGCACGGCGGCACAGAGTCCGCCGACGATCAGGCTGACGGTGCCGAGGCCGACGATGCCACCCACATTCATCTCACACTCCGTACCGGTTATCTAGTGCCTCGTCGATATTTCTCAATAAGATTTCCATGTCCCGCCGAGCACTGCCACCGACTGGGCCATGAGACGTCTCGTTGTAGACGATCTCGACATACTGCCTCGCCTCGCACAGCAGATCTCTAGTTCTGGTTAAGTGCTCCTTTAAGACATCTTCATTCATGTCAATTCCCTCACCAGGTGATCCGCGTCATCTTGCTTCATAGATCCTGGGTCAACGCCTGCTCCCAAGTCCACCACGATCGGTGGGGTCTCAAGCCACAGGCGCAGCTGGGCTGCGAGCTTCCTCGCCTGCGCCTGCGCCTGACGCTCCGAATCGAACACTATCGCGACGCGCCGGAACGCCCGGGCGATGACGGCCACCTGCTCGGCGGTGTACTGGATGCCGAATGTGGCGCAGGCCCTCGGTCCCAAGCGCCAGACGTCGGTGACTCCCTCGACGACGATCCCGGTCTCGCCCCAGCACTCCTGCCGACCGTAGAGGACGTACTTGTGGTGCTTGATCTCGCGCTCGGTCGGGCAGGCGATGTACTTGCGATCGGACTTGCCCGTCACGTCGCGGGTCTGGAAGGACACCTCCTCGTCGTTCCACCGCACGGGGATGAAGAGCCTGAATCGGTAGTCGATCCAGTCGAGGTACGACATCGGCCCCGTCCCCATCACCCCCCACTCGCGCTCGATCTGATCTGGGTCGAATCCTCGACCCTCGAGGTAGTGTCGGTGGTTAGTCGCCATCGAGTCGACGCCCGGGGGACGCTTGTACAGGGACAGGTTGACCCTGACCTGCGCTTCCTTGTCCTTGGCACCGCGGACGGGACCGCTGGGACCGGATCTGATTGATTGGTAGATGTCGAACGCCGCGCTGCGGTCTACGTGACATAGGCTCGACAACGTCGAGATAGCGTCGTGCCATCCGCACCGCCAACAGCGGAAGTACGAGTGCTCGAGACTGAATCCCAGGTGGTAGTCGGCACTGCCGGTGCAGAAGGGACAGTGGGTCGAGACCCACCCGCCCCGACCTGCGTCGATTCGGTGTGGTACACCGTAGCGAATATAGATGTCTGTAATACTCATTAGTACTTATGCTGGCAGTTGTCAAAGTGCCAGCGCTTCATAGGAGCTAATCCTCCTATCTTACCGCAATTAGGACATTGTATTTTCTGTCGAAACCCTCCTTTACGAGCCCATTTAGATCGTTCTTTGGAAGTTGTTATTTCCGTAAGACGGCGAGCGCCAATTCTACCGACTATACCGGTATTAAGACCATTTCTTACTGAATAATGTTTTCCGCGTGAGTAACCTCGTTTATCAGCCCAATACCATTCTCGATCACCTGCTTCTTGGTCTGTTTTTCCATAGAAGATTTCTAGAACTATAGTCTTAGGAGCCTTACCTTCTATCCTCTCGTACCATCGAATACGCTTTTTAAGATTCTTACAGCATCCTACTTTTCGTCCGATAATTTCGTAGATAACGTAACGTTCCAATTTAGGATACCTCGACGATCGAGCCAGCGCTGGACGGAGCGTGCCGTCCAGCTTGATTGAGAAGACGAGTGCTACCTTGCATACGCAGGGACCCTAATCTGCATGTGAGAGCCTCAAAGTTGCTTTCTAAGTACCACCGGGGTCAGCAGTCCAGCGTCGTACAGGGACGCCTCCCCACTCGCAGCGGATGAGAGCACCTGGCGGGCCTGGCTCGAGGAGAGCTGGTCGTCGTGCAGCCAAGTTCGGGCGCGGGCGTACACCATGTGCTTGCCATTCGACCTCAGCTTGCCTGGAATCCACTCGGCCACGAACACCCCAGGCCCGGAGGTCGGTATCAGGAACTCGCCGCCGATTGGCGGCCTCCTGTCGATCGAGGCCCTCAGGAGAGCCGCGTGGGCCTCCCGGATCTTCCCCTCGACGTCGCCGGGGCGGTCGCGCTCGAGCGCCCGTCGGAGAGCGTGGTCCGGCACCTCCAGGGTCCACAGCCCGGTCGCGGTCAGCATCTCTTCGGTACCCAGCACGAGATACGCCACGGCCACTGAGGGCTGGGTCTGTCCTGGGTCGGACGGCGTCTGGATGATCGGATATCTAGCGGCCTCCAGGTAGGCCCCGAGCAGACCACTAGTAACCCGCCTCCACTCGAAGACCGCGGGGAGGAAGGCTCGGAGCCGAACGGCGGCGCGCTGACGTCCACGCTCAGACCCCCGGCGGACCAAGGACTCGACGTCGCGATCGAGTGTGCGCGCATCCAGGATCTTGTGTGTGAGCTCGGCGCGGGAGGCAACGACAGCCCTGAGCAGTCTAAGTCTCCCGGTCGCTTCTGCCTGGGACATCTCATTCCCGTCCTAGGCTCTCGTAGCCGTCGCCCAGCACCACCTCGAACACGTCTCGAGCCAGTGGCCTGTCCTTGCGCCTCCTAATGCGCCTGTTGATTGCCGGCGTCCTGTTCTTCTCACCCCACGATCTCATCACCGCCTCGTCGAGCTGCGCCAGATCCAGGTCGAAGTCCATGTAACCCTGTGCGATCACTCCCAAGTATCCCTCGCCCGGCGGGGCAATGCCATCTTCATTCATCTGGTATATCAAACAGCGCCGCTCCCTACCATTGTACTGGAGCTTGATGTAGATCTTACTGTACAGTCCGTGATCGCCTCGCACTCCCTCGTAGCGATCCAACACCGCCTCGCACTGCTCGGTGATCCTCCACAGGCCGCCCGGGCAGGAGGCCCCCTTGTGGTACTCCACATCGGCAACGTGCCTAAACACCAGGCGGGCGTCAGGGAGGATCAGACTGCTGATCTTCCTGGCTCGGGGGCAGCGTCTCTTCATCGCCTCGACGCTTAGATTCGATCCGTAGGCCCAGTACAACATCAACCTTCTCCTTTGTCGTCGTCGATTAGTAGACCGGCCTCCAACAGGTCGGCTACGAACACCACCTCGTTGTGGTACCGGACGCGCCGATCCAGCTTGGCCCGAATCCGATCGGCCGTCTCCCGCATGAACTGCGAGTCAGATTCGGTCGGCGTGTTGGACATCTCACGGAGCTCGCGGACGATGTCCACCTGCTCGGTCGATCGTAACACTGCACCATCATTCGTCCTGTACATCTCACTCTCCTTCACGTCCGCTCCGTCACTTGGATGTGACTCAGCTCCAACTGCCGGCGCCGCCAGTACGGTAGCGTCTCAACCATACCAACCTTCTCGGCCAGTGCGTCAATTGTCTCCTCACCGGGTTCGACGCCAGCACCAGCGGCCTCCACCAGTGCAATGCACAACCGAATCCACGTCTCTGCCTTCTCAGCATTCACCGTCCCTTGGTGGTGTCTGAATTCGACCGTCCCGTGACGCCAGTATGCGGCCAGATTAAGTTTGACAAGTCTCCCGTGGTCACCCCCGCGGTCATTACGTCCGCTCCTCGAATAGGCATTCGTCAGCCCATCGATGTCCACCGCGCTCTCGATCTCCTGCCTGCGGCCGTCAACCAGGACCTTTGTCGACCGGCAGTACGTGTTCCCACTCGCCCGACGACTGGGGGACACCAACGTGTCTAACACCGGCTCGTAGTGGGCATAGAGCATCAATAGACTACGGAAGAACGACACTCCTCGATCTCGAGCGCCCACGTGGACGTGGAAGCCACACCGGCGATTTACCTTGACATTGTTGGCATTGAGAATTCCGCACACCTTGCGGACCTGCTCGAAGCCCTCTTCTCCCCGCAGGATCGGGCTGACTAACTCAGCACCCCTGCTATAATCTCCCAGTGACCCGTCAGTTACGATCTTCCAGTAATCTCTGGATTGGTGGTTGTACATCTCTGCAGAGGCCTGGATCCCATCAACTTGGCTTAGAAGGCCCGCCAATCGAGAGTGGGTCATCGACTGTGGCATGATGCACTCGATCTCAATCCCGAACGTCGGAACATCCGTCGTCGGCCTCGGCTCCGATGGGACATTGAGTGCTACGGGAGCCGTTTCCGCAACCGGGTGTGCCAGCAGATCCAGTGCGGGTCTTGTCTGCTGCTGAGCGATGCGGTTGACGGCCAGGCTCTCGATCCGGCGCCTCAGGAATGCGATCTCTGCCTGGTACCACGGGATGACGGGTGATTGAGGACGACCGAAGTAGCTATAGCCGACATGCTGAGCCCGCTGCACCTCCCGCTGCCACTCCCTCCGATACCATAATGCGTCCGACCGACTTGGCATCTTTCAAATTCCCTTCCGACTCCGCATAGTAGCAGGTTTGCAGAAAACTGCAAGCCCTATTTTGGGGTTTGATGCATTTTTTTTTTGCGGAAACGTGCAATTTTCGCTTGCAATTTTCTGCAGGGCAGGCCTTTATATGCACATGCCCACCAGCCACCAACAGCCACTGACAGCCCCCAGGGGCAGGTCGGAGCACGACTTCGGACAGTCCCAGTATGACTGGATGGCCGCCGTGTTCGACCGGGCCTCGTACTTCGCGGTCTTCGAATTGCGCAACGGACGCAAGGAGACGCGGTTCAAGATCTTCCCTTGGGCAGTGCGCTATGCGAGAGAACGAGACTGGACCTTCGGCATCTGCATCTACGCGGTCGCGCCAAGCGGCAGGTTCACCCTACTCGACCCGGAAAAGTGGGACGAGTGGATCATTAGGTGGAAGGACAACTATGATTCTATCAGAAGATGAGATTCTAAGTTTTCCGCAACGGGAGCGGACGCAGGAATCTGCCTTCGATCAGCTGGCCGATCTGGAGCAGATCGCAAGACGCATAGGATTCGTCGAAGCAGCTGACTTCTTGCGTCGGACGATGGATTTAGTAATCAATCGACTGGGAGGAAAGCAGTGAGGAAGACTGTAAACAAATCCACACCACCATCGAGATTGACAGAAAAGGATCTTGCCTTACAGTGGAGACGAGACTCCGCTGCGATTAGGGGAACGCAGACGAGGATCGAAGACTGTGAGTGGAATCCACTCAGGGACGAACCCGCAACTGAGCAGAAGTCGACGAACCAGAGATGGGGATGTGCTCGACCGGCGATGTGGTCCGTTGGACGTGTTGAGAACTGGCACCTCTGCGACGAGTGTGCCAAACTGCCACGGTTCAAGCGTCTCAGACGTCGTGTGAGGCTGAATCAATGACCTCCAAGAACTTCGACGTCAAGGTGACGTGGGGCCTGCCGGGCTCCAGCCTATCCCGCACCACGGTCGTCAAGACGATGGCAACGACCGAGGAGATTGCCCTATCGGTCGCCAAGCGCTCGGTCCGCTTCGAGCACATCCCCAAAGAGGCTGAGATCAGGAGTGTAAAGATATGACAAAGCCACAGAGGCGTCCGTGGTGGGCGTGGACAGCCCTATTCGCATTGTCGGGCGGAGGTGCTGTCCTAGCTGCTCTAGCTGCGTGCGAGTACGATCCCACTACATTCCAGGCCGGTGGCATAATTGCCGTCAGCGGGTGGGCGCTATGGTTATTCTCCGAGCCTTCTGGAGCATCTCAATGAAAGACCACCCGGCGGTACTCAAGTACGCCTACTCGTTTTCCACCACGAGCGGTATGGACCTCGACGACCTGCTGCAGGAGGCTCGGATAGCCCGCTGGAATGCCGAGCAGGGCGTCCTCGGTAACGTCGAGTACGACCCGCGCAAGTCGTCATTCAACACGTTTGCCACATACTGCGTCTATCGTCACCTGTGTGGGATAACCGACCGGCACAAGCGCGTACATCCCATTACACACGAACTCGACGAGGGGATGCCAGATCGGTCGATGCCAGCACCAGATCGAAATCTGCTCCTGACCGAGCTGATCCGCGACCTGCCTGAGGACGCGCGCGTGATGGTGGATTTGGTACTCAACGACGTGGCGGCGATGGACCTGACTGCCCACAAGGCCCGAGCCTACTTTCGGAAGAGATTGGGATTGTCGCAAGGGAGAGTCAACGTGGCCTTCTCAGCCGTGACCGAGATGTTGATGTCAATGGCGGTATAATGCTTGGGTATGTCAAAAAAAGAGCCCCGAGGCAGGGGCTCATTTTACATCAGGAAGTGAGGAGGAGTTTGAAATGATGCGCGACAGGATCCTAGCAGCCGGCGTCGGCACGCTCATCGCGTGGTCGGCCAATGCCCAGACCGCCCCGGAGGTCACGCTTCAGCAGAGTACGCTTTCAGCGGAGGCGCAGCAGCACATAGGCACCGCCCAGCTACTGTTCAAGCTGGGGCAGACCGAGGGCCAACTGGCGGTGCTACAGGAGCAAGTCACGGCGAAGGACAAGTGGATTAAAGAATACGTCGATGGCATCAACAAGCAGCAGGCCGAGCTAGCTAACGGCCAGTCTCAGCCACCACCATCCCAGCCTTCTCAACCGAATGGTGGTAATCCGGTCCACTAGGGCCTGTCCATCCAGGCCGAGATCCTGACGTTGGTCCCGCCGTAGTCGATCACCGACCGGTTGCGGTTAGCGAGGAAGCGGGTCGTGGCGTCGAAGCAGACGTCGTCGCACTCCGGTGCAATCTCGACCCCGTTGGTGTTGGACGACGACCACGAGTTCGAGAGCGAGACGCCGCGGACGGCTCCCCCGCCCGATCCGAGGTAGATCCCAGTTCCCCCGCACGAGTCGGCGAGGAGTTGGGTCGCCTGGACCCAGTCGACATTTTGCCCGCCGCCGGGGTAGGTGATGAACCCGTGCTGGACGTGGCCGAGAGTCTCCGTTGAGGACGGGTAGACGCCTCCGGCGTTCTGCACCCATATCCCGTACTGAGTCGCGGCGAACTTGCACAGGTTGATGTACGTATCCTGCGGGTATCCGCTCTCTCCGATGACCAGGCAGCGGTAGGAGCGAGGGTCCCCCGGCATCGTGACGCAAGTGATCGTAGTGAGGTACTGGTTCTGTCCGCCGTCGATCACGATGCCGTCATTAAACGGCCCGTCCAGCCGCACGCGGTCGATCAGCAGGTCGTAGCAGTTGGCCGCGTGGATCATCGCCCCGGAGCCGATGACGCCGAGGGCCGAGATCCCGACCCCCGCAATCCTGACGTGGGCCAGGTTCCCGGTGGTCAGGTCGAGCAGGTCGGAGTACCTGCCTCCCTTGGCCTGGATCACCGAGGCCAGAGGGCCCTCGCCGATCAGGCTAACGCCGTTGGCGTTCGCCGGCCACCTGATGCTGGACGTCGCCGGCACCAGATAGCGCCCCGCCGAGAGTACGACCTCGCTGCCGCCGAGCACGGCAGCCTGCTGGAGCGCCGCGTTGATCGCGAAGCTGGCGTCCTCCCCGGCTGGATCGCGCAGGACGATCGTCACTGGATCGTCGCCTGGTTCGAGGGGAGGGTCGTCGACTGGCCGCTGATACACCTCACGCAGCTCGTCACGAACGCCGCAAGCGCGGTCGCCAAGGACTTGTACTGATCGATCGAGAGCGCGTGGGCATTCCCCGCTGCGTCGAGCCAGGAGATCGTCGTCGCACCGTCAGTGAACGTTCCGTTCAGCAGTAGGCTGACGATCTCGGCGGACACGTGCTGCTGAGTGAGTGAGTCGCAGGGATAGGTCGCGTTGAGGGCACCGTCGCCCGAGCTAGATACCATCAGGCCACCGGCCAGCATCGTCGCCGCCTGCTGCGCGAGTGATGGAGCCGGCACCGGTGGGGAGTAGGGGACGAGCGTACCACCCTGCACCGCCCAGAGGCCCCCCAGGCGCGCCGCCCACTGTTGCTGAGACATCCCCAGGAGGTTCGACGCGTCGGGTAGGTTCGGGTAGTGTGCCCACGTCGTGTCGTACCAGCCGAGTACCGGCTTGGGGTCGGGCTTGGTCGGGTCGAAGTACGCGTACTGGGTCATCGTTAGTATCCTACCGCTACGAAGATGGCGTGCACCGTCGCAGTACTGGTGGGCTGTGCTGGGGTAGCCGCCAGTAGGTTGAAGTTGGAGGCTGTGTAGGTGTTGCCTGCGAAGACCACCGCGGAACCCACTACGAACGGGTCAATACCATCGGCCCAGCCGATCACTCCGAGGCAGGCGTGAGGAAAGGCGTTCGGGAATGGAGTCGTGACCTGCCCGACCCCACCCGACAGGTTGATCGCGGGGGAGCGTCCCGTCTGGATGATCTGTGCGTTCGTCGTACCGCCCAGCAGCATCGCGAACGACAGCCAGTTGGCACCGCCCGTGTCCGGGTCGGCCGAGTTGTTGTCGACCGTGCTGTACCAAAACTGCCCAGGGGTCGAGTCCGACGGGATCAGCGAGCCCAGCGGGTACCCACCGACAGCTGCGGCCCACGCGGGGTCGAATGTGAACGGGGCTCCGGCCTGCTGCCACTGCAGGCCACCGGTTATCTGGTTGAGGATGCCGTTGGTATCCCCACCAAACGGCCCGGCACCACCGGTCGCGATCGGCACGAAGCACAACGGCGGGAAGCCGTCGAAGAGACTCGCCGCGCCGCTCCTGACGCTCTGCTGGGAGGGCGCCGGGATCGTGTTGATGTACGGAGCGACGGCGCCGTGTGCCCAGACGGCCGGGAACTTGGTCGGGATTTGGCTGAGCTGCACTTTTGTCTAACCCCCGAGGAATGCCCAGGTTGCCAGCACGCCGGTTGGCTTGGGCAGAACGCCAGATGTGACGATTGCCTTCTCGAACGGCGCGAGCGGGAATGTGAACACGTAGGTCAGCGTCATGTTTTCCGGCAGCGTGGAGTAGATCAGATCTCCGAACGGCCCCTGGCCGAAGCCCACCCGGTCGCCAGCCTCGCCGAAGCCGAACGACGTTGATCCAGGGACGTTGCGACCGTCGGTCACCCAGCAGTTACCGCGGGCGACGAACAGGTTCATCAATAGGGCGTTTATCGCCTGCGTCGAACCGTTCGTAATGTTGTACGCTGCCTTCGCCAGGATGAGCTGGTAGTAGACCGAGTTGGCGAGCACGAAGTTCTCGGTGACCCCGATGGACGCCTCGTAGAACGGGCCCTGACCAAAGCCGACCCTGTCGCCGGCCTCGCCGAAGCCGAACGTCGGGGCACCGCCGGCGATCGTCACGGTCCTGGGAATGTTGACGATCCTACCCCACACGTCGAGGCCGTAGGTGGAGTCGTTTGCGGCGGCCTGGTCGACGTTCCAGACTAGCTGGTAGAAGTTCTCGTAGTTGGCGTCCGGCGACAGCCACGCCTCGATCGCGGTCAGCAGCGACATCAGGCGCGGGCTACTGGCGTACTCCGACTGGACCGTCTGCCGCCAGTTCTTCATCCAAGAAGCAACTTGGCGATAACGATAAAAATCGCTACTCCTAGAGCTCCCGTCCACACGCCAACTACGAAGCCATCATGCCAACTAATGTGACGGCTCGCACTGCGACCCATAGACAGCGCGCGCTGCGCGATCGTCCTATTCCAAGTGGATTCGTTCATCGCCTCATACTGGAGGTTTTGGGAGGTCTGGATAGACCTCGTTCATGCGGAATGCCCGGCGCATGTTCTCTACCCGCCCGAGGGCACGCTCCACGTTGTCGTCGATCGCCCGCTCGTAGACCTCGCGGAGCTGCGGCTCCTGGGTCTCGGCCCACTTGCGGAGGACCTCCGCCGTCGAACAGAGCGCGGGCCACTCGGCCGTACCGCAGCCGTCTGGATTCAATCGCTCGAATACCACCTTGTAGGCCGCACCGTATAGTCCCAGGATGGCTCGCTCTTCCTCACTCAGGTAGGTGCGCAGTTGACCGGATTTCAATATTACTTCTGACAGCTTGGACATTCCACTTTCCTATCTATCATTCTTCGTATAATTATACCAATATTAAATTTATGTTTAGAGCGGACACGGCCGGGACCTGGTTGATGTTCATCGTCGTGGAGTCCACGAGGGTGGTCGTCGTCATCAACTCGGGGGTCACGGTCTGAGATATGCTAACCTGGTACGTCCCCACGCCCCCCGGCGTGCCACCGGGCAACTGAGACTGGATCAACGTCCCCATCGACACGACCCCAGCGTCCTGGATGATCTGGCCGGCTGCCAGGGTCCCGCCAGCGACCGTCGACACCGTCAGGGTGGTGCCGGATATCGACCCGGTGAATGAGGCCCCGTTGCCGAGCACGCCGAGGTCGATGCCGACGATCTGAGCCCACGACCCGAGGGACGCCACGCCACCGTAGTACCGACTGGCGAGCACGCGCGAGCCTATCTTAGCGCGAGGCCCGTTGTCAAGACCGTTGAAGGCGTTGATGATTGACTGCTGGATCAGCGCCAGCGCGTTCGACGGTACGCCCGGGTTGTTGCTCAGGGTGACGAGTACGACGAACGCAACGATCGTCGGAACCGTGTACCCAACGCTGTACTGCGGTGGCGGCGCGTTGTAGGCGGGATTTGGGTCCGGGACCGTCGTGAAGGTATTGCCGTTGTAGCCGCAGCCCGGTCCCTTCTTCGAGTAAATTGCGGCGGCGATGGCCGTCTGACTCCCACCCAGGACGGCGACGTAGATCGAGTTTGGTCCGATCGTGACACCCCCGACGACCGCAACCGTGGGCAGATTGTTCTCGAGGCAGTAGCAGTCGAGGACGCCGGGGAGCGCGAGCACCGTCCCCTGAATCGCGTCAAGTATCTGAATGGCGTTGGCTGCGACCGAGAGCTGCCGCCTGAGCTCGTACTGGGTGGGGGTTTCGACGAGGTTCCCGAGCACTGCCGGTCCACTCGGTGTGACGCTCTCCCACCCGTAGATCTGCTGGTAGATGTTCAAGCTCGCCGGGGCGGCGATCGGGCCGCTCGTCCCGCAGGAGAACTCCAGCGTGACCGATCCGGACACCCCGATCTCGCCGGCCTGCGTACAGAGCCAGATCAGGCCCGTGTTGGGATCCCGCGCCTGGGAGCCGACGCCGATCGGCGTGGTGTTAAGGCCGACGCAGGTGCACGGCTGGACGGTCGGCTGCGCCGAGATCCGGTCCTGGAAGTAGATGCGGCCGATCGCGTCCTGACCGCGACCGGAGTTGAGCGCCGGATCTATCTGAGAGAAGAACCACGCAAGCTGCGCCCAGCTGTCGCCGATGACCGCGGTCTCGGTGACCGCAATCTGTCCCGTCGGATTCGTCAGCTGCGGGTTGATGCCCCCGCCGAGTGCAGCATTGATGTCGACCTGGACGCCGGCGAGCGCCGCGTCTTCGGTCGGGAGGACGACCCCCCTCGGACCGAAGGTCGGCTGGGGGACGGCGGTGACGAAGCCGTCGCTCATGGACAGATATTCACCACTCCAGCATTATTCCACTCAGTCCCAGACGGGTGTCCGGAGCACGAGGTGGGGATGTGGGATATCTCCAATACTTGCGTCGATTGTACATAATTCATAAACGTCACAGTGTGGACAAAGTCGACAAATTGCAAGTTGTTGGACGCGTTCTTCAGTATTTGATACTCTTCTGCGCCGCGGTCGCGCCATCCCATTATTGAGAACTCCGCGGCGGTACCACCGGAGTCCACACTCCACTCGGTGTTAAAATTTGCGCTATTCGCCACCACGAAATTCGCACTTACGCTAGAGGGTCCTAGGATGAAATTTGGTATGCCAACCTCCCCACTCATGTCGACAATGGCAGTCGCGTGCGTGCCCTTAATATTCAGCACTCGCGCAGAGTTGCTATAATCGGAGATGGCTGCATGAGTGAAGCCGTGGAGCGTGTCGAGTGGGAAATCCTCGATCCTAATCCCTTCATATTGTACTCGGCTGAGGACAAGTCCATAAGCAAACCAATCGTTGGTGTTCGCAGTGTTGGCCGATACCACCATGTAGGCGCCATTTGGCCGCTGTGGCGTCGCTCCTGTAGTATTGCGTTCGGCGGTCGCCGAGTAGGCAAAAACTGTCGGAGAGTTCGCATTGAACGGCTCATCGACATTAGTTGGCGCGAAGCTCTGAAGTACATCACTCTCGACGCACTGTACGTCCGATACCGACCCTCCTTGGGCGACAGCGAACTGATTGCAGAGCGGATTTATCGCTTCGATGAGCTGAGGGTTTGCCAATGTACCCCCCGACCCACGGCCATTCAGATTATCGATGAACGCCGAGATGCTAATCGCATTGTTTACCCCAGGGTTACTCGGTGCTAGAGTAGCGATATTTTCAACCCGAAATCCTCCATTCAATCCTCCAGACGGATTCGTGTAGTTAGGAGCTTCAATCGCCAACCCCGACCACTGACACTGTCCGTTGAGGTACTTGGTGGCATCGTTCGGCGGCGCTGGTACGGCCCCCTGGACCGTCGTAGTGCAGGGGGAGAGCAGAGCCGACGGGATCGGCCCGCTCGGACTGAGCGTCCACGCCCAGGGAGCCACCGACTGAATGATGTCCTGAATCTGCGTCGAGCTGCCGTGGCACGCGCTTGGCTGACCGAGCACAGAGCAGGGCTGCCACTCGGTTATCAGCGCCGACTGCGTCTTAATAGTCTGAGCCTGCACCTGTGTGGCAGTGGCGAGTACGACAATGGTGCAGAAGTACTTGAGGAGTCTAACCATGAAAGCCACGACTAATGGACTACCCAACCAGATACCGATACGTCGCAGTATGCCAGTACGTGGTGGGAGCCCCCACTTCCCACGGGGGCTCCGAACGTCCCCGACGTCGCGTCGGATATCGACGTCCTGTTCCCGGCGTTGCCAGTTGTGCAGGGACCGAGCGTCGATGCCGTAGTCTCGAATCCGGAGAGACCGTCCGTCTGTATGTTGGCACCTCCGGGGTTCACGATGTTCGCGGTTGTCACCCCACCCACATCGAAGTACGTCCCGGTTATCCGGACGTACGACGGAGTCGTTATCTCCAAGTTGTACTTGGGAAGCGCGGTCTCGCCCTCCGCCCTACCAATTATACCACCGTTGAACACGATGGTGTCCAGCGGGGCGGTGGTGGCTATCTTGACGTTGTCGTAGGCGCTGCCGCTCGCGCTCCCGTTCCCGGAGATTATGGAGCCGTTGAAGATGATGTCGTTGGAGTTACCCGATAGACTGACGCCATGGGCCCCATTATTGTGAATCTGGCACCCGTCGCACAGCACGGTCTGGATGCTGCTCAGCGAGTCGGTAGTGACAGTCAGACCATTGTTCGTGGAGGTGGCAAACCACGTCCCGTGGAAGTGCTCTCCCCTCACGGAACATCCCCCACCGGACTGGTTGGTGATCAAGACCCCTTGCTGTGAGATGTCGAAGAAGTTGAGCCCGTACTCCCCCCATATCGGACCGTTCGCGTGGTGAGCCCCGTTGCACTGTATTATGAGCGGGTACGTGGTGTCCAGGATGTCGGCCCTGGTCATGAATACACCCTCCGTCTCGACTACTATACCCTGGGGATCCGCGTATGAGCCCACGTCGGTGTCGTAAAGTGCCTCGTCGATGATCGGTCCTATACCGTCCTGGAAGGTCGCGAAGATGCTCTTGCAGTTCCTGCCATAGATGTGCTCCCAGTTGTTGATTACTCCGGCCCCCACGCCCTGCTGGAAGCAGATGTCGGCCAACTCGACTTGGACATTGCGGACGAGGTCTCGGCTGCCGCCGGTCAGTTTTATGCCGACTTGCCCAGTAGTGCGATCGCCGACCTCGTGGACGTTCTCGACGATCACTCCGCTCGACGTTATGGTTATTCCCGCGGACGCACCGGATAGATTGATCGGGGACCCCAGGATCGTCCCGCAGCCCATCAGGTGCGCCGGGGTGGCTATGATGACGTTACTCGTCAGCTTGTAGGGAGTACCGTTGCACACCATCTGAACCGGAATACCGGTCGCCAGCGCTGCGCTGAAGCCTGACGAGTCGTCGGACGTCCCGTTGTGCGGGGCGCCCATGACGTCCGGACTTACGGAGCCGGAGGAAGCGAACGAGCACTTCCCATTTAGGAACTTGGTGGCATCGTTCGGCGGGGTGGGGACGACCCCTTGGACCGTCGAGGTACAGGGGGAGAGTAGGGCCGTCGCCGCAGATCCCGTTAATCCCTGGAAGCCGCCACCAGATCCGCTCAGGAAGGGAGCGTTGGGCACGCCACTGGTGTACAGGAAGGCATTCGCCGGAATGCTGAGCAGGGAGAATCGATTGGGGTTGGGGATTGCCGGGATGAGTAGACCCGATGAGTACGGCTGAGTCGCCTGGGACTGGCCGTACACGTACGCCTCTATCTCCTGCTGCTGCGAGTGGGCCAAGTGACTAGCCGCGACGGCACCCAGGAACGCGGCGAGGATGCGCAGGATGATCCTCATTGTGTCAATACCTTACCCCCTCCCGTAAGTGGGACCCCGCCTCCGGTGAGTACAGTCTGAGTTGCAGTAGCATCACCTTGGACGAAGTCCGGCGGTCCGAAGTCCGGCGGTCCGAAGTCGCTTCCACCGGCCATCGGAGGAGTTGCGGCAATGTCTCCCGAGACCGCACTCACCCACCACGGCGCGACGCCGAGCAGGTTTCCGGTCTCGACCACCGAGACCTGCCCACTCGAGCTGGTGATCTGGAGCTGACCACCGATCTCTCGGCCCGAGCCCGGCCCGGTCAGGAAGCACTTGATCGAGGCCACGTCGGGGACGACCAGCCCAGCCGTCACAAGCGCCTGCTTCAGAAACTGCAGGCTAACGCGGAGGCCGAGGATGTTCTGGAAGTACGGCACGCCGAGCGTCGAGTCGTACCAGCACTCACCTCGGAACGTGCGGACGGCGCTTGCCACATCCTGTGCGAGTGCGATACCACCGGAGTTCACCTTGAGGGTGCCGTTCTCGACGACCAGGTCCCAGCCGGTGCCGTCCTGGTCGGGGGTGGAAAGGGCGAGGGTGTTCATGTGTATGTCTCAGAAATCGTCTCTAAGGCTCGTCCAGCCTGATGGTACCACTGACCGCTACTCGCATAGCGGCCGCCCTTTTCTTCAAGCTGGAGTGCACGCGCAGTCGCTGGCAGGCTACGCCTAAGTACCTGCGGTAGGAGCATTCGTAGGTTGTTCTGTATCTCCATGACTATCATTAGGTTGAGTATGCTGATGTCCTTGTAACGTCACTTGATCCGACCCGCCCTGGCCCGCAATAACATTCCCACTAGCTGTAAAGAGCCCGTTCTGATCGAACGTGTAGGTTGCATTTCCGACCTTGATCGTGATCAGGTTGTTGGCCAGCGTGACCGTATTGTGGTTCTTGTCGAATATCTTTACGCCAGTATCTGAGAAGGCTACTCCCTGGGTTGGTGTCCCGGTGTCAATGTGCGAGCCGTGAAATACGGCATCAGCAAAGTCGTGCCGTCTTCTCGACCCCGGGTTTCCCTGGGCTCCCGTAGCCCGAACGACGCTGGTGTCCCGATCGTGCATGATGATCTCCCCGATGTCGTCCTTCTTCGGGTTCGAGATGATCGCGCCGAGCGCGGACTGGTACCGGAAGTATGGGATCTTATAGATCGTCCCGTGTGGTGTGGAGTTCCCGTTGTTGCCGTCCACCTGGTTGACCAGCGGCTGGACGTCGACGAAGCCTATCGGTCCTATGGTACCTGGCGGGATGTCGTTTCCGTTAGCGTCGTAGGCGCCCCGAATCACCTTCGCGTACTGAGCCGTACGGACGTCGGCGATGGCCTGGTCGATGTGGAAGTCCGTAGTATTGAATGGATGTACGGTGGTGCCGGCATCCTGGGCCCCCACATAGGCGTAGGTGTCGGCGTCGCTCACGGCGGCGACCCAATCAGGATAGTCTCCCAGGGACCACCTGGCTCTTGAGACTCCAGCTCGTGGGTAACCATGTTGAGGGTCAGCTTAGCATTGTTGGCAGCCTTCAGTTCACTCTGCACGAGCACGGTAGTGCCCGGAGAGATGGCCATGGACGGGCTGAACAGCGTGCGAACGATGATCTGCTTATTCTGGAACATCGGATAATTGATCATGCCGGTCTGAGGTCCCACAATCACCGTCACTGGAGGTGTCGTCTTGCTATTCTTCGACCAGGTGATCAGCACCTTGTTGACGCTGTCGAGGAACGCGAAGCAGTCCGCCGCTGCGACGACGGCCTGGATCTGTTGCCACACCGTGCCGGGCAGGTAGGGAGTCTGTAGCACGGCGGTGACGCCGTTGTCCTGGAGGGTGTAGCCGACGGACTGAGCCAGGGTCTTGAGGACCTGGGACGCTGGCACCGAGCCGGGGTAGCTCGACGGCGAGACCGGCTTGAGCTGGATGGCAGTGGCCGGCGTCGCGTAGACGTAGAAGTGACGATCGTCAGCGCCACCGTCGAGTTTCGGGTAGGCCTCGGTGATAAGACCGTCGAACACGGTCGTCATGCCGGACGCGTCGTCTCCTGCCCTGACCTGGACCAGGTTCTTCCGACTCTGGTACAGCAATCCAGCCACCGAGACGGCGTTCATGTGGTCGAGAGACATACCATAAACGCGCAACAACGCGACCGAGGCCATGTGGGGAGACACGACGGCCTCTAGGTGGGCATAAACGCGCAGGCCGGTGAGGGTGAGCTGGTCCGCTCCGGACACACCGAAGTCCCCCGTGCCGATCTGGAACGTGAGGTCGATCTTCCGGACCGCGTAGGGTGCCTGGAGCGTCGTGACGACCGGCGAGGGAGCCTGGGCGGTGACCGAGACGTCCGGCAGGGTAGTGGTGCCGTTGCTCACGCTGCCACCGAGCGCGGCAAGGAGTATCCGGGCACGTACGAACCAACCGGCCAGTACGTCAGTATCCAACGAGTCCCCATACCGGGGATGCGGCCGGCCACCGCCGGTGGGGCCATGTCGCCGTCGGCCAGTGGGTACTCGGCGAGCTGGGTCTGATTCCTCAGGTAGGTCGGCGGCAGCCTCGCCGGCACCCCGCGCGGGTCCTCGGCCGCGCCTGTCGTGTCGACGACCACGAGGTCGCCGACGAATCCCAGGTAGACGTCGCGCACGATCAGCGTCCCCTGCCGGACGTAGACCCCGCCCACGATCAAGTTAGCCCCGCTGCCGGTATACACGTCGACGAAGCATGGGTTGATGTTCTCGTAGCGCGGCTCGGGGTCGGTCGGGATCTCCCCCGGGTCGATCGTCGGCACGTTGGTGCTCTTCGTGTACAGTCTGATCAGGCACGCCTGCCCGGCGAGCGTTATCGTGATCTGCTGGGCCGGCGCCTCGCTCGTCGGGACGATCGAGTAGGCGGTCGAGAGGTTTGGCGCGGCCGGCGGCGGTATGTATGGGATCCCACCAGGCACCGGCAGCGTCGAGGGACCGGGACGGATGCCGATCCCGAACTGGGGACCAAATTGACTCCCCCACGGGCTGCCGCTCATCTACTCAGCACCCGCTACCAATGTTATCAGCCAAGAGCACACCCGTGGTGCTCGTGCCGGCATAGGCCACCAGTTTGCAGGTGCCTCCCGTTGTGCCCGGCAATGCAATTATCCTGACGACCGCGGCGCCCGGTCCAGCACCCGGACCACTCGACTGCTTAGCCACGCCGAGACCCGATGCGCCGCCGGCAAATAGGCTGCCGTCGCCAGTGACTTGGAATCCAGGGAAATTCAGCGCGTAAGTGCTGAAGGTGACGTTGTGCATGTCGATGCCCTGCGCCGCCTTCATATTACCAATCGTGCCGACCCCTTGCGTTGCGGCGATCACCGTACCGGCGTTGGAAATGGGCCAGTAACTATCGGAGCGGCCGAACGAAATGCCTGTGTTGAAGCCGGCGCAGGCGCTCCCCCCGGCGAGTGCACCATTCCCGCACGAGCCGCCGGCCCACAGCCCATAGCCGGCCGAATAGTTGGTACCTTGCTGTGTGTCGTTCCCGCTCCCCAACGGGGTGGACGCAACCGCCCATCCTTCTTTGATCCCAGCCCCAGGCTGGTGCAATGCCAAGTCGATCTCGCCACCGACCGTACCATAGTGAGAGACGTTTAGGTCGTCGATTACTTGTCCTGCATAGGCGTAGAATTGGCCGCCGCCGGTTCCGCTCCTGGCCCACACATTCGAAAAGATCCCAGTTTGAAAGGCTCCCGTACCGGAACCGACATTTCCATTTTGGACAAGATCAACAAAAATCCCCTGTCGAGCGCCTGGACCGGCTCCAGTACCGCCAAACGTGTGAGCTATGCTGAGAGCTGGTATTACTCCTCCCAACAGCTGATTCGTCGCAGTATCGCTGATTACTGCTATGGTCGAGAGTGGCGTCGTAGACCCATAATTGACATCAATCGAAGATCCCGCAGGCGTTCCCGACAGAGTCCCCTGCGTGGACAATGATGTATATGACGGAACGGATAATGCCCCACTACCCAGGATCTTCAAATAAGTATTAGGTCCGAATAGATTATTTATCGACGTTTGCTGCGACGCCACGTCCGAGAGATTATTCGTCGGATTGAGAGAGCTACAGATCGCGTTGCGCACGTAGGCAGGGACGATCGAGGCCACCGGCGCGGCGTCGGAGAACAGATTGAGCAGGGACGACTGGGGGAGAACCGTGCACGCGGTCTGGGCCCTCGCCGCGGCGGGCGAGAGCACGAGGAGGATCGTGAGGAGGAGACCGAGTCGGCTGCGCATCGACTTTACACTCAGGTCGGGGGTTGGATGGCGACCCAGGGCGACGTGAGGGACGACCGATCCGTCGGCTGGACCGGTCCGCTCTGAGTCGGGAAAGCGGCATTCGTCGAGCTGGTGCTGGTCGCCGACGGGAACAGGCTGGAGGTGAGTCCACCTCCCAGCGCCTGGTTGCTCACCTGTCCGACGGGCCTCGAGGTTCCGGCTCCGGCTCCGGCGGGCGAGGTGGAGTTACCTTGAGAACTGGAGAGTGTGGAGGTAGTCGGGGTCCGGATCTCCTTGAGCCTCACCTCCACCGCAATTAGTGTAACGCCGCTCCTGACCGTGCGCCGGAATTCGTAGTCCACCACGTTGGCGCTGGGGTATCCGTACTCCGGCATCACGACCGCCACCAACTGGAGCGACGCCGCAACCGGCTCGAGTATCGAGAGGAGCTGTCCCCGCGTCTGGCTGGACAGCAGCGTCACCCTCGCGTCGTAGGGGATCTGAACCTTGTTGTAGCTGGCGAACGCCCCCATCTCCTGGGGATAGTTTGAGACGTCGTACCCACGGTGGTACCCGAGTTCTCCGACAGACTCCGAGATTAGTACGGGCTGCCCGCCCTCGTCGAAGATGCCCCACTGCGGTGGACCGAACTCCGACAGTATGCTGAGATCATCCTGGGTCAGCAGGAGCAGGGGAGGTAATCCGCTCACGCCAGACCCGTGTTGGCCGGTCCGGCCATGGGCGGAAGCTGCCTCACCTGGTCGCTGACCGAGTTGGCAATTGCGGTGGCCTCTCTCGTCGGGGCGTTGACGGTGATGTCGACGTGCTGGTCACCGTAGTTGTGCGTCGTCGACGTGTTATTCGTCGCGTTTGCCATCTGGATGGAGCGAAGGGCAGCCTGCTTGGCGGGAATGGGAGCCTTCGCCACCGGGTCGACCGGCCCCAGTATCCAGTCCAGCGGGTCGGGTACGTGCACCGTACTGGGCTTGCCAGCGGGAGGAGGAGTCGTCGGTGGCGGTGGTGCGATGGCCAGATCCGAGCCGCTGTATCCCCCGCCGCTGTACTTGCTCAAGAAACTGCTGACGGTAGGATTGGGACCGTACGCAGTGGACAGTCCGCTCGCGGCCCTATTGATCTGAGCGGCGATGGCGGCGCGGCCAGCCTCCGGCGTCGGGTAGGACGCGAAGGTGCCGCCGTCGGTGGCGCGGACGCCGGAGTCGGTCTGCCCCTCGGCGCCGGTGAACTTGATGTTGCCCGGGTTGTTCACGACGCCGGTGGGGGAGTGACCCTCGTGCTTGATGATGTAGTCGACCAACTGGTCGGCCTGGCCGCCGGCGACGACCTGCGACAGTTGTCCCCCGGAGCCTCCGCTGACCACTGCCCCCTCTCCGTACTCCGGGCGAGATCCGCCGAAGAAGCGCCCCAGGAACCCGCGGGGGTCGTTGGATCCGGGGGCTATCAGCGTATCGAGCCACGACGCCAACCTGGTCAGGCCCTCGGCAATACCGCTGAGTAGTAGGTCGCGCTCGAGCTTCTCCCACGCCGTGGCCAGTTTGTCCTCGGCCAGAATCAGGCGCTGCGCGGCCCTCAGATCCTCGCCGGTCGGGGCCCTGCGTCGCTGCTCCGCGATGTCGGCCGGGAGTCGCTCACCCTCCGCGCGCAGGCCCGAGACCATCTGCCGGCTCAGCCCGAGGGCATTGCCGGCGCTGTACGCCCGGGCCTCCGGCATGGCGGAGAGCTGGGCGGCCAGCTTGGTTATTATCTGCTCGGGCGAGTCTCGGAATGGGTCGATGCCAGTGAAGGTCTCCTGGTTGAGGAGCTTGTTCAGGTTGGTTATGAAGCCAATGCCGGGGCTGATACCCCTGGCAGCCTGCCCTTGCATTTCGGAGTACTGGGCCAGCCAGTTCTGAGTCTCGGCCTGGGGTACGTTGCCACCAGCGAACAGCGCCTGGCTGATCGCACCGAACTGGGTGATACCCATGCCGGCAGCACCGGCACCTATCCCGGTGGCGAACACTCGCCCGGCGACGTCGGTGACTGCACCGAGCGTCTTGCTCAGCGCCTCGTACGCAGCGAAGGCGGCAAGGCCGGCGACGCCGAGGCCGCGCATCGCCGCGGTCGCGGCAGACGTACCGCGGGCCACGCGTTCGCCGGACGCCTCGCCCTCCTCGCCGGTCTTCCGCAGGCTCTCGCGGGTGCGCTCGGTCTGGAGTACCATGCCCTCGAAGGTCCGTCGCAGCCCGGAGATCGGGTTCTCGACTGCGCGGAAGAAGGCGATCGTGTCCCTGCCGACCGTGTCGGTCACCTGGCGACCACCGCGCTGGGCCGCGGCCTCCATCCTGCGCAGGGATGCGATGAGCCTGGCCTCGCCCTCGTCGAAGTCGGTCGGGTCGAGGCCTAGGCGGACCACGAGTTCATCTATAACCGTAGCCACCCTAGTCTCTCTTGTTCAGAGCAGCCTGCGCGATGCGCTTATTGTGAGCATCCACCTCCAGGACCTCCAGCATGTCGTAGAGATCCTCGACCCCGTATACCGTATCCAATTCGTGCAAGGTCGCCATTGCCCTGCCAGAGGACGACGAGATTATCGCCGCGATCGTCGGCGGGACGTTCGGGTACTCGACGAGGTCGGCTCCGAAATCTCCGTCATCGTCGAGCCCACCGAGATCAAGAGGATGACCGCGGCGGGCACGGAAAAACCCACGTGGAGATCGATGACCTCCGCGCGCAGGTGCTGGCGAGTGGAGATCTCTTCGACGTCGTCGTCCACGCTGCCGGAATCGTTCAGCAATCTGGTGACGGGAGGGGGTCCGGAATTGATGACGAAGCTGACGCAACCCATCAACTCGTCCATGAGGGGCTCGATCTCGGGAAAGTGCATGTGTCCCAGCAGGCCGGCGATGGCCTCGATCTGACGCATGTCCCCTCGGACCCTCGCGTACCTCTCGGCGATGCCGGGTGGGATGTCGGCCCGGGAGTGGGCCAGTGCGAGGAAGGCGCGGTTCGCCCACTTCTCCGCTGGACGCGCGGCCATCTCCACCAGCAGGAAGCTCTTGCCGTTGTCCCTCTGTCCGGGCTGCTCGGACCGGACGCCGGGGATCGTCACGATCTTGACCTTCCGACTGCCATACTGGCGGGTCCAATCTGAACTGAGCACTAGGCTCCTCCACTACCTGGGAGGTCCCGGTATGGGCGGGGGGCGGCCCCTGGAGACGTGGGTGTCGGCTCGACTGAGACCGCTCTGACGCTCCACTGGCGAGATGTCTAGGGGAGCCAATCCGAGCGGAACACCTCCCGATCCGAGACACGTGGGACACCTATAGATTCCCGCACCGTAGCGGACGGAACGCAGCCCGTGGCAGGTAGGACAGATTCGACGTGGCATTGAACATTTCTCTCAGTGGAGTCTTGCAAATTTTCGCAAGCGCGCTTACATCACGGATGAGAAGTGATAGGATCTGATAAAATGAATACGATCTACGCGATCTTCCTATGCTGGTACGGCATCAACCAGCCGTGCACGGGCGTCATACCGTGGGACGAGACGACTTCCAATCATCCCTCCGCGAGTACCTGCAAGGCGAAGGCCATGGAGATGAACGATGCGAATGGTGGGACAGTCGAACCCGGCGCGGCCTTGCCGTACTACGCGTGCATGTCGAGAAGTGTCCCGGCCTGGAACCTGGCTCGCTAGACGCTACATCGGCGCCGCGCTGACCGCCGGCCGGCCGGGCCCCTGGGGCAGCCACGTGATACGCCACTCCCGGTCCTGCAAGACGCGACGTGCCTCAGCCAGGGTCGAGACGCGCATCAGCGCGCCGAAGGCACACGCGTACTTGCGGTTGACCGCGGGCTGCGTGATTATAGCGGTTGCCGGCAACTTGTCGTTGAGCTGATCCTCGGCCGCTAACCAGTTCTCGAACACAACTATGGACGGAGACGCCGCGAGGAAGCGGATCGACATCGGGACCTCGCGCGGTCTGTAACCCATCACGCCGTACGCGTCGACGCCCACCCGGGTCTCCGCAGCGTCTACCGTCTCGGCGACGAACGCGTCGTCCACGCCGAATCCGATCAGGTTGACGCCCTGCGGGTAGACCTGGGCGATGGTCAGGTAGAACGTCGCGGAGGCCGACGTGATCGTGTTGAACGCCATGGTATATTTATTCCTGACCTGATAGGGAGATCCGAATGAAGCTGAGACCGATGAAGGATGCCCCGACGGACCGGCCGATCCTAGTCTGGCACGACCACGACAGCGACCCGTACTACGAATCCCGTCCCGACGACGGTATCTATGTGGACATAGAGACGGAGGATCTCAGATCCCCGCCAGAAAGAACCATCCTGACCATCTACGGTGCCCACTGCGAGGGCCTGGGATACACGAAGGACAAGGGCTACTTCGTAGCCGTCTGGGGAGGCGGAGTGTACGAGGACGAGAGCGGTGAGGGCTGGGGTCCATGGACAGTCATTCCAGACTGGTGGTTCGAGGCTCACTCGGAGTTCGAGACCCCGCTCGCACCACGCGGCTGGGTCGACCTCACAGAGCCGGAGTTCCCCAATGGAGATCAGACGTGAAAATATCCGATCTGGACGTAGACGAGAAGCAGGTCATCAGTGCGAACAATGGATCGATCAAGGCACTTCAGCAAGGTGGCAAGCTGCGCATGACGCTTCAACACCCGAGCACTGGACAGACCGCAATCATCGAGCTGAGGATGGCGTTTTGGTTCAAGATTCTAAGTGGAGAAGCCGTCCCAGTTGACAGCTGGGAGATCTTCACCATCCCTATTGAACGGTGATCGACGCCAGCGTGATCGCCTGGACGCTCCCCCCGTCCGCGTACCACAGCGTGCACGGCGGGCTCGCTCGGATGGAGCGCGTCGCGGCAGATGCCGGGCTGATCTGTAAGTACCAGCCCCGTTGGAACAGTGTGGTCGCGATGTCGATGCCGGCGGACTGGTTGACCGACTGCGTCTGCGCCTGGCTGAGCTGCACTCCCGGCACGATGGATCCGAAGTTCAGCGCCGCGAGGATCGGATCGAGGCACCAGGACTCGATCTGGGCGTAGCCCGGATTGGCGTAGGGGACCGAGTTGGCGGCCGACAGTCCGATCATTATCGCATTCTGCAGGGCGTTGTTCAGCTGTATCTGGTTGGTGTAGCTGTCGTCCCAGACGAACGGGCCCGAGACCAGGCCGCGCTGGTACTCGGGGAACCCCTGACTGCGAGTCGTGTAGTCTCCGTAGAAGTTGATGCCGTATCCGAAAGTTCCGCTCTGCGGCGAGCCCGCGAGGACCTGCGCGATCGTGCCGTTGGTGACGTCCGGCAGGCCCCCGACGTAGGACTTGAACGCCGCCGTCTGTCGGCCGTTCAGCCTGGGGAAGTCGAGCGCCGCGGCCCAGCCCATGGAGAACGCCGCCTTCTCCCCGGGCAGCGTGGTGATCGCTGGGTTGGTGTAGATCATCACGGTGCCGCTCAGGTCAGCGTTGTTGATCTGCGTCGCGGCGGCCGACGGTCCACCGATCGCCGTGTCAACGGCGTTAGTCTCCCACATGCAGTAGCGGTAGGAGTTGCCCTGAGCGTTGTTCCATCCCGCGAAGCTCGACGCAGTATTGGTCGCCTTGTCGGCGTCAGTCGGCTCCCAGGTCGTCATGAAACTGACCCAATTCTGGGTCTGTGCGATGACGCCGTTCATGAATGCCGTGGGGGACGACGCGGCAGCTCCGGGGGACTGTACGGCACCCAGGCCCTGCGTCAGGAACAGAGGAGCAGCCGCCGCCCCCGTGCAAAACGAGACGCTGGAATTTACCCCCGTCGTCCCAGAGTGGATGTCGAAGGCCCCGTGGATGGAGCTGTACGAGCAGCCGGCGGCGTACTGGCTGATCGCCTCCGCGGACTCGGTGGTGACGCTCTGATTCAGTACGTAGGTGCCGGCCCCGCCGATCGTGCCGCCAGACTGGCTCGCGACGTACGTGTTGGCCGGGATGCCGGTGCCCACGACCACGTCGCCGAGGAGGATCGTCGGCAGCGGCGCGTAGGCGCTGATCGTCTCGGCCGGCTCGGTCGTCGCCGCTTGACTCAGCACGTACGTACCGACGCCGCCGGGCTGCCCTCCGCCCGAGTACGAGGCGACCGTCGTGCCGAGCGCGATGCCCGTTCCGACGAGGACCTGGCCGAGCTGCAGGTAGCCGCCGGCGACGGAGGTCACCACCATCTGAGTGCCGGACAGGCTCGCCGTGAAGGTGGCCTGGAGCGGTCCGTTGGCGCTCGCCGTCGCGAACGCGGACACCGTCATCGCGTTGCCGGAGAGCGAGGCCTGAAAGGTGCCCTTCTGGATGCCCCTGATGCCCAGCGCCGCGCCGATCAGCTGGGCGGCGTTCGAGAAGCTAGTGGCGGCGGCCAGGTTGACCGTCGCCGTGATCGGCGCCGCGCCGTCGATCGACACCGTCAGCGGGGCGTTGACCGTCTGCAGCTGGCCGAGCGTCATGCCGGAGGCGTTGCCGCCTCGCAGGTATCCGGGGACGGCATTCAGCGCGTACTGCACCGCCAGCAGGCCGCTCGGCGACCGGGTGGAGTTGGTGGGGCCGGTAAAGTAGACGTTGCCGAGACCGGCCTCCTGACTCACCGCCCCGAAGTAGCTGCTCACGTCCGTCGAGCCGGAGAAGAGCAGGACCTCGCCCATCGGCATCAGTGGGTAGCCGTTGGCGCCGATGTTGGAGTCGACGAGTAGACCCCAGAATTGCAGCGGGTTGCCGCCAGCTGCCAGTACGCTCGGGACGACGTCGACGAGTTGACTAGCGGGAATTGCTGGTATCACATTTGTCGGCATCGGCTATTCCCGTATATTAGACCATGGATCTCGTCTGGGTAACGCCCTCGCTCATCCCCGAGCCAAACATCACCGACGTGGAGGTCGAGTGCTTGTGTCTCATAGCTGTGGCAGCGGCTCTCCACGAGACCAATCCCAGGCGCAACACGCGCCACTACCGCAGGAAGTACGAGGCTGCCTTGGATCGATGGATCCGCGACCTCGCAAGCAGGAGATAATGCAGATGACGAAGGACGACGCCCTAAAGTTGATAGATGACCATAAGAACAAGCTGATTAACCCCGTCGAGATGCTCCACTGGACATGGCTCAGGGTCATCATATTGATGATCGAGGATGACGAGTGGCAGGGACTTCTCAAACGCGCACTGCCGATCCTGTCCAGGTGAACCTATCTACGGCACGTAGATGACTCCAGCCTCGACGGTCTCAACCTGGACATGGTCGGCGAACTGCTGCGGCGTCGTTACGATCGGGACGATCTCCAGGTGGGCCTCCATAACCCACCGATACTCAACCTCTCCCTCGGCGTTCTCGAACGGCATCTGGCCGGCCGTGTCGATGTGGAGGGGTGCGATCCAGAACCCCGTGGCAGCGAGGAAGTCGACGCCGTAATCGCTGCGGAACAGGGTCTCGATCACGTTGACGTTGTTGAGGCTGTTGGGACCGTGCACGTCGAGCTGTACGGTCCACTCGGTGCCTACCTGGTCCGACCTCGTACCAGCGTACAGGGTCTCGCTCGAGAGTGTCTGACTGACGCCGACCTGGTAGGTACCCGGACCGCCGGTGATCGCTCCAGTCAGCTGCCTCACGATCGTCGTGTTGGGTAGGATGAGTCCGCCGGGGTAGTTGTAGTCGATCAGCAGGTTGCCCGGAGCCAGCGCTCCCCGCGTCGCGACCGTCACCGTCAGCGTCGTACCGGATATCGACCCCACGCAGACGTTGTCGCTGAACGTCATCTCGTTGGTCTCCAGACGCGCGATGCGCAGGCTGGACATCACCACGAAGTCGCCCGCGACCGGCTCCGGCACGCGTACGTTGCTGCCCGGTGCTGTGGAGCCGAGCCCGCGCACCACCGTAATCGGGGAGGGTGAGCAGACCGCCTGGAGGAACTGACCGAGCGCCTGGAAGCCCTGGGCCTCGGTCAGCGAGATCGTGATACCGGGAGGACCGCTACTCATCGGGAGGGACCGCCGTTGTGGTCGATCAGACCTCGGCGACCTGGCAAGATGAGAGACCGCCTAGTGACGATCTCATTCTTCTCGATCTTCTTTGCCGCCCAGATGCCGCAACCGAATAGCAAGATTGACCCCTTGATGCAACCTCTACTAGAAGCGCTAGAGGCCGCCGCCTGGAATGTCATGATCGCGGTTTCGAAACTGTCCGTAGTATTGCCGAAGCTCTCGGTGAACGTTGCGGCTATCGCGGCAGCGGTGGCTTGCACCCGCCACTCACTCGCCATCGTAACGGCATTGCCGCTGGCATTCTGTTCGAGCAGCGTGAAGCCACTGCCCGCCGTCCACGTTCCGCCGCCCTGCGAGCCGTCGTCGACGATGCCGTAGATCAGTTCTCCATTGTGCAGCGGCGTGACGTTGCCGGACGAGGGACCCCCAGATGGCGCCGGCTGATACTGGCCAGTCGCTTGATCGAGCGGCGAGCTTACCTGAACGCCCGCAAATTCGTCGCCTATGATCCTTATGTAGGTGACGGCCGCGGAGAATGCCGCGGTGATTACTGCGGCACCCCCCGTAAGAATTGAGCCAGGAAAATGATATGGTACTAAAAATGTCGCATTGTTGGTATTGTTTATTGCTGTTCCAAGCGTCGCTATAAGTGAGCCAATCTTGACCGATGTCAAGACATTGGTGGCGTTACTAAACGTCACTCCGCCACAGACGAGATTGCCGGCCGAGGCAGTGAAAGACGGCGCAGTGCCGCTGGTCGCTCCGGTGGCTGAACCATCAGCGCCAATTACGCCATTAACGTGCGTAATCGCCATTAAGTGCCCGTCACGGTCTGTGTACCGGATGTCTGCGGCGAGTTGCTGAGCCCAGTCAAGGTGCCGGTGATCGTAAAATCATTATAGGTTCCTGCCGGCGTTCCGGTGGCACTCTGACAAAGGTGCTGGCCATCGACGCAAATCACGAAACCCCCGGAATTTGTGCCGCCGACTGAGAATGTCCCTGGCCAGCCACTGGCGTATGGCCAGCTACCTACCCACGCAGGAAATGCCGGCGTCATCGCCACCGTGATCTTGCCGATGACTCCATTCGCTTGGCCGGCCACAAACCCGTTCGACGGCTGATCGGTCGTCAGTACCGGAGCGGCCATCGTCGCCGGAGCGCCAGTACAGACATTTCCGCTCACGGTCTGCGTGCCCGTCAACGTGCCGCCGGCGGCTCCCGTCAAGATCCAGCCGGAGCAGGACGCGCCACTGACCAAAGCGGTGTTGTTCTCGACTTGGCAGCCTTGTCCGTCTCCACCAGTGCAGATCAGCGAGGTTCCCGAGACGGCCTCATCAACGATCGCGTCGCAACAGCTGCCGGCTGTTCCCGCGTCGATGTAATTGCTGTTGACCCGATCGCGAGTCGCATTCCGCCCTGAGATTGGACCCACGGCCAAGGCCGAGCTGTTGCCGTGAGCATTGCACGCCAACGCATAGTTGCTGGTCCAGTAGATGTCCGTACCACCGTGTGCGTCGTAGCACTCCCAGAGAGTATTATTGATCACGATGTTATTCGTAAACGACACCCCCACCGATATTGCGTCTCCACTTATGGCGAATGGATATAGATTGACCTCGCCAGTGGCGGGGGCGCCATCTTTCCAAGTATTGTTGTTGACGACGTTGCTGCCTCCCACGCAGATGTCACACGCCACCCCGACGTACCCGCTGCCAGAGCTGTAGTTGTACTTGTGCACCAAACCACTCAATCCAGTCGTCGTGTCGCCGTACACGTAGTCGCACATGAAGGAGCTGGTCTTGTTGTACGTGGCGGTGAAGCCGCTGATGCCTGTGCCTGTGCTGACGAAGCCAGACAGCGTGCTATTGCAAACGTTCGTCGCTGGCGACCCTGGTATCGTTCCGGACGCCGTCAAATGGTCGATCTGAGCCGCATTGGCGGTGACGTTGAACGCGACTATCTGCCCCGATACCGTGATCGATGGGTTAGAGGTACTGTTGACTCCCGTGATTCGAACGCCCTTGTTGACCGCCACGTTACTAGCTACAGTCCCGCTGCCCTGAATGCAGATGTTCTGTCCGGCGCTCGCGGCGGCTATGGCGCTCGTGATGTTCGATGCGGCGAAGCCTGTCGTAACCGTTTGATTACAAGTGACTGTCTCGTTGACAGTAAAAGGATAAACGACGCCGCTTCCTCTTGCGCCGGCGAGTGTCGGCGTAACGAACACCAGAAAACGACCATCGTGGAATCCGTCTGGCTCGCTACCGCTGGCCTGAAGGCTGCACGACGCCCCTGTGCAGGACGAGCTGAGTTGAAACCTCGCCGCGTCCGGACCGCTCAGCGTGTAGGTTGCCGTACCATTGTTCGTTCCTGCGAGAGTAAGAGTTCCTACATTGGTCCCCGCTGTACTTGACGTGTAAGTCGTACTCGACAGGGACAATCCAGTTATGGTACTTGTTCCTCCACCGCTTCCCCCACCGCCGGCGATCAGGATGGCGCGAGATCCCGGCATGGTCGCGACGTCGACTAAGGCCACGACGAAGGTCGCGACGAAGAGCATCAAGAGACAGAAAAATAGCTTCTTCATTGGATCTCGTAAGCGGCGACGTCCACATTGACGAGCTTGACCGCCGACGCCCCTATCGCCTCTCCGGCGAGGTCGAAGTAGTACGCGGTCCCGACCGTCAGCCCCGTCACCACCCAGGTCTTCGACCAGGGTGACTTCCAGTCCGCCGCAGCCGTCAGGGTCGTACCAGGCTGGCACGGCTCGACCGATCCGTCCTGCGTCCCGAGGGTCGTCGAGCCGTTCGCGTTTCCGTTGCCGGTCCCGTGCATGATGTAGAACTGGGCGCCGTCCGTCACCGTCGTCACCGTCGTCTCGCAGGTGCCCGAGATCGTGACCGCCACGTTGCCAGTCGTCACAGGTGTGATGATCGTGGTACCGCTCGACAGTCCCTGGGCCTGGTACGCAGACGTGCTCGCGGGCGCGGCAGGGGCCGCGACTGACGCCGCACCGGTGGCCCCGTTGACATGGGCGTAGCAGATCATTGTCGGGGTCGTGGCAGTGATCTTACACACCGCTTCGGTGTAGGCGCTCGCGCCGGTGTTGAGCACCGGGGCGCTGGCGACCCACACGTAGGCCGCGCCCCACGACACCGTGTAGGGTCCGCCGGACGCCGGCTGCTGCACCAGAAAGTCGAGTCGCTGTCCGGCCGTGCAGTTGGTCGGATTCGAGATCGTGTGTCCGCTAGCCGTGAGCTGTAGTGTGAAGTTGTTCGACAGGTAGCAGTTGACCGCGACCGTCGAGCCGTCGGTGAGGGCGACCGGGGTCTCGAGGGCTCCCTCGGCGACCTGGAACGTATTGCCCGTGTCGGTAGCCGCCCCGTTGACGATGTTAGTCCCCGCGGAGTTCGACTTCGGCACGACGTTGTTCGTCAGGCCCGAGATGCCACTGCCTCCCCCACCGGGGGGCGGTCCGATCTGGGCAAGAGCGCTCGCCGCCACTGAGCAGAGGAGGACGGCAAGGACGATCGAGCGCGGCATCACTTCCACTCCACGTAGAGCGGCGTGGACGCGGCGCTAGCTATGCAGTTGATCGCACCGGACGGAACTCCCCCGGTACCCTCGCCCCAGCTCGCCGACTGACCGGCCCCGAGCTGGACGGAGGTACTGCTGTTGAGCACGGCGGTGCCGCCGACGATGTTACAGGCGATGTTAGCAGACGCGGAAGTGTTCTGGAGTTGCAGGAAGGAGACGGCGGTGGACGCCGCGAGGCACTGGGCCGAGGACGTGCCTACCGTGCAGCCCGGCGTGTTGCGGGCGGCGGCTGGCGGCGGGCCGATCGGGAAGGTCTGCCCGGTCCCCGGGGCGACGTAGTCGGGGTTGGCCGCGGTGTTGGCCGGATCGATTACCTCGTAGACTCCGGGCGTGCCGGAGAGCGCGTAGTACGGCGTCAGCGTGGCGGTGCCGGTGATCGCGGTCGTCAGGATGATCCGCAATCCCTGCGCGCCGTGCGGCAGGATCAGGAACGTCTTGTTCGTGCTCGCAACTAGCGTGTAGGGGAGCGAGATCTGCGCGAGGTTAGCAGAAGCCGGGTCGAGGACCTGATCCGCAGCGACGGTAACCCAGTTCGTGCCGTCGTAGGACACCTGGAAGCTAATCGCGCCCCCGGTCACCGTAGATGTAGTGTCGGTCTGGACAACGGCGACGGCAGCTCCGGCTGACGAGAAGATGGTCTGCGTCGAGTTGACCGTCGTAGCGCTGCTCCACGCCGACAGAGTGTTCTGGATGCCGAGGACGGCGGGGCCGGACACGAACGTCCCGGCGCTGGCCGACGCGATCGACCACGCGATCGACCACGCGAGGGAGCAGAGGAGGGAGCAGAGGAGGGAGCAGAGGAGGGCGAGCGCGCCGCGCAATCTTGAACTCATCTCTTCTGCCACAGTCTACACATCCTCGCGGTGGGCTCGTTGAGCGCTCCGCGCCAGGAGCACGACGCGTCGACGGCCGACGTCAATCTCGGAGTATACATCTCAACTCGCTTCCTGGCCTCGGAGAGTTCGGTGGACAGCTCCTTGATCTTCTCGTTGTCCTCGACTATCTGCGCGTCGGCTCCCTCGACGTATAACTTCCAGTACTCGCTCGTCTCGGCGGATTTCTTATTCGCCGCGTCGAGCGCGTCCGTCTGGGCCTTGGCGTGTGCCGCCTCGACCGAGGTCTGAACCTCCGCGGCGGTCGCGCGGTTCTCGGCGTCGGCTCGCTCGGCGATGAGCTTCTGGATGGAGCACTGGAGCCGAAATCGCTGGTCGACGAGGGCGTCGGCCTGGTACGGGAGGGGTCCGGCGCACATGTCCTGTCCCGGGGGCTGCTGCTGCGCGTGCGCGCCTACGCCCCACACGATGACTAGGACCAGCAGGCAGTAGGATAGGGAGTATCGCATCAGTTATTCGTCACAGCGCCGTTGCTCGTGTACGCCTGGGCGTTGGTCGCCGTGATCATGTCGATGCAGACCAGGCTGCCAGCCGCCCCCGACACCAGCGTACCCGTCGTGGCGGTACCGGGAGAGTTGGCCACCGTGATCGTCATGCCGGTAACGCTGTTGGCCGCGAGGGTCCAGGCGTTGGAGGAGGTCTGGACGAAGCACCAGTTGTCGCCGGCTACTACCGAGCCGGTCAGGTTAAACGTCACGGCGGCGGTAGTCGTGTAGAATACCGTCCGGTCGAGGGCGCTGGTCAGCGTCACCGGTCCCGTCGTCTCGACGAGGATAGGCACCGCGGCGAGCGCGACGCTCTGCCACGTCATTGGGGTGTCGACGCCCTGCCACGTCATCACCTGGCCGTTGGAGGAGCCGGCGGTAGCCGGGAAGTCCAGGTGCCAGGACGCGGTGGCACCCGTGTTCTCCAACTGCACGATCCCGGACTGCGTCGAGCTGGCGAGGCCCAGGGTGCCGGCGGTGGTCGAGGCAACGCCGAGGACCGGCGCGGCCGTGAAGCTCGGAGCCCCGGCTGAGCCCGTCGGATTCCCGAAGAGCGTGCCCGCACCGATGGCCGAGCCGAACATGGCTGCCGTAACGTTCGAGCAGGTCGTCGCGGCGGTGCCCGAGGCGAGCGCCGTCGCCACCTGATTCGTGCAGGAGTAGGTCTGGATCGGACCCACGAGCGACGTGGCCGCGTCTGCCCCCAGGGGGGCCAGTACCAGCGCGAGTACCGCGCCCGCGGCCCGCAGTACCCTCATCTTGCTAGTTAACATCCCATCCTCCTGTCTCGCTCTCGGCGACCCACTGGTTACTCACTCCCGACGGCGCGTAGATGTAGACCGACGAGTACAGAAAATTGGAGCTCAGGCTGCCGCCCGGCACGCTCTCCACCGTACCGATCGCTATCGAGACCCCGGCCGACGCCTTAATCTGGAAGAGCTGCGCGCTAGTGACGGTGAAGTGGTAGTTCAGACCCGGCGACGGCGGCGGGAGCGTCGCGGTGATCGGTACGGAGACCGCGTCGTTGTCGAAGTACGTCCCGCTGTCCGCGAACGCCACGTTGTAGCTGGAAGTCAGGCTTATGGTTGTCACGTCATCTGGCCCTGGTGGTCTCGGTACGTAGTAGTCCTCGCTCGTCGGGTTCTGCAGTACGGCAGCGACGCTGCACCACCCACCCGTGCCGACGAGGTTGTGCCCGTAGTCCTCGAACACGTGGGCCACCTTCCACAGGCTGCCGTCGGGGCGGATCATCAGGTCGTTGCCCTTCTGCAGGCTGCGGACCATGCCGGTCCACGCCCCCCACAGGTAGACCTTCCGGCGCTCTCCCTGGATGCCCAGGCCGTTGAGGACCCGGATGTCGTCGGACTGCAGACCCTGCACCTGCGCCCTCATCCGGAACGTCGAGTAGACGGGAGAGCGCGAGAAGTCGACGTTCGTCACGAATCTCACATTCTGCATCAGCGTGACGATCTGATTCTCGTTGACGGCCCCGACGACGGGCGCGACGATGCTGTGCAGGTTCACGTCCGTCCCATCGGCGGGGGAGAGGACCGAGGCGAGGGCCTCGGCGAAGGCGGTAGGCCTCACGTCTCGGACGACGTCCCGGGCAGGATGAGGTCGAGGCCGGGGTGCAGCGACGCGGCGGCGTCCGGGACGAGTCTGGTCTTGAGCAGCTCGTTGATCTTGTGTCGGATCGAGACGAAGTCAGACAGGTAGACCGGCTTCTTCACCGCGAAGTCTTCCATGTTGCGGAAATCATATACGATCGACGACATCGAGACCTCCCTACTGAAAGCGTCCTATTTTACCTCTCCTCGTACTCGAACGCCACCGAATTGATCATGTGCGCCTTGTCGATCAGAGGCTGATCGAATCCCTTGGCGCGGATCGTCGCAGGCTTCAGTGGGACGAAGGGCCCGTCGCGGATGCTCTGCTGCCACTGCCCCCGGATGAGAGCGCCCATCCGGTTCATGGTCAGCCGCGCGTCGTAGTTGGTTGCCTTAAGCTGCGCTCTGATCTCATCGGGCCACTCGGGGCTGTATCGCGCCACCATGTTACTACCGTGCGGGCGCGGCGGGATGCCGCGGCTGGGGGCACCGTAGTTGTGGACAGCGGCAACCATGGCGACGGGTGTGCCGTCCGGGTACGTGGAGCCTTTCAGGAAGCCGACCTTCAGCGAGCCGCCGCGTCGTATCCCCATGGAGATCGAGGCCAGGGCGCGGCGGAGGTTCTCGCCTCCCTCAAGTACCCGGGTCGACATAGCGCCTGCGATACTCGTCAGCGACTCCGTACAGCTCCTCAACGGTGGGGGCGGAGAACGTCACGGACGCCTCACCTACGGTCTCGGTGAGGACGCATCTCGCCGCGGTCACCTTCTCGAAGATCTCGGCTGCCGCATTGGTCGCGCGGTCGGGATCACACCGGCAGACGCGTCCGACGATCTCGGCGATCTCTTCCAGTTTCATGCTCTCTATCTCCTCAGTACTGAACCAACGTCGCGATGTTGAGATAGATACCACTAGCCCCGGTGACGAGTACTCGGTAGGTGCCAGATAAGTAGACCCCAGGCGTGACGCCGTCGGCCGCGAAGTTTGTCAGGGCGGTCATCCACGTGGACCCATCCGCCGCCAGCTTCTGCAACGTCACCGCCGTTCCGTAGGACGTCGCGTGAACGTCGATGTCGTACTGGCCGGGAGGCAGGACGAACGGGCTCGTCGTCGCGGAGATGTTGCTGAAGACTACGGTCACGTTGCAGGTGCCTGCGCGTGCGCTGCGCGCGGTGGGGTACCGGAGGCTATAGCGGTAGCTACCAAGCCTTTTGTCAAGCTGGACGACACGCGCAGGCTGGCGCAGGCTCGATTAGGCACTGGGGAGTCCTACGGGACGCTGACCGACGCCCACGTCAGTGCGGTGGGCGTCGCAGCGGTACAGAGGTAGAGTGTCGCTGGTGGACCGGCCGTCGTGTTAACGTACATATCGCCCACCCCGGCGATGCCGAGGAGTGTCGTTGTGCTAGGTACGCCAGCCCTGGGAAAGATAACTCCCAGCACCACGTCTCCGAGGGACGGTACGAACATATTCATAGGCATAATTCAAATCTCTCCCTCACCAGTAGCCGAAGTTGCCGCCCAGGTACCGGCGGGGCGGGTTGTAGGTCCGACGCCGCCGGCTGGGGAAGTAGCGGAACGTCCGGAACGGCTTCAGCATGGCCCACGCCGTCGCCCCGTACGGCGTCTGGTTCCACCACGCCGCGGCTGGGAGCTGGTCCGGCATCTCGGTGGCAACGTTGACGCTCCCCTCCGCGGCGCTGGCGATGCGACCGACGATGGGCGGGGGTGGCTCGAGCCCACCGGTAGTGGGCACGCCGTTGGTCCGCGGCGACGACATGAAGGCGATGTGGGCAGTGGTCAGGTAGAGTAGGTTGGCCAGCATGATCGGGTCGTCAACCGGACCGATGCCGTCGTTCCTCACGAACATCGTCGCGTCGGACCAGTAGCCGAACGGGAGGCCGGAGGCGTCAACGCCGTAGATGACCGACGACGAGATGCCTGACAGCTCCGGGAACTGCGCGGTCCACCTGGCGTAGTCGAACGTGATCGGGGTCGCACCCACTTAAACTAGGACCTCGACCGCATCGACCCGTCCTGGGTAGTCAGCGCGTCCGCCTCGTCGCGGAACTCGTGGACGGTGTACGGATCCTCGCCGGGACCATGCAGCGGGGCGAACGGGCGCTCGTCGCCGATCCTGAACCACTCGCCCAGCTCGTGATTCTCAACGCGCCTGCACTGCTCGAACACCCACCGCCGCCAGCTCCTCTCGTTGTACGTCGTCGTCGGGACCGGCAGGAAGTGTCGCACGTTCATCGGCAGGTCCTCGTCGTACGAGTCTCGACCGCGCACGGTGATCACCAGGCGCATCGCCCCGTCCTCGTCGACCAGCTTGAAGTCCCACCCCGGCTTGCACCGCACCCTGGAGACCAGGTCGCCGAGGACGTCGAACGTGTTTGTCGGCGCGATCACCTCACATACCTCGTCATCCGGGACTGCCTCGTCTCACTTCCTGCTCGTACCGACGGCGCCAACGAATCACATCCTGCTGCGACCTGGCGAGGTCACTCCTGATGGTCATGACGTCCTCCTGCGCGGTAACGAGGTCTCTCCTCAACCTGGAGTTCTCGCGCGTGAGCTCCTCGATCCTGTGCTGCTGCGCAACCGTCGCCCGCCACCCGTTGGTGCTGACTGCGGTGGAATTTCGTCTTCCCAGTATCAGGAACAAGATCAGCAGACCCGTACCTGCTCCGACTAGTGCTACTATCAGGCCCCCGCCCGGCATTCACTCGTCCTGCCAGCGGCAGCGACGCCAGATGGCGTACGAGTGGATGATGAATAGAGTTATGTAGCCGATCTGGTCGGCACCGATGTGCCCCCACGACATGGGGGTACCGTCGAGGTAGTGACCTTGCCAGGCCGCCAGCACCCCGCCCCACCCCATCGCGCCGAGTACCAAGTGCTGCGGCACGAACGTGGCCAGGCGAACCCACCCGACCGAGAATACCACCCCGACGACGGCCAGCGAGGACGCGCAGCATATCAACGCCTGCAGGAACGTGGCATCGATGTCCCAGCCGAAGTAGTGGAAGGCCAAGAAGATGGCGATCAGGTCCGTCGCACCGTGCAGGTGCTGGAAGTCCGCAGCCCGGGAATCCAGGTGCACGAAGATTGCCTGAGAGACGTGCATCCACGAGATCATCGCGATGTAGGCCGCGCCGGGGAAGTCGAATGCGCGCCTGTTGACCCGTCCCAGGATGGCCTTCCAGAGGAGGCTCATCGCGCATCTGACGCCTGCGTCGGATTGGTACCGCGGTGGCACAGCACCGGATAGTACATGTTGTCAGTTGGCATGGGCGAGTCGGGAAGGACCTTCCTCCACACTATCGAGATGTCAGTTGCGTCCATCTTGTGCATCAGGTTGCGTATCGCGTCCGCGTTACAGAACTGGGTCTCGATCTCGGCCTCGGCAACCCTGACGGAGGCGGCGAACTCCCGGCGCTCGGCCACCTCGCTCGCGAGGCCTGACTCCACCTTCCCCAGCCGATCGTTGATCTGAGCCCGGTCTCCCCTCGACGCAGCGTCTGCGACGGTACTGCCGGAAGAGACCTGCTGCAGTGTCGACACGGCGTCGCTCAGGCGCCTGATGGCCTCCCCGTTGACCTGCGTCGCCGAGATCGCGGGGGTGATCTTGTTTGTCAGATCGCTGCTCGCCTTGTCGACTGCCGCTCCAGTGTACATGGTGACGATCAGCCACACCACCGGCACGACGGCGATCACCAGGGCGGCGTACAGAGCCAGGGCTGTGTAGTTTGGTCCGAGCTTGCCGTTGATGGTCTTTATGGCCGCGCTGGTCTCGGCCTCGCCGGTCTGGACGGAGGCCTTCAGGCTCGTGAGTTCGCCGATCTGGGTGATCTGCTCCTCGCGCAGCAGCTGGAGGGACCTCTGAAATGCGGTGACGTCGCTCTCGAGACGCTGGAGCGTCGCCGCATCAACCCTCCCGTTGCTGTCGTCGGCCATTCTGGGTGAAGATCAGATGTCCGGGGTCTGCGCGGCACCCTTCGTGCTCTGACGTATTGATCCGGTGGGCAGGCCGGCGCGAGGACCCGGGTCAGCCGGGTTGAGCGGCTCCAGGCCGGACCTGACATCCCGCTTCTCCTTGGCCTCGGCCGCGGCGCGCTGGTCGTTTGCGGCGGCGAACACCTGGCCCGTCTTGACTAAGTCGTAGCCCGGACCGGGGTGCGTGACCACCTTGCCGTCTGCGAACTCCGGCGCCCTGGTCCACTCCTCCCAGAAGTCCCGCGGGATGCCCGAGGTCAGGCCGAATCCGGTGCCGGGCAGGGAGCCTTGGACGATCGTATAATCCGGGAGCTCACCCTTGCGCATCTTCTCAATGTCGACGGAGCAGCCGTTGAGGATGAAGGTCGGTGCGCCGGTTCGGGGGTACGACCTGAACGACTCCTGCTCGTTGCCACCGAGGTCGCGGAGCTTCTCGACGATGACGTCGTACAGCACCATGTGTACACCCATCGGGAGCTTGCACGCGACGGTGACGGTGTCGGTGCCGGCCGCCGGCGGGGAGCCCCCGACCCGAGCCGGGCTCGATTGCCGCCTAAGTACCTGAGTGGTCTCTTCTGACATCTCTTCTCCTCTATTCAGATGCCGAACATCGACACGATCGCCATCGGCATCCGGATTATGGAGCCCCAGCCTCCCGACACTGCCTTCTGGCGGAAGGACGACAGCTGACGGACGACGGGGAAGGTGCGCAGCTTCTCGCCGTACGCGGCGAAGCCGGTCTGCTGTCCCTCGATCTCGTGGATCACGAGCTGCATGAGGTTGCCACCGACGATCCCCTGCGGGTTGATCGAAGACTGGGCCGTGTACTGGACGGCCTCGCCGTTGATCTCCAGGTTCGGGAAGTTCTTCTTCAGTAGGTCGGTCGTGTTGACGTTGAAGGAATTGGTCGCGGTGATTGCCATGTGGCTGACCGGCCCGAGGGCCAAGGTCATGCGGCTCTTCATGTTGGCGCGGCCCAGGGTCTGCTGGACGCCGAGCGTGATCAGCGACTGGATGTCGGTGAAGATCTCGTTCGGAGTCGCCCGGGTGACCGTCCCGACCTGCCACGCCGTACCGCCGTACGCCTTCGGACCGGGCGTCAGTGCCGCGGAGAGCAGCGGATCGTTGAGCAACCCGTAGTTCGCCAGGCCGGCCACGCCGAAGGCGTAGATGAAGTTCAAGAACGTGTTCAGGTTGCGCGCCCTGGACTCCTGCTTCTCGCTGATCACATTGATCTTCGCGCGGGAGAACCTCTCCACCTCGAGGTCGCCGTAGTCGATGACGCCCTGGAACAGGAACTGCTGGAACTGCGCCCAGTTAGCGTTGTAGTCGGAGGGACGGCCGCCGTCCGCGTAGTCGCTGTATGCGGTCGTCTCGCCGGTCGGCTCCGACACTGGGAACATCGCCGTCTGCTCGGCCCAGTCGGCGACGCGCCGCTCCTCGCCGATGATGTCGGCAATGGCCAGCGCGGCAAAGATCCACTTGTAGACCTTCGGATCGACGTACGTGGTGAACAGCGCTGGGATGCCAGCATTCGCGTTGCTGCCGATGGCTGGGACGGCATCCATGGTGAGCCCGGCGTCCATCGCCACTCGGGCGAAGTCGGACGGCCAGTAAGAGCGCGGCTCCGTACCGGGGTACCACGAGATCCCCCTCTCGACGAGGATGGGACGGTGCGCCAGGAACTCGGCCCTCGCTTCTTGTGGTGTCATGATTAAGTAAACTCCTCAGTTAAATCCGGTTCCTGGCCGGAAATGTCTAGGTCTTCAGCGGTGCTTCGGCGGGGCGATGTACGGGGGCAGTACCACCTTCGCGGGTGCCGGAGCGCCCGGTAGGTCGGACGGGGCGAAGTCCAGGCGAACCGCGGTCGGCGAGAAGACCGTCACGCCGACCAGGGCGTGGTGGTGGGCGGCGGCGACGATCATTTCGTAGTCGTCGACCAGCGGGTTGTAGACCCTCGAGAAGGCGAAGCCGGCCATCCTACTGCGCGATCTCGCTGATCTTGATCAGCTCGCCGGCACCGCCGCTGGAGCGCGCGGCCCACTTGGTCTCGACGTTCAGGGTCGCGGTGATCGTAGTACTCGCCGCCGTCTGGGACGGTGACACGACCCAGGTGGAGGCGGTAAGCTGTCCCCACACGATCGTCCCGGTCGTGACTCCGGTGCCCGATAGCACGCTGCCGGAAACGGGCGGGCCGCCACCGCCGACGGTCAAGATGCCGTAGGTGCCGACCACGGTACCGGACGCGACGGTCTGCTCGCCGATCGACAGTGCGTAGGTACCGAGGCCGCCGAGAGCGCCGCCGGTGGCCGTGCTGGTGAGCTGCGCGACGACCTGCGTGCCGGTGGCAACGCCGGACGGACCCGTGAGGATCGTACCGGGGTACAGCGTGCCGGTGGAGACGGCCGTGACCGTCAGCACGTTGTTGGTAATCGACCCGGTCATACTGATCGCGGCGACCGTCGTATTCGCCGCGATCGACGAGGTCGTCAGGGAGGCCGTGGTCGGGGAGCCGGTCGCGGCGAAGGTAGCCAGGCCGTTGGCCAGGTTGGCATATGCCTTCATCGCCACAGGCCAGACGAGCGCCTGGTTGGAGCCGCTATTGCGCACCAAGAAGCCACCCCCAGCCGCCAACCACAGCGGCGCACCTTGCTGGATTAGCAGGGTGCTGTCGGCGAGGTACTGGGTTATCAGCGACTGCTGGCCGCTGCGCGGTACGAAGCCATCCGGGACGCCGACACCAAAGTTGTTGACGATCGCAGCGGCGTAGTCCGGATCCAGGGCCGCCTGGCTCAGCCAGGCAAACCTACCGACGAAGACCCCGGCCGATCCGGAGACTAGCGCCCCGGGTCCGGCGAGGACGCTGTAGCGCGGGTTCATATCCGCGAAGTCGCCCTCGACCCCGATCCCCGGGACGACTAGGGCCTGCTGCTGTCTTGAGGGCATCTGACTAATCCTCTCTCACTTTTGCTCGGAAGTACGTCCCGGGTTCTAACTCAGTTCTGATAGCGGTTCCGCACCCCGGGGTAGAGCGAGTCGAAGCTCCTCGCTGCGTCGGCGGTCGGTCCGGCGGAGTCGTGCGCAAACCCGTCGCCCGGTCGATCGGCACTAGGACGGGCAGTCGCCGCCACCTCGAACAGGCGCTTCAAGGCTGTCGCATCGCGGATCCCCGCGTGGTCGACGCCCAGCACGGTTAGGGCGCGATCGTAGACGTCCGAGGCTGCGTAGATTGAACTGTCCATCGCCAGCTCGCCGACCCTGGGTCGGACGACGCGGAGAGCCTCGGCGATCGCAGCGTGTCGGCGGTCGTTCTCGCGCAAGGCGTCGGCGACGCTCACTCTGATGGCCTCGTCCATCGCTGCCTTGTCCACTGTTCCTCCGTTCTTCGGCCGTCCCTCGAACGGCGGGGGCTCGTCCCGCCCGAACCGCTTGTCGTGGGCCCTGCGAGCGTCGCGGGCCTTGTGACGGGCGTCCCTGGCCTTGACCAGGGCGTCGTGGGCCCTGCGGGCCTCGTCGTCAGCCTTCTTCATAGCGCGGTCGGCGGCGACGGCGTCGTCCGCACTGCGTCCGTCCATCGCCCTCTGGTGCGCGTCCTTGGCCGCACGCCAGTCGTTCGTAGCCCTCCGGTGGGCATCGCGGGCGGCTATGTGGGCGTCCCTGGCCTTGCGGTAGTCGCGACCCATGCGCCGACGGTCGCGGGCGCGGACTCGATCCTCTGCTGATTCCCGCTCCTCACGCTTCTCGCGCTCCTCCTCGCTCTCGTCGTGACCCAGGCGCCTGCGAGCGTCGTCGGCCCGCCTCTTGTCGCGGGCGGCCTTGCGGTCTGATACGTGACCGGTTAGCGGATTCATCTCGTCGTCCGCTTCCTCCTCCTCGCGGCGCTCCGCCTCCTCCTCACTCTCGTCTCGACCGAGCCGGTCGCGGGCGTCCCGGGCACGCTTGTCCCAGCCCTCGTCCTCCTTGCGCTCCTCCTCGCTCTCGTCGTCGGCATCCTCCGGATCCTCCATCATGTGGGCCGGCATACCGACGTTGGCCTCGGTGCCAGTGTCGGCACCCGCCTCCGTCCCCTGGAGCGCCGAGATTAGTGTGGTGACGTCCTCGATGGAGACGTCGTTAGCCAACTTGCCGTTGACGGCAGCGAGGACGGCAGCTGAGACGACGGGTATCTGGGCGGCGTAGTTCTTGGACGTGACGCCGGCGAAGATCGGATTGATCAGATCGGCGGCAGCGTCCATCGCCATGCCGGTACTCTTCGACTTGTTGGCGTTGTACCAACCCAGGACCGCGCCTGCGGCGAGGGCTGCCTTCGGAGTCAACTGAGTTCTCATGCTATTCTCCTCATCACCGACCAGTGCGGTATCACCTCTCAGCAGCGCGGCATCGAGACCCAGTGCCTCCACGGCCTCCTGCGGCGTCTTGTACTTTCGACGTAACGCGTCAACTAATCTGCTCATCCCGAGACCATCATCTCCTGCAGGGCCCGCTCGATTGTCGACCACGTGAACAATTCGTCCGTGACGACGATGTCCGGTCCCTGGCGACCCTCCGGGATCTGGGCCAGGTGCGAGAAGGAGATGTCGCGCATCACACCGTCGTAAGGCTCGCCGTCGGGAGTACGACCCGGGGTCATGTCAGGTCGGTATCGGTAAGCCGGGCTCAGGGCGCGGCGCCGGTTGCTCTCAATCTCCCGGCTGGCCTTAGCCGGCCAGAACGACAGGGTGGACTTCACAAACGGGGGCTCCCACCTCGCGTCGGTGCCAACCGATCCGACGACCATCTTTCGATCGTGCGTGTCCGCGTTGATCGGCGCGTGGTCGTCCAGGATCGGCTTCCCGTTGGCCGTCGGAACGGCCTTCTTCAGCTCGTCCGGGTGTCGCCACAGGCGGTACTTCCTCTTCGGGTCCAGCCCCAGCTTCTCCCAGTCCGGGATCTCCTCGCCGAGATACTCGTTGACGCTCGCCTTGGCGATGTTCACGTCCCTGACGTGGAGGTGACCGTCCGCATCGTACTGCCGGGCCGACTCGCGGTCGTAGGCGAAGTCGAAGACAGGTGGAACTGGTCCATTCGGGTCGAAGAGCCCCAGCTCGCAGGGCGGCGAGTGACTGAGGATCGCGGTCCCGGTCCAGTCCATCGCCAGCTCGTCGGCGGCCTGCTCCACCTTCTTGATGCGGAACGCGCCGTCGCCGTCGATGAAGAACTTGGCCCGATGCTCCGGGTCCTCCGGGTCGACCACGACCTCGAACGAGTGACCGACGGAGGCCGTCTCCTTGATGTGGGTCAGCAGCTTGGTGAGTTGGTTCTCGTCGTCGTCCAGGTCTACGACGAGCTTCTTGTCTCGAGCACCGTCGTCGTCGGCCACCTTCCCGATCACCCGGTCGATCGCGGCTCGGACGCCGGGGTGGGTATTCTCGGGCAGTCGGGTCACCGGAGCCCACATAAAGCCGCTGTGCTCCCGGCTAAGCTTGGGCTCGAACTTCTCCCTGACTGGGACGACGTAGGTGACGTGCTCGAAGTCGTTCGGGGTGCGGGTGCGCTCCAGCTCGGCCATGCCGTCGAGGGCGCCGTCGTAACCAGTCTCCTCGCCCAACTCCCGCCTGGCGGCGGATTCGTCATCCTCGTCATCCTCTGCCTTCCCACCGGGGAACGACCAGGTATCGGGCCAGTTCGTCTCGTCTCGTGCCCGTCGCAGGAGCAGGACGTGGCCGTCCCCGGTGGTGAGCGCTACGCTGGCCGCTCGGCCCCGGCGTGTCCAGTTGTCGTCAGCCGAATCAAATCTCTTGTGACCTGCAGGATTATTTGGGTCATACTCGCTAGGGCCTTGAATTTTCTTTCCTTTAGGAGGCGCAGTCAAGCCGCCATACTTCGCTTTTTCGCGCTCGGTCTTAGCAATACCCTTATTGGTTCGCTCCATCGCACGCTCAAAAGGGGTCTTCTTTTGTCTTGCCTTGGCCGCCGCCTCTCGAGCCTCTGGAGACCACTCATCCCACCCGTCGACGGTCTGGTGCTCCGGCTCGGCCTCCTCCTCGTCCAGCCACTCGCCGAACAGGCGCTTGAGGATCTTCCACTTGCGGGGGGCCAGGTCCTTGCCGACCTTCTCGGGCAGCTTGCCGCCCGGGTCGGACTCGGCGAACTCCTTGCCCACGCTCGGGGAGATGCCCAGGTTCGAGTGGCCGGCCGCAGCCGCGAACATGGCGCGGCGTTGGGCCTCGGACTCGGGGGGGTCTGTAGTCAGTTCGGGCATCGAATCTTCAATGTGTTGATCTAAAGATTTGCCCTCGGGTGGAGACTTTCTCAGCAAACTGTCAAAAGCTTCTAGAATGCGTGGAGCAATCTTAACCCCACTGGTTGCAAAGTCTGGATGCAAATATGCTGCTACGGATTCGGCGAAGTACTCGGCAAAGTTGGTCGCGGCATACTTGCTGATGTCTTTACCAGCAGTTTTCTTTACCTCCTGCCACCACGTACTAGACCAACCTCCAGGTGAGGCCTCACGAACCTTGCGCTCGATAGCGTGCCCCAACTCATGTCGTAGGACGTTAGGTAGAGTATGTCCACCAACCAGATGCTGTCCGCGGTGAAGAACCCCATCCTCTGTTCTGAGACTGGAAGCTAGTACAAGTCTCCTAGTCTGTGGATAATATCCACCCATCGCACCCGCACTGTCCTCCATTGGGACACTGCGCCCACTGGCGATTTCGAATTGGGATACACTAACAAGAGCACCTAAACCAGGAAAATTGGCTTTGATCTCGCTTAATGAGTGATCAAGCTGCTTTGTTTTCGATACTTGAGCAGCGGATGATATCGAATTGTCAAATATGATGGCGCTTCCATGCCGCTCGCGGAATCCTTTAGCAGCCTCTTCAGGCGTCTTCCAATCGGGTGTCTCGGGTATTTCAGCAGTAGGAGCCCTTTGCGCTTCACGAACTATCTTGTTCGTATGGGTTGTTAGGGTGCTGGTGCCAAAGTCTCTCTTGACGAGATTTCCCTGAGGATCGTGATGCTGCCACTGGTAGGCGTAGCTACCCTCCCTTGCCGGTGGCTCAAAACTGATCCCATGCCCCGAAGCGTGAGTATAACGAGCCTCCTCGCCACCTGCGTGCGAAAAACCTTTCTTCTCGAGACCTGAATGAACCTTCGGGTCAACACTCGAAGTCTTGGCAAACTGACCTTTGTTTTCGGGCTGACCGCGCGGGTGCTCTCCCTCATTCCACTCGACATCACCCCACCAATCCTGAGCCGTCACCTTGGACTCGAACGTCAGACCGCCGTCGCCCTCGTACGGCTCGCGGTGGTCGTGGACTGATGCCAGGATGTCGGTCGGGATACCACTAGGGAACGCCTCGCAGGTCCAGCCCACATCCGGTACGACGCCGCGCAGGCGAGAGCAGTCGAAGCACAGAGGCAATAATGAACAGGACGACACACTACAAGCGTCCGAGCAACAGCAGCACGATCAGGATGATCAGGATGAGACCCAGGCCGCCAGTCGGATAATATCCCCAACCGGCGCTGTGCGGCCAGGTGGGCAGCGCGCCGACCAGCAGCAGGATCAGGACGATGAGTAAAATCGTTCCGAGCATCTCGGGAAATCGTCTCTAAGGCTCGTCCAGCCTTGATTAAGCTGTGGCCGCAATAAGGGGAGCGGCCACAGCTCTTATCAAGCTGGAATCGCAGTAATTCGTCGTTGCAGGCTCGATTACGGCCCTGGAGCAGCCGGGGTTGGCTGGGCCACCACGAACACGCCGGGGAAGTCCACGCCCTCCGCGGTCGCCGGACCCGGGGGTGGCACGGTGATGTCGAACAGTGCAGACGACGTCACCGTGTTCTCGGCCAGACCCGCGGTGTCGGTCAGAGTCAGGCCGATACCGCCTCCGCCGTTGCCAGCGTCCGACTGGACGACCATGGGAGTACCGACGATCGCCGGGGCGCCGGGGTTGGGGCTACCGGCGGGCATTGCTCCGACAGCGAACGCCAGGGAGGCGGCGTGAGCTCCGGTGGCGACAGGGGTCACGACGTCGCCAGTTGGAGCCGGTACAATGTTGTTGTTGACGTCCTCGTCTTGGAGGGGGAAGTAGTAGACCATGTTGTTCTGGAGGCCAAAGTGGCCGTTGGGGAGTACGGGCAGGGTAGCCATGTCGCAATCTCCTTGGGGTTAGGGTCCACGTCTCACTGGGGTCTTCTGAGGTTCCGTTGTGACCTCGTCGGTCCTCACGCCGATCTTCGCCGGCTTCTGGGGCTCAGTCTCAACGTTCTTAAAGTCCACCCCGATCTGCGTCGGGGTCTTCGGAACGCTCCCGAGCGCCTGCTCGATGCGTACCAAGCTCTGGAGGATCAGCTCCTGATTAAGGAGTGTCCCGAAGGTCGGCGCCAGCTCCAGGATTGCCTGGAGGAGCTCCAGTATGGCGACTATCTGATCCTGGAACGCGACGAACTGCTGCTGGAGCTGCGAGATCTGGTTCGACAGGTGCCCCAGAGTAACGTTGAACTGCGCGTAGGTGGGGGCCTGAGCCGAAAGAATCTGGAGTCGGGCAGCGATCTGGTCAACCTGGGAGAAGACTGTCTTGATCGTCGTCGCAGGAGCGGGAGGGAGGCCGGACAAGCTCTAGCACTCCATCGCTGTTTTTCGGGGGGACGACGCCGCGGGTTTTCTCAGACAGTCGCGATGCCGTGGCGCAGCAAGCTCTCGAAGAGGAGGCACGCAATCGGGATGTCCTGCGGCGTTACCGTGATTGTCTCCGACGCGGCCGAGTACGACCAATCGACGCGGAATCCGTGACCGTCGTAGGTGCCGGAAGTGCCGTTCAGGACGAACTGAGCGCGCAGTGTGGCGGCCGCGCGCAGCCGATCCCACTCATCCTGCGATATGCCGGTCACGTAGATCGGATGACAGGATGCCATCACCGGTACTCGCGGTAGTACTCGTGATGGTGCTCGTGCCACCGGTCGGGACGATGCTCGTGCCATCGCTCTCGGTACCAGCGGTGGCGCTCCCTCTCCTCCTCCTGCGCCCTGTGCTCGGCGTCGATAACGACGAACGAGCGCACGGGTACGGCTCGGGCGGGAGAGATCGACACCAGTCCCACTAGTACCGATACGGCTAGGATCACACTTCTCATCGGTAGTGCTCTCCCCAATTGTGCTCTTCCCGATGAATCATGTCGCGACGTCGATTGCACACAAGCTGACCGTCCTGATTACCTATGTCCCCGATGCACCATCCGACGTTGTCGAGCTCGGTGTGGACCCACCGCCCATCCATCGTTCGGCACTCCGCCGACAGCCTGTCGTCGCCGATGTGGTGCTGTATGTTCTGGCAGCTCCTGGAGAAGGAAGATTGGGCGTGAGCAGACTGCAGAGCCAGCAGTATTACCGTCACTAGCAAAGTGACGGCGTAGATCATGATCAGACTTCGAATAGTCATCTCAGTCTACCGATCAAGTCGTCCATGTCGGCAACCTGGGCGTCGGTTGCAAATCCGAGGTGGACCAGTGCGAACATCTCGCCGAAGAACTCCTCAGCCGGTGGGTTGCCGGCAAGCGCGTAGGCGCTCGGGGCCAGGCGTGGGTTGCGAGTCGCCTCCCGCCACCTATCGCCGGCCCACTCCTCGACCTGACGCTTCGGCAAGGCCTGCCAGATGACGTGCCCAAACTCGTGAGTCAGAAGCTGCCTGGGCTCCCATACCATGGGACCGTGCCATCCCATCTGCACCCCGCCGACGTCGACGATGGTGTGGTGCAGGGCTGACTCGCTGAGCTGGGTGGGCTCACTGGTGAACCAGTACGAATTCAACCGTATCTCGCCGCCGGGGTACGTCGCACCCATCGAAGTGTCGCCGGACTTAGGTTGATACAGCTTAACGGATCGGAGCTCCGCCGCGGGGTAGAGACCCATCAATAGCTCGAGTATTGCCGGAATGTCCCGCTTGTAGTCCGGGTGGGCTTCAGAGAGGTCGAACTCTACCATCTACTGAGTTCGTGCGCGCATCTCTTCGAAGGCGTCCTTCGCCTCCCGGACAGCACTATAGCCCAATCGAGCAGCTAGTGCACCAAGCTGCGCGTCGGCCTCGGCCTCGTCCGCACAAGGGACGATGAACTGAGCCATCTTCGTCATCACAACGACGACCCAGTCCTCACTGGCGGGTCGAGCCTGCTTGAAGATTGCCCCGACCGGATTGCACTCCACGTCGAGGAAGCTGCCATCTGGGAGTTTTGTGAGCGACATTCGTAATTTCTCGGTAGCTACCGCAAAGGCCCTTCGAAGGCGTCGACAGCGCAACTGACCTTAATAAGCGATAATTGGACGCAATGCAATACCCTAAAATCGTGACCTAGCAGGTTTCTCGCCCGCGGCGTATGGGTGCAGGGGCTTCCTCCACAGGGGTATCTTCTTCGGGAGGATTGGGTTGCGGCACCTCCACATCGGCGACCGCCTTCTGAACGCCGGCTGGTGCCGGCTTGTCGCTGAGGGCGGCTTTGAGGTCGGCAACTGCAGTCTCGACTGCGGCGACGCGGCCTACTACACCGCGCAGCTCGTCGAGCACGTCCTTCAGCTCGGTAGAGTCAAAGTCGAGGTGGAGAGTATCGACGCGAGTACCAGGCTCCCCGGACTGTGGAGCAGCGCTTCGGTTCCAGCGCTGCTCCACGCTGTCAACCCACGAGCGGAGCGCGTCGTTAAGGTGGGGAGGGAAGCCGAAGGCCGTCCCCAGATGCTCCTTCAGGTTCGCGGCGTGGTCGACCGGCACAACGCGGCTCTTGTCTTGGTAGACGACCTGCCTGGGCTCCCGCTGCGCGGCCTCGCGGACGCGCCTCAGCAATTCCTCGCGGGTAGTCTCCTGCTCGCTCATAGTCAGTTCTCCTCGTTTGAGATTAGATTCGTTCCCGAGATCTCATGAAGTGGTCGGCGTCGAACGCCTTCTTACCCATCCTTTCCGCCTCGTCGATCTGTATACCGTAGAAGGCCACCCGCGTCCTCAGATCGGTCAACTCAACCAGCGACTGTTCGAATGCCCTCTGCCTCGCGGCCAGGGAGAGGCGCATATTGACCAGTGCCTGCTTGTGCCACTCCAAACCGTTCACTGCGATCGACATTCTTCCCCTCCCACCTAGAAAAATTTACCGGCGACCCAGTCGACGAACTGGATCAGGTCCATTAGGAACCACACGCTCACGAAGATGCCCGCGAGCGTCAGCTGTCGGGTCGTCAGCGCCTGCCCAGAGAGGATTCGATGCAGGGCTTCCATTAGAACGTGGTACGGATAGAATGCGCGAGACCAAGAGAAGTGAACGCTGCGACCTTAGTCAATTCTCACCTCGGCAGTATTGGCTGGCTGAAGCAGCGGCAATTTTTCGCTAGGACATTTACCGCACCGACAGTATAATACCCTAGGTTAGTTTGCATGGTATATACATGTCCAGAAAAATCCCCGATAAACTTCTCGCTAATGCAGCGGATCTGATACGAGCGGGCGCGCGACTCAAGGAAGCTGCCGAAGCCGTCGGCTTTACCGCCGACCAAGTAAGTACTGCGCTGCGTGGCCGCGGCTTCAAGATCCCGATAGGACATCGACCCGGACGTCCTTGGGGTCGACCTCCCACCAAGCTCGACTCCATCTCTGCCGAAACGAAGGCGCAAGTCGTCACAATGTACTTGAGTGGAGATGGATCGCCGAACATTGGACGCAAGCTCGGCATCAGTAGAAGCAACGTTGAGCGCATCCTCGAAGAGAGGGCCATCCCTCGCAGATCGGTGGGAGACGCAAACCGACTTATGGCTTCTAATCGTACCATCGAACAGCGAAGACAATATACCGAGTCCGCACGCAGCCGACGAATGCAGAACGCGATCGAGAACGTCCAAAACGGAATATTTAACCCATCCATCGGATTCGGCGAGGCGGAACTCGCCACACTGCTCGAAAGTAAGGGAATAGTATTCGAGCAGCAGACCGTGATCGACAGCTACCTCATCGACATCACTATCGGGAACGTCGCCATAGAAGTCAAAACTAGCTCGACTTCGGCGCACATTTCCAAAAATAATGAGGCACGTTTCAAAAAGATCGGCGAAGCTGGTTACAAATTTGTATTCCTGGTTTGCAACAACGCTCGCATCCTCACTGAGCACGCAAATTATCTCGTCTCCTACCTCAATCGCATTAGCAGACTTCCAACCATCTCGGGTCAGTATTGGGTGATTAGGTGTCGACTGGAGCAAATCGGTTCCCACCACGAGGTTGATCACTGGTCCGTTGAAAAACGAACGCCAAAGCCTCTCGATAGAGATACTACGCCGGAGCTCGATCTGAGTTGATCCAGGAAAGCAGTGAATCAATTCTCCTGGTCTAATATACCGCCTCTCGTGCGGGTCGTACCACCCGGTCCGGACGTCGTACTCCTCGCCGTCGTTGGCAACGTGGGACGGGCGCTTGCACTTGCCGGCGTGGCTATGCCTCCAGATCGCCCGCTCGATCCCCAGGTCGAGGTACTGGACGCGCTGAATCGCGCCGGTCGCCATGTTGTTCTGGTGGAGCGAGATCAGCTCGGCACGTCGCCTGGTCACCCCGTGCTGGTGCTGGAGATCGGAGGTCAGCGCGGCCAGGTCGCGCCCGGCCACCACGCTGCGCATCACGGACCCCTCGACCTGGGTCAGGTACTGCTGGGGGATGCTCCGGATCAGCGCGACGTTCTCCTCGACGATCGCGGCCAGCGCGTCTCGCGCGGCGCGGCCGGGCCTGAACTCGACCGAGAGGCCGCCCCTCCTCAGGATCTTTCGCAGCTCGTCGGCATTGCGACGCCAGACCGCGGTCGCGAAGTAGCGCGCCAGGTCCTGCGAGGCCTCGTCGAACCGGCCCAGCCAGCGGCGCCGCAGGCGCCGGATGACCTCCCGCAGCGCGGTACTCGGGCGGGCGTCCAATGCGAATGAGGACGGATCAGGACTAGAGTCGATCCACGAATCCGCGGCGAGTACCCCGATCCGCTCGTCCTCCCTCCGGTACGCGGCCTTGACCCAGTACAGCACGGAGACGCACATCTCGTCGAGGAGGCGGCGCAGGCGCGCGTCGTAGTTGGCCTGGATGCCGGCGCTGGGCCGGATCGCGGCCCCGATCGGCCTGCCGTCCGCCGTTCGCCTGGGACGGCGGGGCGCGGCGTCCGCTGCCAGGACGGCGGGAGCGCCGAAGGGGCGCTGGAAGGGATCGAGGACGCGACCGATCACCTCGTCGGCTCTGATCTCGACCCCTCCTCGATCCGCCTAGTCACGTCGGCGCAGGCGTCCGGGTACGCCTTCCCGGCGTCGCCCTCGCACAGCTTGGCAGCAGCCCGAAGCTCCTCGGCGGTGAGGGGACGCGGGGGCATCCTCGCGGCGCGTCCGTATGACGGCGGCACGCCTGTCTGGGCACCAGCCGGGACGGTCGCCAGGACCACGAGTACTAGCGCACGATAAATAAGGCTCACGTTCATCTCCTTTTTACGGCATCGAGCTGACGATACCGCCGCCACTATAGGGTCCACCAGTGAAGAGTACCGCAGGAAGGTCAAAGTGGGTACCATCTACCACGGTGATGAACGTCACCACGTTGGCGGAGGGGTAGCTGGACCCGCTGATGCTTACCTGCTCGCCCGTGACGAACTGTGCCGTCGAACTGACCGTCAGCCGCGTCAGGCCGGAGCCATTGTTCGTGACCGCGCCGACGACCGCGAAGGCGTTGCCGAGGCCCTTCACGACGTTCAGGGGCGAACCGTTGTTCACGACCTTTATTGAAGTGTTTGGATAGATATTATCACTAACAACAGTACCAGAAGAACCCGCGCCGAGCGTTATCGCTGTGGCTTGATTAACGAAAGCATTACCGATGATAGTTGCGGGGGCTACGTCAGCAGATCCACTCCCATTCAGTACTATACCTTTCGTTCCAACAGGTGAGACACCCGCGTTGAATGTATTCCCAGTGATGGTTGTAAGGTATGATGGGACGGGATAGTAGATGCCAACGGCACTTACCGCTCCTTCTTGAATGAAGGGGCCGTTTCCCGACACAATAAGGTTAGGAACGGTAGATAGAATATTGAGATTATAAATGTTGTTAAGCTGGTTACCGTTCGCGACGGTCAACTCGTCGAGGCCCGTCTCGCCTGGGGGCACGCCGATACCAGTATAATTACCCGTGAAGTTGCTCTGACTAATAGTGATGCCCTGAACTAAGTTTCCAATGAGAATACCATTACTCAACCACTGAAAATTGCAATTGGTAAAATTAAAGACAACAGGAAGTGGTCCTGTTGGATGGGTGCCGACAACCGTAATTCCAGCACCGGAATTAGTAAGACTAGCGTAGCCGGTTATTGTTAACTGTGTTGATGGTCCCCACGCCTCGACGTTATTAAACAGGACAAATGAGACATCCTGCGTGATGATGCCATTCTGCCACACGTGCGTTGTCGCTGCTCCTGTTTCTCCCCATACACCTTCGGACGACCGGAAGATCAGGTTTGTGAAGTCGCTCTGGATCTCCCCGGAAGCCGTCGGAGTGCCGGCAGCAGTTTGCTGAACGAGCTTGATGCCAGTGTCCGCGTTGTTCGTTCCGGTACTGAAGGTCAGGTCTCGGACGTGAACGTGGTCGGTCAGACCGGGCAGGTTGATGAGAAGTCCCGTGCCAACGGCGTTGGGCCACGTCAGCTCAGTAACGTCTGGTGCGTCGCCCTTGATAACGATGGCTTGCCTGTCGGCGGGGAAGGTGTACGTCAGCGCAGAGAGGAACTTGTACTTTCCTCTTGGGAAGTACACACATGGATTAGTCGCTTGCGCAGCGAGGATGGCACCCCACGCCGCCGCGTTGTCCGCCGCGCCAGTCGGGTCGGCGCCGTAGGCCATGACGTTCGGGCAGCTCGCGATCTGCCCGGCGACGCTCGAAGCAAGTTGGGATAATAAGATGGTCCCGCTGGGGATGAGGTTGTTCCGAGCGGTCGCGGCGCTAGCTACGTCCGCCAGGTTATTCACCGGGTTGAGCGGCGTGTAGCCGAGTCCCGGGGTAGCCTGGGTGAACTGCACGAAGCTGATGGGCGACACGCCGACCGTGATGATCCCCTGGGTCGTCATCAGCCAGCCGGTCGACGTGTTGATCTGCCCGCCGGTCGCCAGGAAGTAGCTGTTTGGGGTGATGCTCAAGCTGGAGTCGTACTCAGCCTGAATGGGGGGTCCCGGGGCGCGAGTCAGCACGTAGGGATGACTAGAGTCACCCGGCGCGGTGACGACGTACATGCCGTTGTTGGTGGGGCTGATCTCGTCCTTGACACCCACCCTCATCCCCGCCGTGACCGCGACGCCGTCGATCGACAGCGCCCCATTGGACAGCCCGGTCAGCGATGCTCCGATGCCGTTGGTCCCATTGGAGTAGGCGTTGGGCGGGAGCGCTCCCGACGACGTCATCGCCGCGGAGGAGACGGTCTGGGAGGGTGATACGACCCACGACGTCCCGCTACCGGACACTATCTGGGTCCCCGCTGTGACCCCGGTGCCGGTGAGGAACTGATTGGGACCGATCTTACCGGACGAGACGACCGAAACAGTCAGCGCGGTACCGGAGATCGACCCGGTGAACGTCGCCGACCCGTTGGTCACCACGGAGACCGGGTTCTTGAGGACGATCGGGGTCGCCTTGTTGTCGACGTACTGCCTGCTCGCCGCATCCCCGGGGTTGACCGGGTTGGGCAGGTTCTGAATGGACGGTCCGCACAGCACGCCGTTGTTGGAATCGGCCTTGGCACCGAAGTATGCGTTAACCTGAGGACCCGACCTGCCGAACAGGTTACCACCGGTCGGGAAGTTCGGCGTGCTGTTGGCCGAGGTTGGGCACTGGGCGAGGGCGGCGTGGGCACACAGGATCAGAATTGAGACCGCGAGTGTGCCCAGGTTGCGCCTCCTGGTCTGCCACCCCTTGCGCATCGAAGCAGCCCGCTGCTCGGGAGTCTTCGCAGCCATCCGCTTGATGGCCGCCTCAGTCCGCTGAGCGGAGGTCAGACTGGGATACTTCTTGCTCTTCATGTCCGCTCCACCGGCTGATAGTCGAAGTCCGAGGCTGTCAGTTCTGGGACATCCTCAGCTGGGCCGAGACGACTTAGCGCCTTATCAAGCGCCTGATTAACAACACGGTGGAACTCGTCGAGGACCACGTCCTTCGCGGACAACCCGCCGCTGGTGGCCCCGCCGAACCGGGCGGCCTGCGAGGTCAGTCCGGCCAGGTCGCGTCGATTGGGCTTCATGCTGCGCGCCTGCCCCTGCTCGCCACCGGGTCCCTCGGGCTGCTCTCCCTCGCCCCCCGGGCCCATCATCATCTCCATCGGGTCGGGCTCCGGTAGTGGCTCGTGGAGGTCGAGGCCGGCGTACTGGCTGTCCGGGTCCCGGGCGGCGGCCTGGCGACCCTCCTCGGGGATGATGATCCCCGCCTCGATGTCCACGGCGCGCTGGTCCGCCTTGGTCTTCTGGATCGCCGACTTGCCGGCCTCGTCGAGCTGCCACAGCTTCACGAACTCGAACTCGATGTCGTCGTCGACCTCGCCCCACAGCTCGACCATCACCAGGTTGACGATGGTCTGGATCGGCTCCCGGATGAGGCTCTCCTGGAGGGCGTGGACGCGGTCGTACCACAACCGGATGACCCCCTCCGAGTCGGCATTCAGGCCGCTCGGCTGGTTCCCGAAGAACTTGACGATGGGGATCTGATTGGGAACCGTCATGTGCTCGGCGCTCTGACCCACCAGGTCCTTGACCCCGGCCAGCTGGGACGACTTGATGTCGACCTCCTCGCTGCCCTTGTTGATCAGCATCATACCCTGGTTGTCGCGCATCACGTTGGCCGTGGCGATGCGCTGGAACAGCTCGGACCCCTCGTCCATCGTGGACACGTCCAGCTCGGTGGCCAGGACCCACAGCGAGAAGTTGTTCAGCAGGTCCGAGGCGCTGGTGCGGTTGCGCAACCAGAAGTCAACGTAGGGCTTGGACATCTGGGTCCGGCTCAGCCCGCCGAACGAGTACGCCGGCTTGAGCATGTCCGGAACGGGGTTCGAGATGATCATCAGCAGGCGCGAGCGGTGGACCTCCTTGCCCATGACCCACCACGTCTCCGGGCGGTACCAATCGGTCCGGAGTGGGTCGCTGGCGTTGTACACGGCTGGGTAGCACCACATCGGCTCGATCGCAGCCAGGCGCTCGATCTTCTTGCGCTTGGGCTGGTCCGGATCGGGCTCCCGAAAGGACCTGGGCTCGAAGTCGTGGGCCAGGCCGTCGCGCCCGAACTTGGCCTGACTGGCCTTGCCACCGTCGCCAATCGGGGTCCTCAGCTCGTCCCGGTCGTCCTCGTCGCCGGTGTCGATGTAGATCTGACCGCGGCCCTGGAATCCGTCTCCCTCGATCGCGCTCTTGGTGGTTTGCTTCAGTCTGAGCTCGGTCAGTCTAGTGTTCAGCTCGTCGATCCGTGCTTCGTTCCGGTACATCTCTCGCTCGGGGTGATCGTCATCCTTCTTCTCCTTCCTCCGCTCGCGCCACTTCTTCAGAGTCTCCCTCTCGGACTTGCTCTTGAACTCGATCCACTCGCGCGTCATCTCGGTCGCGTAGGTGTCGGTCATCACCCGGTACTCCGGGCGCTGCGACAGGAGCGCCAGGACCGCGTAGCCGAGCCACTGCTGGCCCTCCTCGTAGGAGCTGGCAAAGTACGAGCTGCCGTAACCGCCGACCCAACCCGGGTCGATGCCACCGTCGTCCCAAGCTCCCTCCCACATCTTGGCCGCATCCATGGCGATCTTCGGGGGCTTGGTGCTGCCACCCTCGCCGACCACGCCCGGCAACGGCGTGGCCGGGGTGAACGGGTTGGGGCGCGGGGCAGGCTGGGACCTGCCTCCGAGGGCGCGGTGCGGCAGGTCGCGGGCTGCGGCCAGCAACCAGTGCCAAAGATTCGGGTGCCTCTTGCGCTCGGGCAGCGGGACGACGCTGGACTTGGGCTTGGGCGGCGAGGCAGAACGTGCCATCAGAAAAAAGTTCCAGATTGAAGCACTTTGTGCTTGCAGTTTTCCGCAAGCTCGCTTATCTTAGCAGAGCGAAGAAGAGCATTGAAACCCCACAGGAGAGCGAGATGGCGGACAGCGTCGCAGTAGTCCCACACGTCGAATTCGAGCACCAAGGCCGCTCGTACCGGATCTGGGATCCGGTCGGTCGGACCCAACCGTCGATCAGTCGCATAATTTCCCGCGGGTCGCATCAGAATTACAACCACTACTTCCAGATAGGCTCCAAGCGGTACAACAGGATCCTCGCAGCGTTCCAGCGCCAGCACGTGCACGTAACCAATACGACCTACGTCGATCCAACTCCGACGCAGGACGAGATCCAGGAACAGCTAGACAATCACGTGGAGCCAACTGAGATCGAATGCTCTCCAGACCTCTTCCCAGTCGTGGTCGAGGAGATCGACGCCCCACCGAAGCGCCGGCGCTATGAGGGGTCGGACGCCCAGAAGATGGACCTCGCACTGATGGCCGGTGGTACCTGGGACGACATCGCCGAGGCAGCGGGCAAGCCAATCCGCATCGTCCGGGCGCACGCAAAGTTCCGGGTGAAGGGCGGCAAGTACAAGCTGGTCGAGAGCGGCGACGATCACGTCTGGTTGTGGAGGACAGTAGCGTGAACGCGTTCGTCGTCGTACTGATCACAATTGCAATCTCCCTCGGCCTGGGAGTGGCCGAGGGGTACTTCCTAGCCACACTTCAATAAGGGGAGAACCACGATGAAGAAGCACTGCCCACTCTGCGAAGCCGGCCTGCCCGTCCACAAGGATGCTAGGGCAACTCCATTCGTCTCCCAGCCCGGCAAGCTGTTCGACTGCTGCGAGGCCGCCGAGCGCGCGATCGAGTGCCATCCGGACCTCTACCCCGCCGGCTACCGCTACAGCATCATGCCAGTACGCAAGAGCGGCGACCGAAGCCGGACCGTGATGGAGATGGCCGCGGTCGTGGCTTGCGACAAGGACGGTAACTTCGTAGGCTACGGCCGGAACCCGGAGGAACTTTAAAATCGTCCCTAAGGCTCGTCCAGCCCGATCGGTGCCGTGGCCGCTATGCAGGTAGCGGCCTCTCCTTTTGTCAAGCTGGGCGGCACGCGCAGTCGCTGGCAGGCTACCTGCCGCGCGTGAGGCGCCGGGCGAACTCGACCGAGCTCTCGCCACCCTCGAGCGCGAACCACGCCGGCCTGCCCACCCGATCCAAGGGATTCGGCGGAGGCTGGTTGTTTCGTGCCTCGGGACGCGGCTTCGGACCAGTACCTGTCGACCACGTCGGCGGCCTGCCGTAGAGACCCGGGCGCCCGATCACTCCCAGCTTCGAGAGCTGCTGGGTTACGGCCCCGGCGGAGCGGCCCAGGTGACGAGCCACCTCCTCGCGCTCCTCCCGGGAAGGGTGGGCGCGTAGGTAGGCATCCTCATCATCAGTGTACGGCCTGGATGCTAACTCATCTCGTCGGAAGGGCATCTCATTCAAACTCCCCATCATCGGGACCTGGCAAATCTGCTCCGCGTCGGAGTTCCCGCAAACCTGCTCCTAGCTGGGACGTCCGCGAGCCTCTGCCGAGCCTGGGCAGACAGGATTAGCGGCTTCCCAGTCTCCAGTAACATACTGTAGGCGCGCGACAGGGCGTCCACCTGATCCTTCGTCCCACCGGCCGGGAACGCCCCCAGCTCGTGGAGGAATGCCCGGTTCCACGGACCAGCCACGACGTCAAGGTTACCGACGTTGATCTGACTGGCGATCGGCCGAGCGCGCTCCTCCTTGTCACCAGTCTCCGGCGAGGACTCGACGACGAAGCCGTGGAGCTGCTTAGCGTAGTACAGGACCTGGGACTTCCCGGCTTGTCCCGGATCCTGGGGGATTCCGATCTTGACCTTGTGCCCGTCCTGGCCGGCCGTGTTGATCATCAACCGATCCACGTCGTCGGGCCCGCCCCGGACGCTGCACACGTCCTCGACTACCAAACGCCGACTGGGGTGAAGGGTCAGCTTGACACCTCGGGTCCACGCCTGATCTCGCGTACCCGTGTCCTTCGTCGCGGCGAGGTCGTACGCACGGACCGTCTTGCCCCCGGCCGGGGCAGTCGGTAGTACACCAATCATCCCGATCTTGAATACCGAGCCCTCCCGCGGGCGCGGGTGCTGCTGGTACTGGCTCTCCCACTCTCGGATCTCGCCTGAGGCGATCAGGTTGTCCTTGATCAGGGACAGCTCGGCTCCGTAGCCGTAGTCGTCGTCGTCCCACAACCATTCGCCCGGCTCGCGATCGAGGGGATCTTGATCCAGGTGGTCGTGCTCCAGCGAGCAATCTGGATCACACGGCACCTCCGCCTCGGCGGGCAGCCTGACGACGCGCCACTGCTCGGACTGAGTCTCGAGCAGGCGACCGACGACGTCGTCCTCATGCCAGCGCGTCAGGATGATGATGATTGGTGCACCTGGAGTCAGGCGGCGCTCGAAGGAGCCGTTGTACCACTCCCACACCCGCCTGCGCTCGGTCTCGCTGTCCGCAGCCTGACGACTCTTGATCGGATCGTCGATGATACCCAGGTCGGCGCGGAATCCGGGGATCGCCTGACCCACGCCCGCGGCCAGGTAGGCCCCACCGTTGGTCGTGTACCACCTCTGCTTGTTCTCGGACCTCAGTCGGTACGACAGAACGCCAGCCGCGTCCATGTCGGTGATCAAGCCCTGGAGTTTCCCGCTGAAGTCCAGCGCCAGGTCGGACGTGTGGCTGGCTCCGATGATCCGCGTGTTGCGCCTGCGCTGGAACGCGGCGAGAGGGGTGATCAGACTGGCGTACGTGGACTTGGCACTACCCGGCGGGGCCTCGAGGATCAGGCGCAGGGTGTGTCCGCTTAGCACTCCCTCCAACTCGGAGATCACCAGCCGATGGTGACGAGCGGGCAGTATCGTCACCTCCCTCAGTCTCGGAGGGGGAGGCAGGTGACGGAGCGCCTCGACTGACATGCTGTGGAGGTCGGTCCGGCACTGCTCTATCCAGGCATCGCGCTCGGCCCTCGCCCGAGCGTTGGCCGGCGACAGGACGCCCAGGCGCTTGCGGCTTGCCGCTCCCGCCAGGAGCGCCAGCTTGTCGCGGCGGTCTATGGTTCCGAGGTCGGTCACTCAATCCGGCATCTTGCAGCCGGGGTGGTTCTTCCCGGCGCGCTGAGCGAGTTCCAACACGTCTCGCGCGTACTCCAGGTCACTCGCCGTCGCGTGCATCGCGTAGGCCGACAGCGCGACCCCGGCGTGGGCGTCCTTGAGCCGAATCAGGAAGAACTCGCCGTCGGAGCCGACCTCGCCCCAGTCGATCGCGCCGACGCTGTCGAGGAGCCGGACGGCCTCCTCGACTGCACCGATGGGTACCCCGAGGGCCAGATTACCTGATCGTATCTCGGTGAGCCGTCGGATGAGCAACAGCGCGTACTTCCCGCGCCCACCGTTACCCGGTATGTTGCGGTCTAGTTTCATTCCTCCTCCTCAACTGGTGTACGCTGGCCCCCGGACTGAGACGGCGTCGCGTCGATGAGTTGTCCGCGGGTGATCTCGTCGTCGCTGAGCAGCCCCCGGCTCCGAGCCTCGTCGAGCAGCGCGTCCAGCTCCTCGGCGTTGAGCTCATCCAGGTTGAATCCAAACTTCATCCGCCTCGGCTTGATCATCCCGGTCAGCTGCTCGAACTTGTCCATGGCAGCGATCCGATCGAGTGTCTTGACCTCGACCGACTCCCGGGTGACGCGGACGCCGGAGTACAGGCGGGCAGCCGCCTTAGACAGGTGGCGCGTGTCGGCAATCCAGACTCTGTGCTCCCCATCGCCGTGACACTCCGGGCAGGAGTGATCTGAATTCGCCTCCAGGCCCTCCGATATGGGGACGCCCATGGCGGCGTATATCCGCTCGATCCTGGACGCCCAGTCCGGTCCGCGCATCGGATACCGATTGATCGTGTAGCCCGCTCCACCCAGCTCGTCGAACGGAATACGATCGCCGATGGGGATCCTCAACTGCTGAGACAGGTGAGCCTGTCCGGCGGTCCGCATCTCGCCGTCCGTGAACTGGTACTGGTGATCAATGCCCCAGCAGTATCTGCATGGGACGTAGACGATCTGCGACAGCTCCCTGGGGTCTGCTGTGGCGATGTCGTACCAGTATCTGGCAACCTCGTCGACCTGGACATCAGCCCTGATCCGCCTCTCCTCGAGCGCTCCCCTCAGAGCGAGTCTAACCTTAGGCTTCCTCAGAAACTCCGTCGCTGCGAAGCCAGACGTCCCCGGCACTATTCCGAGGGATTGAGCAGCCCGCATCCCATTGAAATGCTTTAGATATTCAGTCAGGAATCCGGCGTCCCTGGGTGGCAGCCACTCGCCTCCCACCTTGATCAAGCCGGTGGTCCTGACCTGCTGACCCGGTGGGGGTAAGGGAGTACGCCGGCGGAACCTGGGCGTCCTCCTCATGAGCCGGACCGGCGCCGTGACAGCTCCTGGATGCTGATGGACTCCATCCCCTCGGTGGCGATCTCCATCGGCAGGCGAGACTCACCATATCGCTTCTTCATCAACCTGCGGTAGGACCTAGCTAGGTCCGTCGCCTCGGTGTGCTCGGGTGCTCCCTTGAAGTACGCACTGGCCAGACTCTCCTGCCAGTTGATCGCATCGCAGAGAGCGCGCCTGACGAGCTGACAGTCCGTCACAGCGCCCACGCTCGTCCAACCAGCAGCGGCCATCGCCTGCGATCCTCCCGAGACTTGGCAGAGTGACAAGTGTGGCATAGGCTCTGCAAGTTGCCGTCCTCGAGGCGGAGCTCGGGGGCCACGGGGATAGGGACGATATGGTCGACCACGCTCATGGGCACGTCCAAGCCGCGCTGGGCACAACGCCGGCACAGGGGCTCAACCGCGGCGTGGGCCCTCCTAGCTCGGTCCCAGTCAGCATCGTAACCGCGGGCTCGAGCGCCCCCGCGGAATCGGTCGTACTTCTGGACGTCGGCGGGAGACATCGGCATGTGGGAAACCCCCCTCAGAACAGCGCGTGGACTGCTACCGCCGAGTACCTAGCGCGGGGCGTCCCCTGGCACAGCTTCACGCGCGAGTACTTGTCGAACTCGCAGAGGACGTTCGGCACGTCGCTCAGGTCCATCGACACTCGGGTCGCACGTACGACGATCGGGTAGAGCTCGAGGACCTCTCGCAAGAGCTGGTCTCGATTGGGTTGGGCAGCCAGTGGACGTCCGGCAAGCCTATTGAGCCCCCTGATCGTCCCCGGTCCGCAGGCGCACCACGTCCCGACGTCGGGCGCGGAGGACAGCAGCGATGTGAAGCGCATGTCCACCACCGCCTGGTAGGCGAGGAAGGGACCCCAGCCCCGATAGGAGGTCAGCATGAGGTGCGTGCGCTCCAGGGTCCTGCCCACCGGAGAGGCAAACCACTTCCTCAGCGGCTCACTGCACCACAGGTTGCCCAGCACCTGCTCCGCGACGTACCTGCCCTTGGTCTGACCTGACATGGTCGGGGCGGGAACGATGTAGGCCCCGGTGAAGACCTTCAGGTTTAGCAACTTAAGGTCCTCGAGGGCGTCACCCATGCGCGCTGGTACGAAGTCCGGGGAGTCCGGCCACGCGTTGGGATACCTCTTTGCCAGCGAGCTACCCATCAGCACGTCGAGGGTGTCGGGCCAATTGATCATCCGCGCCGCGCAGAGCATGAACCAGAGATGCTCGTGGCCGGCGAACCGATCGCGGATCTCCGACTTGATCCAGCGGGTAACGCGGTCGTCCTCACGCCGAACGTTGCAGAACTTCCACTCTCGGAAGATCAGATCGGACGTCCAGGGTGGGGGCAGGCCGGATTCCTTGAGAACGCGGATCTTCTCGCGCTCGCGCACCCAGTACAGCAGTAGGTCGATTTGAGACTCGATCAATCCGACACCATACCCCACATCCCCATCGCGATCATCCACGCACCGACCCACACGATCACTCCGAGCCCCATGGAGGCGAGCAGCCACCCAGACACCACGAGACCCTCCGGGGTCTGCCGCCTGATTCGCTCTCGCTTGGCCTTGACACTCGCCAGGTTGATGACCTCCGCGCTGTGTGTCATCATTGTTCTCCTCAGTCACCGTCCGTTAACCGTTATTACCGGTCGGCCCACGCCCATTATACCTCCTCCGGCCGCGCGAGACTGGAGCGGGGCGACCCTGGTTGTCGCGACCCCGATCTGCGCGGTGGCGATGCTCTTAGTCACCAAGATCTGGTATCCGCCGGCGGAGCAGTTAAACCACTGATCGTTGACGTAACTCAGTGCCTGCGCCGCATCGGCCGGAGGCGACGCCTCGACGGCGTCCTCCTCCGCGTTCATCGCGTTGACGATGATCGTCGACGTCTCGGTCGTGTATGGAATGGCTCCACTCGACTGGAAGGCAGTTAGGAGCGTCTGCACCAGCGACGAGGCGACGCCGGCCAGTGGGTTGACGACCGACAGACCGGCACCCAGAACCCCCGCAGCGGAACTGCCGAAGCTGATGCTCGCGTTGCGTGAAGCAGCTTGGTTCAAGTAGGCATAGCAGGCCGCACGGACCGCGCCGTTGCCGGCGCGCCACACCTGGAGGGGAGTTCCCTGTATCTGAGCGAGGTCGGTCAGCGCGGCCTCGACGTACGCGGCAGTGGGCTGCGGGGGAGGAGTCAGCTGCTGGCCGGCGCAAGCGGAGAGAGCCAGGACGGTGAGTAGTGGGAGCAGCACCGGGCACACCTTGTCCAGGAGAAACCTGAAGCCAGACTCGGCTCCGGACGAGGCGTACGTGACCCTCTCGCACTCCGAGCAGACGAAGCGCTCCGTGTTGGCCATGTGCGTGCCCTCGATGCCGTGGGCTGCATCGTGGGGATGGTCGTGCCGAGTGGTTTTGTTGCATGTTGCGCAGTAATAGAACTCTATCACGACGGAGGTGTCTCCAGCATCTTCTGGACGGTGTGGCACGCAGCGAGTACGCCACCCGCGCAGATGACGATGATACTGCGGGTCGTGAACGGCTGATCGGCGGGCACCGACATCACGGCGGTGGCGATCGGGATGACGGCGCTTATCAACACCGTCACGACGACCTTGAAGTAGACGCTGTCCTTCATCTAAGTGCCGTCTCTCATTCTCATGATGTGGGATTCTCTCCCGGTTTGCGCCGGCCGGGCAGGCGCGCGCATTCTTCACCTAGGCAGTATGCCAGAAGTCGACTGCAGAAGCACACGCGCCCATCGGTCTTGGGCGCTGGATCATCAGCACAGTCGTTCCTCAGCTCGTGGATGCGAGCACGGATCGCATCGTAGTCGTCGGCAGCGCGAGCAGTCACTTTCTCTAACTATCCCAGTAAGTCTTCAGCTCGTCCGCGGTCCCGTTGAACCGAGAGCGGTCGAGGGGGGCGTCGACGTGCTGCCACAGACGCCAGTTGGTCCAGCCGGGCGGCAGGTCCGTGGGACGTAGTACGGCCGACGTGGTGTACTTCGCTACCCACAGGTCGCACCGGCTGAGTATCGAATTCGGCAGCCCGGCGTCGTTGCCGCTCGGACCGTACTTATTGATGTACACCGTCGGCGTCCGCCCGCGGGCGGAGTGGATCCGAGCCACGATCTCCGCGGCCTGCGCCGTCGAGACCGTACCACCCATACCGTTGGCCTCGAAGTCAGTGGCAAGAAACTGAATGCCGCTAGCATGTGTGAGGAAGTTGTCCACCTGAGCCACCGGCGGAGTAGCGTCGGCGAAGTGGTAGGCCCCCAGGAGGAGGCCAGCCGAGTGGGCCGCGAGGAGCTTCTGAATAAACGTCGCATCGACCCACGAGCTACCTTGAGTCGCCTTGAGGATCACCGCGAGGATGCCGGAGTTCCTCAGCGCGACGAAGTCGACCGGGGTCTGCCAGTGGGAGAGGTCGACGATCGCGTCGATCATTTGCGAAAGTGGGTAGCCAGGCGGCCGACACGCGGGACGCCGAGGCCCGAGCAGGCGTCGGGACCGACCAGCGCTCGGTTCATGCCGTTGTTGCCCCTGGTGACGTCCCAGAACGCCATGTGGAACGTCCACAGTTTTGGGAGAACCCAGCCCAGCTTCCTGCCGAATGAGGCGAACTCGCCAGCCGTGAGCGGAGCCACTGCGGAGGTCCCGCCAACCACTATCCACCGGCCCTGGACGTACAGCTTCCAACCAGTATTCGGATCGGCGTTAGCCGCGAGGTCTGGGACCATGCGACCCGAACCGTGAGGTGCACCGAGCTGCCAGGGCTGCTCGGGGAAGTGATTAGACCAACCGCCACCCGTACCCTCGCCGTTGGACTGACCGGGGTTGTCGTTCCAGACGATCTCCTGCGCGTGACTCGTAGTCCCGTGGGGCCGCATGGTGCCGCCGCACCCAACTACGTGGGGGCAGCTGGCCGGGGCGTCGACGTTGGAGCCGGAGGCGCCGTCGCCGGAGTCGTTGTCGCCGGCGGCGGCGGTAACTACAGTACCAGCAAGCGTAGCCACAACGGCAGCTAGCTCCATGTCGTCGAGGGCCTGCTTACCCCAGCCCACCTCGGGTTGGCCCCAGGACCACGAGAGCACGTCCACTCCGTCCATCGCCGCCTGCCTGGTGACGTCCTGGATGGCGGTTCCGTCGTTCGGGGCCGAGTAGAAGCGTATCAACGCAGATTGGCCGGTCAGGACGGCGTACGCGGACCCGGCCATTACCAGGTCCAGCATGTTCTCGACGTCGGCGGCATTGCCCGGCGAGTTAGTGGCCCCCCTTACCGACACGTCGACGACGGTAGGAGCGGGGAGGCCGAGGGCCGCGAAGTTCTGCCTCAGATCGGTAGGCTGGTACCCACCACCGAGCGAGCCGATAGCTATGATCCCGCCGCCCGGCATGGTACCGAGCGGGAAGCCGTACTCGGGGGCGATATCAGGCACGGTCCACGGAGAGGCGGAAGCCAAGAACCGAGGAAACTTGATGTAGCTGCGGTGTGGATTCATGTGTGATCTTTTTTGTCCGGTCTTGTTAGGTCAATCCCAGAGCATTATACGCAGGCAGCTTGCCGCTAGTCGCGTCCGTCCCGTTCTCGCTGGGATACGGGACATCCGGTATCCGGTCAACCCCGAGGAGACCGCACAGCTCGGGCCAGCGGCTGCGGAGATGGCTGGTCATGTCCATGACCAGCAGGTCGCGCGGCCTTCCCCGGAAGTACGACATCACCTCCGCGTTGTGCTGGCGGTAGCGCTCGAGGAACGCGTCGCGGTCGAACGTCGGCTGACCGTAGATCATCGAGTGGACCCTGTGCGAGAATCCGTCTGAGTCCCAGGTCCAGCGGCGCGGGTTGGTCTCGTGCGACCAGAGCCGCTCGACGCTCCGGACCCAGTCACCCTCGTCGCGTACGGTCAGCACGAACTTCGAGTTGGGATACGCCTCGTCGAGCCACCGGTAGACGAGTGGGATGGGATTGTCGCAGGCAGCGTAGAACCGCTCCAGGGTCCTCGACCTGCCCCACATGTTCATCTCCTGCCACACTGCGCGCGCCCACTCTCCGGACTCCCAGTGGGCGCTGTCGTGCCCGAGGATCCGGAGCGCCTCGCAAAGGGACGACGTCCCGGTCCGCTGCATGCCGACGCCAAACACCCTCGTCGGGATCGGAGCGAGACGGATCGGCTCCTCGACGAAGTTCCGGTAGACGGTCCCGCAGCCGAAGTTGCCATAGTTCACGACCGTGTCGTAGGAGAGCCGGACGCGCGAGTACACGTCGTCGTTCTCGTACTGCTGGGCGTGCGGGTACTCGCTGAAGCGCACCGCGGAGTCGTGGGAGATGGCGTTGAGGTACGCGCTGTCGATCGAGTCCTCCACGAGGCCCAGGCGGCGGGCGCGGGCGAGCAAGTCGATGTCCTCCCCCCTCCAGGTGTCGTAGGTCTCGTTGTACCCGCCGAGCTTGACGAAGTCGTTGGTCCTCATGGCGAGCCGTCCCATGAACCCTCGGCCGAGCCACGTGGGATTCCCGCCGTTGTAGCGCTGCCCGACCGGGGGAATGGCCCTGACGTCCGGGCACAGGAAGGACAGGTTTGGGATCACGCCAAACTTGTGGGCCAGGTAGGCGTCGGCGCGGTAACCGGCGTAGTTGTCGGCGTCGAGCGTGACGAGCACGTCCGCTCCCTCGCGCATGGCGCAGCGGGCGGCCATGTTTTTGGCGTGCGCCATGTGAAATATCGGCGCGTCCCGGTGGCTGTAGACGACCAGCGTGCCGCGCTCGACGTACCCGGCCAGCTCGGATCGGACGTAGTCGCGGAGGCCGTCGGGGCTGCCGTAGTCCAGTACCACGAAGATGGCGTCGGGGTTGTCGTCCAGGTTCCTCGGCAGGGTCTGGCGCAGGTGATAGGTACGGTTCTTGCACGTAGTGACGAAGGCTATTAGCACGACTCATCTCCTCGCTGGGTGCGGTCCGGCAGGGACCCGCCCAAGTGGGCAACCCGGCGAAGCGGGTCGACCCAGCGAGGAGTGCGGAGGCCCCTGCCGGTGGGCCGATTCAGTCATGTCTTCCGCGCCTCTCCGAAGAGGTCCGTTCCGATGGTGGCGCGCACTGCGGGATTGCTCAGGTTGTAGAGCCAGCGGTCATAAAGAAAATGCACGATCCCCAACGCAGCGCTAAACCCAAGCAATGCGGCGAAGAAATTGGCGCGCAGATAGGGCGTGAAGAACAATAGGACGGTCAGCCCCGCTCCGAGCACGGCCACGATGCAGACGGCTGGCAGCGGAGATCCCCCTCGCCGATTAGCGTCGATGTGGCCCGTCAGACCTATGGCAACCAGCCAATGGTTGAAGCTCGAGATCACCACCACCCACAGACCCGAAGCCGTGAACATGATTACCATCTGCGAGGCGGCGAACAAGATGCGCGGGCTGCACCAGTGTCCCGATACCGCAGCCTCCCGCACAACGGCGGCCAGCGCGGCGATGCCGAGCAGCACATAGACGACGTGGTTTGTCTCCACTGCCGGAGGGTATCTAGTCAGCCAGTTCGTTGACGGCAGCGAAAACAACACCTGAATGCCGATAGCAATTTGGATACCCAGGAACAATCCCCTGTCGATGGCGCGTTCGCGCGTGGCGTTTTTTCCATGAACACCTGGTCGTACCTCAGTCGCTTCACGTAAAAGTCCATTGCTTTTCCTCTCACTCAGTCTCCGATAGATCTGCATCACGCCGAAGTTCTGCATGGCGAAATGCCAGATGTTCCACACGTAATGCAGAACCATCAACCAGACGAGCGGGTTGAGACTCAGCGTCCTTGGCACATACGTTACGCCGCCGCTCGCCATGTACCGATCGGCAGGCCAGTAGGTTTGTCCGCTGAGCACGAACACATCCGCAGGCCAATATGCCCGAGACGCGAAACCGGCCGCGGCACCAGCCACGAGGATCGCGACCGGAAGCACGACGTACTTCATCGGCCTACGAACCATGACCTGCCGGAAACCGGGGTGACTCCACGCAGTCCACATCGGCGCGAGCCGGTGGATCGTGTCCAAGGTCATCACGACCGCGAAGAAGGCAAAAACGTTCTGCAAACGCAGCCCGCTCCACGCCGCTACCAGAACGAGCGCCAACGCGAGCGGGAAACCGCTGAGAAACCAGCATCCGTCCCACCAAGGGTTGCGTATCCACATCAACCCAGCGCCATAGCAAACCAGATGAGGCCCATTAGCCCAGCACCACACAATGCACCACAAGTGAACACATACCAGTCAGTCATGGTCCACGTATCCACATCAGTATGATGGCCCACTTTGGTTCCCGCCGGTGGCATTGAAGACCAAGTTTCCGGGGTCGCAATTATTATCGGCTGTGTATCCATTGCCGGACGGAGCCGGCGTGTTCCAACCGGCACAAGTCCATATCGTTATCCTCCTGATCCACTGCTTTCCTGTCGTTGCCGTCGCCCCAGTCACATAAGTCCCTATGGACACATTCCCCGTCTCCCAGCAGATCGCGCTGTTTGTTGTGTGCGTGCAGGCAGTTCCTTGCCCGCCAACATCGTCACCCATAGCCCAACACGGACCGAAACCCCTCCCATCGGCCCACTGGTGATCGTAGTAACCGCAAGTTGCTTGCCTATTGTTAGTACGGCTGGCGACAGACAGCATGGCCATTGTGTGGTAGTTGCCGTCCGATAGAAGTATGGGAGAAGGTGGTGGATAGGTCGGCTGGCCGACGTAGGCTCCAGCAGGGGTCAAGTAAAACGAACCGTTTCCACCACACGCTTGGCTCTGCCCGGCATTCGCCCAGCCTGATGGTGACGAAACCCCGCAGTTGAACCCAGCATCAATTTCCGCCCCTGCGGTACCGCCCGGCTTATTGCGAAAGAACCCAAAGTCGTCAATGATCTCAGTGTTGAGTTCAGACGTCACGTTCGCATACGCGAGCGGATCTACTCTAGCCTCCTCCTCGAGAAACATATTAGTAAGCGGAAAGAGAGGCGTATTTATTTGCGGAGCACCGTCACCCTGTATGTACTGACTCAACAGCACCTGCGTCCCATTGTCTTGAACAATCTGGTACGCACTAGAGCTAAATGCGGTACCGTTAGTAGCGTTGGCGCCAGCCAATAGTGCATTGGTGATGCCCGTATTAGCATTGTTCAGCCACGAGCCTATATTCGACCACTGATATGTTTGGTTCGCCGGAACGTTTACGTTATTAGCGTTCGTGAAGGCGACGCGATTGCTGAACGTCCCAGTGTATGTGAAGTCGAAGTTGAGGCACGTCGTGTAGCCCATCGCCGCGGCTGGGTTGGGGATGGGTCCCATGTAGTTCGGGCCGATGGCGCAAGCAATGCCCTGGATAGACCCGGAGACCGGCACGGCCACCGTGTACGGCGAGCCCCCCACCCCCGCCTGTGTCGCCGTTCTACATAGGTTGTAGGTCCCGGCAACGGCGCTCGCGGTGCTGCTGAACAGTCCCGTGCTGCCGTTGATGCTCCAGTAGGTCGAATGTGTGTCGCAGATGACGCCGTTGACGTCGGAACCGGCGAACGCGAGAGTCCAGGTCGGGTTCGACTGCCCACTGCTAACCACGGCGGTTGCGATACCGATCGACCCCGCTGTACCTGGGGTAAACGTGCAGCTCGACCCGCAGGATGAATTGATGGCAGTGAACTGAGGAGGCGGGATCACTCCCTGGGTACCCTGCATCTGGACGAAGAAGCGGGCACTCGCAACGGAGCTAAGTAGAAGGAATAGAACAGCGATGAGGATGGATCGTCTCATAAGATCAATCCGCGGGCCAGAATGGAACTACCGCGCCGTATGGGTTAGGCCACCCGTCGTCACACTGCCACCCCACATTATTGTTCATCAGTGTCTGTATGTATCCCAGAAGGTTGGTGTCCGCCCCCTGGAACGCACAGTTGGTGGGGCTCTCCGGCCCCTCAAGCGACCACATCGCCTGACCGATCGAGGCTGCCGGCTGGATGAAGGCGCTGACCACCTGTGAACCCTCGGTGTGGATGGACGAGAACGCACTCCCCGCGTTGGAGTAGTTTATGCTCGTAGCGTTGGCCGTCAGCTGGGGCCAAGTACCACACGACGTAGTGAAGTTACCAAAGCTAAAGTCGCCCCATGCCAGGAACATCGAGTTGGATGCGTACTGCCGCACCACCTGGTAGTCCTGGTCGTTCATTTGGCCGTCCAGCGAGCACGAGTAGTTGGACATGCCCTGGGGCTCGGAGAACTCCTGAAATATTACGTTGGTGTAGGCGCCAAAATCCTGCGCCATCGTCTGCCAGTACGTGGACATGAAGCCCAGATCAATGGACCCGCCGTGCCAGTCGCTGCAGATGGCCGGCGAGATGATCAGGTACATACCCGTCTGGTTCACGATGTTCAGCAGCGCCTGGTTGGTCGTCACACTCTGGGCAAGTGTCTGCCCGTAAGGAAACCCAAACTGGCACGTCGACGGGGCCTCGTTCGGGTTTATAGTGAATTGACCGACACCTATTCCGTTGAAGTGACCCAGGTCTCGGACCTGCTGCGCCCAGTGCACGTTAAGACCGAATAGGCTATCGCCTGGGTTGTACTCGCACGGGTTGCAATAGGTACTTCCCTCATAGCCGGATCCGCTGGCGAAGCCGCCGTACGCAACGATCAAACAACCGTCGTCCGCGACGAGCACGGGAGAGCCGTTGATGGTCTTAATACTCGGCCGTCCGCGGACGAGGCCGTGGTTCCCGGGCACGCAGCCAGCCGGTTCATAAGCTACACCACTCTGCCCGACGAGCGTGAACGCCGCGGAGTAGGGTGAGCCGTTCACTCCGGCCTGAGTATCTTGAACGCAGGTACCAGGATAGCTCTGCACCGGGGCGCCGGAGGACGGCGTGACCACACCAGTAGCACCGCCGATCGCGAAGTACGCCGTATAGTCGTGGCAGTTGATGAGACCGGTGGCCGAGTCAGTCCCTGAGGTCTTAAAGTTCCAGCTCGGGGTATTGGAACCACTACTGACGACGGCGCTCGCGGTGCCTACCGGATTGGTGCTACCAGACGTGAAAGATAGATTCGACATCGTCAGACCGGTGAAGGTCGCCGGAGGGATAGACCCCTGGGTACCCTGCATCTGGACGAAGAAGCGGGCCTCCGCAGCGAAGCTGAGGAGCAGAAGAAGGACGATGGCGGGGAGTGATCTCACGGCCCGGTCGAGCTGAACCACGAGCTGGTGGTGTCCGACCACGTGTACCACACGCCGGCGTTCTGCGAAAACAACTTGCAGCCGTCGGCGACCTCCAGGAGCGTCGCGAACCCGCCGCGGGCCTGACTGCCGTTCAGCAGCACGGCGTTGCTGCCAGTTCCCCAGCCCCAGACGTCCTTCCCGACGTTGGTCTTGACGGTCGCGGCGGTGGGATAGCGGATGACCGTGCCGTCGGGGCTGCACCCCGATGGTGGAGGTGGCAGAGGCATCGTCGTGATGACGACGTCGAAGCTCATCGTGCCGTCCGTATTGGCGACCGGGTTGGCGAACTTCGCGGACTCGCCGATGATGTCCGTCGTCACAGGCCCCAGTTGCCAGTGGGTCGTCCGCGTAGTCTGAGCCAGAGAGGCCGAGACAAGCAGCAGGCAGAGGGGGAATGGAAGCATCCATCTAATCATCGAGGGGACCATCATTAACTCACGGGATGGTGATCGCCGGATTAGCCGGCCAGCCCTGATTACCAGGAGGACCGACGATTTGTGGAGACAAAGTGGTGATGTACGATGCGACTGCAGTGGCGAACGACTTGAACTGTGCCACCGAGAACGTGTGCAGAGCGTACCCCGCATCAGGCCAGTCGAGTGCCGCCGAACCGTCCGTGAATGTACCGTTCAGCAGGATCGACGTCACCTCTGCGATGATCTGCTGCTGGGTGGCCGGGTCGCAAGCGTAGACGGCGTTGAGGGCTGGTGCACCAGTCGAGGTCAGCGTTACTCCCTTGGTGATCTGCGCCTGATAATTCCTCTGATAGAGTTGCTGGGCATTCTGTGCGGCGTTCTGTGCGACCCACAAGGCCCATCTGGAATCGGAGGTATCGATCGAGACCGCGTTCGCTGCGTCGCACGTCGCCACGCCCCTGACCGCGGTCGCGTCGGGGGTCAGGACGACGCAGACGGGCGTCGCCTCGGCGGCGGAGCCCGCGAGGAAGCACGCCGCAAGGGCCAGCAGAAATCGCATCACGTCACTGGCTCCAGACGGCACATACCGGTAAAGTTTGCACTACTGTTGTTCCAGTCGATGATCTGTATCCCGGTCAGGTTCGCGCTCGTCGAGTACGGTCCGCTGGCGTTAAGTGTGGTACCACCCTCGTACGCCGGCCCGCCGGAGGCGTTCCAACTCCCTATGCCGGTGACTACGACCTTATTTCCGGCCCCCGTACCGTTGGCCGTCGTAATCAATAGGTTGAGCGTAGTGCCGTCGGCAGCGGCGGTCGTGCTGTCTATGGAGTCCGTGAGCACGATCGCAGTATCCCCCGTACCAGTCGGCCCCTGGGTACCACTACTAGTGTAGACCGCCGCGGTACTTATGGTCTGAAGTATGCTCGTCTTCACGTACTGGTATCCAGTCGTCTGGAACGTGCCGCCGTAGGCGAGTTGCAGACTGAAGTGGTCGCCCGAGGTCGCGAGTATCAGCCCGGAGCAGATGAGTCGATACTCCGGGTACCCGCCGAGGCCGGTCCACCGCAGTAGGGGTACGTTGTTGGCGAACTGGTACCACGTCCCCGGGACGAACCCGGTCACCAAGTAGTGGTTAGATGGGTCGGCCTGGAGCCACGCCTCCCCTCCGGGGAACAGCACGAACTGCCCACCGAGACTGGCTGGGTTGCCGTTTACCACTCCCGGTGCCCCGTAGATGAACGAGGCCGACGTCACCGTGAGGGGATAGTTGCAGGCGTTCTTAATCCCCACTCCGTGGCCCGGTGGGAACACCGTCGAGGTGCTCTGCGGGAGCGTGTACGTCGCCGGGGCGCCGGCCCCGAAGCACGACAGGATGTGGAAGTCGTCCGTGCCGGTCCCCAACCCATTCGAGTTGGATCCGGTGTACAGGACCGAGTAGGCGTTGGAGGTGAGCGGCGGGGTGTAGATCGGCGCGCACGTATCCGCGATCCCGTTGACCATGCACAGCGAGTGGCCTGGCACGAACGGGTGCGGGGCCTCGGTCTGCGCAGCCGCACTACCGCAGAGGGCGGCGAGGAGGAGCGCCAGGACGAGGCAACTAAGAGACGACCCAATGCCCATTCGCACCGGAGGTGATCCTTCGAAACGTGTTGCAGGAGTTAACCTCGACGCGGACCGCGGCCGCGGCGGCGCCGTTGAAGATCGTCCCCGTTCCAGACGGATAGGCCAGGAATCCGTTCGAGGCCCCGTCGTTGCAGACGACCTGGTGGTCCCCGACGGCGACCGCACTGCCGAGGACCACGCCGTTGCACGCCGCGTAGGGTCCGCCGCTCGGGCAGGCCCCGGCTGCCGTCGTCACCTGATTCGTCTGCGAGGCCAGCACCGTCGCCGAGGCCTGCGTCGTACCCGCCGAGGCGATCCCAGTAGCCACCGAGTCGACGCCGGCGCCGGGGGTAGCGCAGGTCTCGGTCCCGTCTGTGTTGATCTTCTGGAGTAACTGCCCGCCGGTCGAGCAGTCCTTCGCCATGACGGAGCCGATCACAGTCGTCGTGGGCGGCTGGGCCCCGGCGAAGAAGTCCAGACCGGTGCCGTTGGAGTTGGCGACGAGCGATCCGTTGGTTCCGGGCGGCAGCGTCGTCGAGTTGAGCCCGGTCATCGTCAGGCCGCTGGAGTTCGTGATCGTCCACGGCACCGTACCAGTGACGGAGATGGACAGGGACATGCCGGGAGCGAGGATCGCAGTGCTGTGCGCGGGGAGGGTCAGGGCCGGCGTGCCGGAGGTCCCCGCCAGGTTGAGCGCGCCGTTCATGTCGGCGGACGTCGCCGTGTAGCTCGCCGTCTTCGTGCTGTCCGGCACCGTCGCGTTGACTGTTGCCGCTCCGGCCGAGCCCCCGACGACGAAGCCGTTGCCGAAGGCGAGCGACGTGGTGTTGGGGACGCTGTGGGTCCCGTCGGACGTAGTCACCGCGGCGCAGCCGCCGGAGAGATCGGCGCAGCCGGCCTGGGAGAACGTACCGGAGCCGTTACTCCTGAGCGCCCCGGTTACTGCTCCGGGGTCCGTGACTACCGTGAGGTTCGCGCCGAGCTTGAACGTGCGAGATCCGTTAGCCAGATCGTAGGTCAGAGTACGCGCAGCGGTCAGCGCCACGGACGACGTCGGGGTGAAGGTCACATCGAACGCCGCGGAGGTATCACGGAGGCCGAGAGCGGTGATCCCCGTGAGACTACCCGAGGTACCGGTCAGCACGGTAAACGCACCGGTACTCGACGCAGTACTGCCGATGGGCCCTGGAGACGCGAAGGTGGCCCCCCCGAGGCTGCTGGCGTTGAGGTTCGGGACGTTCGTAGTACTAGCGATGACGAAGGGAGGAGTACCGGTCGCAGCAGTCGACGTGATCGGTCCGCTGAAGGCTCCGGTCGTCGTATTGACCGGAGCCTTCATGTTGCCGCTGCTGTCGGTCAGGACGACCGTCGAGTTGCCGGTCGTCCCGAGCGCGATCTCCGACGGGGACGCCGCCGTACCGGTCGGATTCCCGAGGACCGTATTCGCGGCCTCGTTCTGGATCTTGGCGTAGGTGACGGCCGCGGCCGCGAGCATGGACGTTCCCACGTTCCCGCACGAGCCGAGTCCGGCCGCGCTGATGGCGGTGAGGACCTGGCTCGTGCACGACGCCCCGGCGTAGCCCGCGAACCCGCCGCCGGTGGCGCCGAGGAGCAGGACGGGGCCAGCACCGGAGGTGTCGGTCAGGGTCTTGCCGGCGGCGATGTTGAGCGTATTGGAGCCGTTGGCCGTGATCGACAGGCCATTAATCGTCTTGTTGCTGAGCGCCTGGGCCGCGGCTATCAGGTCTACTGTGTCCGTCGCGGCGGGGAACGTAATCGTGAAGTTGGACGCGGTCGTATTCGCCGAGGCGAGCGCCGTGTAGCCGGTCGAGGTCCCGAGGATTCGCTCGTTGCCTGACGAGAGCGTGTTGACCCCGGTAAACACGTTCGGGCCGGCGAGCGTGGCCAGGTTCGTGTAGAGGATGCCGGTGTCCTTGAGCGCCGCTCCGGCCGTGCCGCTCCACGCCACGACGTCGTTGTTGACCGACGAGCCAGGCCCCGATACGCCCCCGCTGCCCGACGCACCGACGGTGCAAGTCTGGGCCGAGCAGGTGATCGTTATGCCGGTACCGGCGGCGAGCGACACGGCCTGCGCGGTACCGCTACCGGATCCCGCCCCGTAGCCGAGGAACTGCTGATTGCTGACCGTCGGCAGTCCGCTCCCGGAGACGGTTATCACGCCCGATGTGCACGTCGTCCCAGACCCGCACTCCAAGGCCCCGAACTGGGAACTGGACCCGAGCGGCAGGTCGGCGGGCGCTATGGTGCGGAGCGCGACGGCTCCGGCGGAGCCGTTCGGAGTAGCGACGAACTGATTCGCCGTCTGGCTAGTCCCGGAGATCGTCATCGTACCGCCCAGCGCGGCAGGGCTCCCGCCGACCTGGAGCCAGCTGGGGACTACCAGACCGATCGTCGAGTTGGCCAGGTTCGCGTTGGGGAGTAAGGCGATCAGCGAGTTGGGTATGGTGCCGCTCGCCGTGGACTCGACGATCGAGGAGGCCGCCCCAGTCGAGCTGACCGGTAGACCGGCGCCCAGCAGCAGTCCGGTGGGGCCGTTCCACTGGGGGACGAACAGGTTG